AGGGGTCGCAATCACCCTGCCCTAGATCGAACCCTAGTCAAAGCGCAGGAAATCTGTGACTTTTTGACTCTTGACATTATCAGCCATTCATATAGCGTTAATGTTACCTAGGCAGATCCCCTGTCTAGGCATTAGGGGAATGTCAAAATGAAAAGGCAGGTATTGAGCGCGATGGTCGCGCTTACGGCTTCGCTCGCCTTTGCGGGTGCGGCCCAAGCCCAGAGCATCGGTGGTTCCGGTGTTGGTATCGGCGGCACCATTGGTGGTTCCGTGGATGTCTCGGGCTCACACAACAGCACGTTCTCGATCGACAACACCAACAGCATTACCGGCTCATCGGGATCGGGCTTCGACGTCACGCTGAAGGGTGCTGACGGCGGCGCGGCAACATTCAGTGGCGCTGGTATTGCTGGCACTCTGACGGCGCTTTCGTCAGGCCCTGCCGGGAACCTCGCTGTTTCGGTCAGCGGTTCTGACGGCAGCTTCGCGGGTACGACCACTGGTAACGGCCAGGATAGCTTCAATGCCGAGGCGATGAACTTCGCACAGAGCAGCGGCAACCTGAGCCAGAGCTTCACCATGAACGTCACTGACAAGGCTTCGTTCGATGCTTCGGCATGGGGCCAGCTTGGCGGTAACGCGGGTGGCTGGACCTTCAACGGGGTCGATGGCGCCTCGAGTTAAGGCGACAATGGTAATGGCGTGGTGGTCTGGAATCGCCACGCCATTATCATAACAAACAAAGGGGAGCCTTGCTATGAAAATGGTCCTGGGCCTTTTGATGGCCTGTTTGGTCGCTTTGCCGGCTTATGCCCAGAGCACCAATTCATCAACCAACAATACCAACCAGACTACTGATTCATCGGCCGCCAATAACGTGAACGTGACAGCGGTATCTCAGGGGAACGTGGGTGAGTCTGACATCCACTATAGCGGCCACACTTGGACCACTCCAGGCGTTGCTGGCAGCTATTTTGGTGGAACTAACCCCTGCCTCATTGGCACGGGTGGAGGAGCAGCAGGCGGCCCAATTGGCTTCAGCCTGAATTTCGGCCGCAGCGATAGAGATTGTACGCGGCGTAGTGATGCCGCGGCATGGCATGCCCTGGGTCTTGATGGTGTGGCGATTGCTCGCATGTGTCAGGACAAGGATCCTAAGTATCCAGTCAACGCAGATGCCTTCTATGCTGCTACTGGCTATGTCTGCCCAGGTGCGGATCGTCAGCGCTACAAACTCGCTGATGGTTCACTAGCGCCCTTGGCTGTAATCGCTAACGTGAAGCGCGTATCCAACGAGCCGATGCCCATTAGCCCTCCGGCTAATCCTACTCTCGGGCCTCAACCTCAAGAGTCGCAACCCGTTGGTGTTCCAACGCCAACTATTCCGAGATAAAGGCCAGCGGATCATACGGCATAATTAGTTGTATGATCCTGACCCTGGCAAGCATCACTGTTATCGCGAATGTGGTGGGACCCTTCTGGAGGGTCCCATTGCGTTTCTACCAATGGAGCAGATCAAAACACGTAGAACCCGCAGAGGGTCAGGTGTGGTCTCAAGCCATTATTGTGGCTACTGATCGTAAGTGGAAGATCACACAGGTTGATGATGATTACATTGAGCTCGAGAGCCTCACGCAGGAAGATTGGGATGGTGAACCACTCGATAAGCTCATGGATCGTGAAACTTGGGCCAAAGACTTCATAGGCAAGGGTCGGGGCTTCTGCTTGGATCGCAATGACACCGTCTATGATAAGTTTTGGGGTGATGCCGCGGAATAGTGGTTGACACCCTGGTAGGCTTTGCTACTAAGAGGTGAACTCGGGATAACACGCCTTTGAAAGACCGGCGTCCTGGGGAGGCGACCTTGAAACGATATACAGGCCTGCTTTAATGGGAGCCGAGAGGGAAACTTCTCGGCTTCGCCTTTCTGGTTGACGATTCACCAGACTTTGCTAGAGCTGGGCCTATCGGAAGCAAAGGAGATCTGACATGAAAGTCATTTATGACGGTGATACGGTTGAGGTCGGCTTCAATCTGTACGGCAATATGTTTACTCTCGAATCCACTCAGCGCTTTCGCGAGGGTGAGATCGAGGCTTATTGTTGCGCAAGGCGCTTTGACGCCAAGCCCAACCAGTGCTGGCTCCTCAAAGAGTTCCTTCAGATCTTCGTCGATGCCAATATCCTCACCCCTGTGATGGACGGTGCCAACATGGTCGTCGAGGGAAGCGATGAGAGCGAAGAAGGCTTTGCTATCCTCTGCGACATCATCCACCCCGAGTTCAACGATGGCGGCTACAGCCCCTTCGGAGACTTCTGCCGTAATCGGCTGGGCCAACAGTGCCAATACGGTTCGCGATACATCACAGGGCACCTCGAGGGTTATCCTGCGCTGGGTGAGGGTCTGCGCTTCAATAACGGCAAGGGCTACAACGGTCAGTTCCGCCCACTCGACGCGGCAGACTACCACGCCATTCGCATTCACCGCGATGATATGGATGAGTTCGAGCGGCGGTATCGCGCCTACAATTCGGAGCGCATGGCATGATCCACTACCAGCGCCTCGCAGAAATCCAGGAAGAGATCCAGGAGAAGCAACTCGCGATCATGATCGGTGATCTCGATGACGAGGATATCCAGAACTATCAGAGTGATATCCAGGCCCTTGAGGATGAGCAACGCGAACTCGAGGCGGAACAGGAGGAATACCGTGAGGGCTATCATGCCGGTATGGAGTTCCACATGGGTTCGGGCGTGATGCTTGAGGAATGGCGTGGCCGCACCGATAAGTTTCAGGAAGGCTTCGACGCCGCTGGCCAGGATAGCTAATGGAAGCTCTCCCCGAAGAAGGCCCCTACGACTGCCAGGTGTGTGGTGCCTGTTGTGTTGAGGCCGGATCGGTAATCCTCGTTCCAGCTCGCGGTGATTCAGTTCCTTCCGACCTGGTAAGTCGCCACAAAACCGGTCAGCTTGAAGTAGCCAAACATATGGGTGGTCGGTGTAAGGCACTCGAGGGGGTGATTGGTGCCTGTGTTAGTTGCTCAATCTACGAGAACCGCCCAAGGGTTTGTAAGCAATTCGAGCCTGGTAGCCCAGGCTGTAAGGAAGCCAGAAGTCGAGCCTCACATAAGATCAGCCAGATGGAATGGCGACCTCGAGGTTATGGTGTGGATTGGCAGGATACTGTCTAATTCTGGTTGACGCTCCTCCTAACCGTGTTATCACCAGTTTGTAACAACGGTAAGGAGATCGAAAATGAAGGTTTATGCGCTCCCCGATGCGGTGCCGCTTCCCCAGTTCGATTACATGAACTATGATGGCAAGAAGATCGCCCAACAGGAGGCCGACCACACGGCGGCCCTGAAGGCCTGGCTGATCGCTCAGGGCTACAAGGGCAAACATACCGGCCGCATCTATCGGGAGCAGGTCGCCGACGGCTATGCCCTCTATATGGTGGCTGATGGCCCCAAGAGCTTCCTCATCCACCTGCCCTATTGCGACGGCTACCAGTCACGCAACGTCCAGTATATTCCGAAGAAGGATGTCATCGCGCGCATTGACGCCGATGAAAACTTCATGAAGCTCTTCCGTAACAAGTAATCACAAACTGGTGAGGTTCTGGTTGACAGGATCTCACCAGTCTTTATGGTCAGCTTATCGGAATAACAAGGAGACCAGATCATGGCACAGATCGAAATCATCACCGCAGCTCACTTCTACAACCCTGGCGCTCGCGGTATGCGTGGCGGGGCTGACCAGAACGATAAAGTCTGGGGCCTTGCTCGCATTCAGGGAACCCTGGTTCGTTTCTGGGGTCGACGCAATGGCGCGCTGAAGTTCAAGACCGAAATCAACGGCATCCCTCACGACTTGCTCCGCAAGAAGCTGGAGAAGGGCTATATGACGATGGGTAGCAACAGCATGGCGTCGCTGACACCGCGCCTCGCTCGCGACATGCCCAGCCAGTATTTTCGTGCTATGTCGCGCGGTCAGCTCAATACCCAGCATTAAGGGAGGAACGAGATGACCAGTCGAACCTACGATATCCTTTCAAACAATCGAGACCCCAAGACGGTTCTCGAAAATGTCGCGGAGGAGATCCAGAGGGCAGAAGCCTCGGGTGCTATTCCGAAGGATCTCCAGGAGTTCTTCAACACCACCAACAATATCGCGCGAAGCTGGGGAACCATGCGCGGCGAGGTCACGGATATCACTCCGTTCATGGATTGTGAGAAGCCGGCCTTCCGCTTGACGTTCAGCTATGAGGATTACTGCCGAGGTTGCTACATGGGCACCGAGACCTTTGACCTCATTATCCCCGATGAGCTGGTCCAGGCTTATGAGGATCGCGAACGTGGTTGGGAAAGCGAGGATTGGGAAGCCGATGGTGTTCCTGAGGATGCGTTGGATCATTTCAACGTGCTGCTGACCCAATATATCGCCAACCGTGTTGTGGCCATCCAGGCCGAATATGAAGCTGCCAACAAGGCGGCAGCAGCCAAAGCCCGTCAACAGCGTGAAGCCCAGGAAGCCAAGGAGCGGGCTCAGCTGGCAGAGCTTCAGGCCAAATACAAGGACTCCTGATTGGTTGACATGCCACCAGCACCAAGTAAAGTTGGTGACAGAGACAGATAGGCAGAAGGAGATCGAATCATGGATATCAAGAGATTCGTTGAACTCGTCCGCATGACAGCAGCCATGTTGCGTGAGGAGGCCGAAGCAGAAACTGATCTGGATATGGTCCAGCTTTATACGAGCGATGCGAAAGACTATGAAAATCTCGCCAAGTTCGCCGAGACCGAAACGGATCGCGTGAAGATTACCGATCGGTATTGGAACCTGGATACTGCGGCTCGCGAGAAGATCTACAACGTCCTGGACCGGTTCGAATCTGCAGAATTCAATGACTTCATCGGTATGAATTGAAGCCCATTGCGGGTTGATATCTCTGTAAAGGCAGAGTCAAATGTGTTACCGATGAGTTACGAAGCATCTACTTTGCTAGGGAGTTGGAGCAATGGGCCTAGTTATCAGTAAGATAAAGTGGGCAGGATCGAAGGACCTGCCCACTTGTGTCGTATCTACCCTCGACATAGAGGGCAAGGAACAGGATGAAATCGATCAGCTCGCTCTAGGAGTGCTCCTTGAGAGGGAGGGTGAGCAGCCGATTTCATTCTCCACGAGTGAGATTAGGGCCTATGACCCTGCGGACGTTCGCTGATTACGCCCTAGAGAACGCCCAGGGTGTTGCTCGTCTTCGCACTGAATACGTAACAGCCCCTGGCCTTGAGATCTACGTCAGACGCTCCATCAGATATCCCGGCGTCATCGTGCTCGCCAACATCAAAGCCATACCCGAGCGCAAGGGTCATCTTACTCGCTTCCTTGAAGAATGGTCACCCCGTATAGCTCTTGAGGTAGAGCACCCTCACAACCCACATCTACGGGCATTCTTGGACCGATTGGGATGGCGTGCTATAGAGGTATGGGGTGACGTTCACGTCTATAATCCGCTTGCTTGTGAGATCATAGATGGCCGGTAATCCTGGTTGACTCCTCACCAGAACCTGCTACAAGTGGTAGATTGGAATAGCAGGAGAACCACAATGAAACCCACCCCGATTTGGATGCTGCCGCAGGGCTTCAACATTAGCGAGATTGAGGGTCGCGAGGCCTTTCAGGACGGCCTGGATATCCAGGCCTGCCCCTATGGTGAGAGTGTCGCGGGCAATGACTGGCGGCGCGGCTGGAATTATGCCGCCAACAAAGCCAAAGCCTGAGCTTTGCTTGACGTCATAGAAGACTGGTGCCAAGGTTGGTGACATGGTAGACACCTACGCCTGCGGCATTCAGATGGAACGGTCCGAGGAGGATCTTTATGAACTCCTCGGGCTTGATGCTGAGACTACCACCCGTCTCTCCGTATTGCGACTCTTCAGGGATACGGATCTTACCGAATTACCAGCAGCAAAGCGCTATGCTGTTAAGGCATTCAGTGACCCATATTACCATCAGCTTTATCGGAGAACCCGTTCAACCCGAGCCCTTTTCGAGGCTGGCTTCTTTGATGACCATCTCCCCAAACTGGCACAGAATTACACAACCTTCAGCAGTAACTTCACCTGTACCAGCATTCAAAAGGCAGCAGCCAATCTCGAATTCCTGAAACCCAAGAATCCAGCCATCCTAGTCACAACAGGTGGCATGGCTCCTATCCATAATGGCCACATCGAGATGATGGAGAAGGCCAAGCGGATGGTAGAGGCTCGAGGTTTCACAGTAATTGGCGGATATCTCGCACCTGGTCATGACTCTTACGTTGGCCAGAAATACCAGGGCACCGCAGCCATTCCAGCCAGCCATCGAGTAGCTATGGTTGAGCTGGCGACCCAGGATAGCGATTGGCTTGATGTTGATCCTTGGGCTGCTCTCTATATGCCAGCCGAGGTCAACTTCACCGATGTAGTGGAGCGTTTGGTCTATTACCTTCACGACAACCTATCCTTGCCATCTTCATTCAGTGTCTTCTACGTTTGTGGCTCGGATAATGCTGGGTTTGTTGATGCTATTCCTCATCGAGTAGTCGTCGTTGATCGCACTGGCAGTTCGAGTAAGCAAGCCAGAGAAGGTGATCATTCACACCTCAATCCTCTAGTGAGGGATTACCTCCTAGGGATCAATGGATCAACTGGAACCCTCCCCTACTTAATTCGCAATGAGGAGGATGAGGCAATCAAGAGCTGGGCAGGCATCATGCCAGGTGGTCAGGAAGAGCTGACGAAGCGGCGTATCCAACTCCAATCCACAGTTCGGCTTGGTATTGCTCAGATGTTTAAGAGCCAAGGCCAGGAGCATAAGGTTCATCTGCTTCCCCTGAGCCAACAACGCATCAAAGCCGAGGAAGTGATCGCAGGCCGATCCACTATCTCATTGGATCCGTTCTTCCCCTCCACTTATTCGATCGACTCAACGCGCTATTTTGCTCTTGCGGGCGCCCAAACCTCGCCACTCTTCCGTGCCGAGCGAGCTGGATTCAAGAAACTGGAAGAGCAGGCTCGTGATATTCCACCTGGCTCCTATGTGATGGTTGAAGATGATAGTGTGACTGGTGGGACTATCATGTCAGCAATGGCTCTCCTCCCCCATGGGGTTCAGGTTGAAGAGGTAGTTCTACTCAGTGATTTCGCGGATTACCAGGATGATTCCTACTATGATGTCGTGGATCTAAGGGACTTCATCGTAGGCTCGCATTGTGGTGGGTTGAGCATTGACCTACCCCGAGGCACAACACGAGCGAGAGCACCCTATGTCGCCCCATTCGTATCTCTGAGAAGCCGAGCCAAGATTCCACCCGAGGTTGAACTAGAGATCAGTCGAATCATCTGGCAGGCAAATGTGCGGTTCTTCGAGGGATCAGGCATTCTGATTCAGGATTGCGATCCTGGGTTCCAAGCCCTTGCCAGTTATTTGACATTCCAACCTGATGAACTTGTTGAGACGTTCTGCCGTTTCTACGCTGATGCGTTGATGGAGATCGTCTAGCATTTTCTGGTTGACACCTGGTTAGCTGGTGCTAATTCAAGTCAGGTGTGCCTGTGTAGCTCAATGGTAGAGCAGCACCTAGAGAGGGAAGTGGCTAAGCTGGCCCTTCCAACGGTCAAAGCTAGGCCGTTCCGTAGCCGGGCTCTAGAGTTGAAGATGGGAGTTCGAATCTCTCCACGGGATGCTTATCAGAAGGCTCTTAGAGCAGAGGTAAAACGAGGCGACATGACGCGCCTATCTTGGAGACGACCGACCACACGCGGTGGAGAATCCGCTCCAAGAGGACTGATAAGGTTCACACTACTGGTTGACTATCAGGAAACCAGTGCTAGATCAGGCTTATGTCTGATATAACCTTCATCATGGACCGCATTGGTAATGTTCCTGAGATCCAGGAGATGATTAGCCAGTATAAGCGCGAGATGATTCGCCGCAATATGGATTCAGGTTGGCCCAACAGCGACATCTATCATTTCGCTGCCATTTACTTGGATGGCAAGCCACTATCCATGGTATGCTTCGCTCCAATTAAAGCCCATGAAACCGTCTATATTACTGGCGCTTACACTGAGCCAACATGGCGGCGGCTCGGCATCTATGAAACCCTAATGCGTGAATGTATCAACCAGTGGCGATTGGATGGTTGCTACAAGGTTCTCCGCAGTGGCTTCAACAAGAAGAACGAAATCTCGAAATTGGTTCAGGAGAAACGTGGAGCGAAGGTTGACGAGGAACGCGAGAATTGCTTTCGGACAACCTTCAGCCTTGAGCCTACTGGAGAAGAATGGGAATTGACCCCTGACCTCCTCAAGCCTCTTTTGGACCGTTTAGAACCACTTACTGGTTGACGTCTCACCAGAGTCTGCTAAGTCTGGTAACAAGGCAGCAATGAGGAGATGCGCAATGGGACTTCAGTTCATCGACGCCAAGGGCAACGAGCGCACCCTCACCCTCGAGGATATGAAGACGCCAGTCTTTCAGGATTCCTACAGTGACCTCTTCAAAGGTCTTCATGGCTTTCGCCCGCGCGGTGAATACCTCTGCTCGCCAGAGGTAATGCTCAACTTCTTCGACTCATATGATCAGGCGATGGCGGATTATGCTGCCGAAGAAGCAGCTGAGCTCGCTCGCTACTCTGCCGAAGACGGCATTGAGTATCGTAACTGGTCGCACTATTACGACGAAAAGGAGCGGCGGGACTACGAAGCCTGGGAACGGGCTCAGGTCGAACGCCAGGAAGCATTGGATTATCGGGCGGCCTTCAATGCCCGTGGTTCTGCTTTGCCTGCCATTGAGGCTTGGGAATATGGAAGCTTCTGATGCGAACCATTGAGACTATCCCCGATTACCTCAATCGCATGGCCCGCAAGGAGATCAGCCGTGGATATGATGGTGACTTGCCTGGTCTCCGCACAACCCAAGAGATCGCCGAGTATTTCAACCTATCGCTTAGCGCGGCTCGGCAGATCCTAGGGAATCTAGCTGACAGCAACCTGATCACCGGTTATGATCGTTGTGACGGTCTGGTGGGACGGCCCTATCTCTGGGGACCATGGGTTTCTAGTTCACCAGATCCTGATGATGGTGAACCCATGCCGGTGAATGACAATGAAGAGCTGCTAGCGATCAATGGGTGAGCCTGTTAAATTCAAACTATCGTGCCAGGAGTGGCACATCTTCCTCATTTCAGGGCTGGCCTTCCGTGATCTGAAAGGCCACATGATCGGTCACATATTACCAACTGATCTACAGACCTGGCTGATCGACCAAATGCGAGATGAGTGGTCGGTTGGTAAATCATCGACCAGTCGAACCATCCACGTCTACATCAAGAGCAAAAGCGATGCGATGCTCTTCAAGCTGACCTGGTTCAACAGGATTGAGAAGGCGATCTTCCGTGGGTAGTCATCTTCCTGGCCATAGGGCGCTACCAATTCCTGACATGTTTGTTGAGTTCGCTCATGTTTACGCAGACAGCATCTTTGCTGATGAGCACAGTGAAAGCCTGACTGTCATGAAGGAGTATCTGGATCGAGAGTCATCCCCTGATAGTTTGGTAGTGTCAGCGATCCTCATCGATGACCTTCATATTGAGCAGCATACCCTCGATGTCAATGAGTTCATCCGCTGTATTCTGAGACGAGGATTAGCCCCTGATCATGTGGTCTTTGAAGGGCGATTGGGACCAGTAGCTGACCAGATAATTGCTCGTTTACCAAGCGATCAACTTGTCTGGGGTAGCTTCAGAAAGCAGTCAAAGAAGGTGCTCAGCTGGGTAGCGCCCAACGGGGTTCGCATAGGGCTTAAGAACGTCTATGAGGGCCGAGAAGAACACACTTGCGCGCTGTTAAGTGCCGCGTGGACTCTGTGTCGAGCGGGCGTCTATGAGTTCCCCAAGGACGCTATTGTGAGACTGACCGAGGCACCAGTTACCGGGGTGAAAATCGTAAGCGTTCTCCACTCCAAATACCAAGATGTAGAAGCCAAGGTCGTTAAGCTGATTCAGGCCATTGGCGAAGAGGAATTGGTTGATCGCCTAGATCTGGTATTCTATGGTTGACTCAATCGGTCTAACAAGTAGAACGTGGTATGCTTGGACTCTCTGACATTCTGGCGAATGAACTTCAGGCGATCGCATACAGCGACGCCCGAGAACGTCTGACTCGGCTCGGTGTGACCGACTACGATATTTGGCTCATTGAGATGGCCGAGGAGATCATCTACCCAAAGACATCAAGATACCGTATCAGGGATCATGAATATGAGCCTAGAGGTGAAGTCAAATGTATGAAGAGGCTTTGTGACCTAGGTATTACGAAAAGGTGCTCAGTTAGCCATCGCTATTGGCTCACCAGGGATGGTGAATCTTTCAGAGCTAACCTCCTCATCCATCGCCCCAAGGAGAAGGATCCAGAGGTTCAAGATAGGACCAACGTGAAACTAAGCCGTGATGGCTTGGCTCTCACCCTTGGCAAGCTCTGGTATATCTGGAAGCATCGTAGAGAGTTTCAGGCCAAAAGACACCAAGCATGGTTGGAGGAATTCAGCCAGAACCAAGAAGCCATTGACCAAGCGGTTCGGGAGATTCTGCTCCTCAACAGTAAGGTCTACATCGCTCCACCGCCTAAGAAGGTATCGGGTTGGTGGACCGAAGAAATGCAGAGACAGCAAAACGACCTCTACTGGATGACACCCGGAGCGTTCTGGCTCAACCCTCATGGTGCCTTGGCTGAACCCACTCCAGCACCTGATTGGTGGAAGGCGCCAGCCTATACACCTAAGGTTCAGATCCCCAATCTAGTCGACGATGTTGTTGAGAATAGCCTCAAGGCTCCTCTGGCCATCGAAACTGCTGAATGCGAAGTCAAAAAGGTCAAACACGAGCCTGAATGGCTTTGTGGTGAAGCCAATTGGGACAAACTAGGTGGACGGATCTGGGGGTTTGATACCCAGGAAGAGGTCAACCGTTTCATTGGTGAACGTAAGAAGGCCGGTAAAGGTTGGACTGTTTCACAACGGGGTGGCTTCACGTATGTTGAGATGTTGCCAAAGTTCTTCGGTGAATGGGGAGCCAATATCAAATGGGAATACGTGACTCCTTCCAAGACTCCTATTACCCTCCAATCTCTAGAAGGACCTGATGATTGGACCGATAACTGGACTGAAGATGGCCAGTATGACATCAAGACTTATGATGAAAGTCTAGACACCTATAAGCCACGATTCTCGAGCGCCAAAGACCTAATTGATCACCGGAAGATGACCCACCATGCGACCCTCCAGATGATTAAGAATCGGAATGACCGTTACAAGGCTCAGTACCTTATTCTAAAACATCGCCAAGACCGTTCCAAGAACCGGTAATCCTGGTTGACTGTTACCCAATTTCAACTAGAATCAACCTAGAGTTCAAGGAGATTCAAATGAGCGTCAATGTCAAACTCTGGTGGGATAACCGCCATAAGCTGAATACCAAGATGCTCACCAGCCTACTGGCTGAACTTCGCAATATGCGAATCAAGGCAGAAGCCGAGATGCTCCTGGATAAGCCGGCCTTCGGTATCGAGCAAGAGGAGAGGGATCGTCGCAATGCGGCCTTCTTCACTGACTTGGATCAGAAGATCAGCGAGTGTGAATCGCTCCTAGCGCAGAAATAGGTGTTGACGCTCACCTAGACCACAATATACGGAAGCCATGAACAACAACCAGGAGATAGCCAGAGTGTCAATCGATGAGATCGCCCGTCGCAATTATGCGCTAACCACGGAGACTTTTGACTGTGAGCACATGCTCCAGATCAAATGTGGTGGTGAAGTTCTGGTTACGGTTTGTGAACCTGTCGATTCAGACTTCTTCGCTGTCTTCAACGGGAACGGCCTCAATGGGGATGATGAAGATCTACCTATCGACCAGGCTGTTAAACTCTTTTCGCGCGGTAACGAAAAAGAGGCATGGCGACAGGCAGCTCGTTTCGGTTATCTTCACGCCCTGGGCAAGATGATGACGCATGATACTCGTGAAGACCGCGAAGTTTACGGAATGGTGGCCTGAATTACCAATTAGGCGAAAAACTGGTTGACGTCTCTGAACCAGAGTATAAGTTGGAGACATCGGGCAATGGTGCCCATGATAAGGAGATCGGAATGTATAAGAATGTGAACCTCAATGCGGCGACGACTGCCGCGGTGATCGGCGAGAATACCAAGGCGCGCGTCCGGGTCAATGGCGGCGTCCTCCAGTTTCGGTTCTCGAACCGCACCTCGCTCGTGAACCTGCCCAAGGACGAGATCGTGCGCGACCTTTACGTCAAGGGCTCGGGTCGTCGGATCGGCCTGCCGAGCGCCTTTGCCGGCCATCCGGATCTCGAGGTCGGCTCCAAGGTGGTCCTGGTTCCGGCCAAGTATGGCTGGTATTCCGTTCAGCCGCTGACCAACGATAACGCGGCGGTCGCCGGCTCGGTTTCGGCGTAACAAACCCAACAACGGCAAGGGCGGAGCTCAGTCTCCGCCCTTTCTGTGTCAGAAAGATTGACTATTCTGGAACCTCGGTGTAGTGATAAATCCATATAGTTGCCGCACGGTGTGGCGATTATCGGAGCGCATTATGAATGCCTTTGTTGGCTTGGTAGCCCTGTTTGTCGCCCTTTGTATCCTATGTCTGGTAGTGGTCGCGACGGTGGTCTTTATCCTTGGCACAATCATCCTCCTAGCCAAGCTGATCATCTGGTTGGCCTATTTGGGTGGCATCTTCATCTTGCTCGGATTAGCAGGATTATTGCTCGCCTGGATATGGGAAAAGGCCAAAAGCTTCTCTGGCTACTGATCAGCATTACAGTTCTCCTATGGGCTCCTAGGGTATCCGCCCAGGAGCTCAAAATGATCTGCCCTGATCGCGGAGCCATCCAACCCTGTACGGTTGATGCTGGCCATGGTCAGGTGGAGGTCAGTCTGGCTGATTGGTCAGATGGTTCGGATCCTACCTTGCTCCTCGGGGATATGGTTATCCGTTACGGCTTGGATGATTCCACTGAAGTTCAACTCGGTATCTCACCTTGGGTTCACAAGACCTGGGGTATAGGTCATTCCGATCTCAAACTCACTCTAAGGCATCGCATCCTTAGTGGGCCGATCAGTCTTGCTATTCAACCCATGATCACCCTACCTGTGGGTTCTAAGAAGCTTACCCAGGACCAAGTAGGAGCAGGGTTAGCGCTAGGTGCTACTTGGGATTTGAATCAGCAAACGCAGCTCTACGTAAGCCCTTACTCCATTATCACGCCCAACCCCCTCGAGGGTGTCTTTATTGGTGTGAATCAGACCATCAAAGGTCCTCTAGGAGCCAGCGCTGAACTTATGGTTCAACATCAACATCAAACCCAATCTAGTCTTGATTTTGGTCTGACCTACACCGCTAGGAAGGATCTTGAGTTTGACCTCTCGACCAATCTGGGTATGACATCAGCTACTCCAGCCTTGGAGATTATGGTTGGTGTGAGCCGCAGGTTTTGAAACTGGTTGACAGTTCACCAGAGTTTGCTAGGTCTGGAACATCGGAAGCAAAGGAGACATTAGATGACCAAGCAGACCCGCCCCGAAAACCTGACGCTCATTGCGGATATCAAGGGTAACAAGCTCTACCGTGTCGGTGAGACCGGTAGCTTCGATGGTGACTTCTACTACGAAGCTGATGGTGAGGAGGGCTTCATCGATACTGGCTACCTCATCGAGGGTGGTGAGTTCGGTGATGAGGCCAAGCTGATCCAGGACTTCACCAAAGACTTCTCCTAAACCTGGTTGACAGAACTGGTGGTCATGTTATCACTGGTTTATCGGAACAACAAGGAGAAACACAATGGCTCAGCAGACTTTCCCCAAGACCACCAAGCGTGAAGATCTCCCCACTCCGGCCGCTGGTCATGAGTGGGTGCGTAACCTGATGTCGCAGGATTGGGTTCAGCAGGCCAAGGATACTCCGCATTGCTGTCGAGTAGATTCTGAACGCTATTGGGCGATGTGATGAGAGGAAGGTTCTCATCCTGGATGGGGCTGGCGCTTTCGCTGGCCCTTTTCAGTCTGATGGCTCTGGTGTTATATTCTGGTTGACACCTCACCAGAATTTGCTAGGTAGGGTGAATCGGAAACCACAATAAGGAGATCGAACATGCTGACTTTGATAAATCTCAAATCGCACCTTCAGTCGGTCGTGGATCGGCAGGAGAAGGAGATGGCCAAGTTCCAGGAGAAACTGGCCGAGAATCCCGTTCACGCCTTTTATTGGGCTGATACGATTATGAGCCTGACGGCGCAGGCCCAGGTGGCGCAGCATTACCTGAACTCCATCCAAGCCTGGCAGGATATGGCTTCAGAGGACCAGCTCACGAAGGACCAGCCGCAGACGGAAGATGCCGCCATCGAGTTCATCAAGGAGAGCGTTCTTCGGATGGCAATCCAGAAGGGTGCTCAGGTTCAGCGTTCGACCAGTCCGACTGCCAACATGATGGAAGACGAGGAGCGGGCCTTCTATGCCGACCTCGCTCGAGATTGGAACATGATCTTCTAAGCGGTTGACACCTCACCAGTTTCATGTAGAACTGGTGAGGTAGGCAACGAAGGAGATCGAAGATGCGCCGTCGCAAAAGTGTCATACATTCGCTGTTGAAGCTGGCAGTCGATCCCCGCGCAACTACCGAACAACTCAACGCCGGTATCGATCTCGTCACCAAGATGATCGAAGCCGAAAACGAGTATAATCGTCTTAACCCTCCTCCACCCCCTCCTAGCCCTGAGGAGCGTATGATCGCGTTGCGCAAAGCCGCAAACGCTAACCTCGCTCGCCGCTACAAGAAGTAAGGAGAACCCATATGGGCAAGAGCAAGATCTGGAATATGGGTATTCGCAAGTTCCATAAGCTCTTCGGCAAGAAGCCGACGGTGAAGATGTCGGTATTCGGCAAACCTGACCTCGGCGAGAGCAAAGGGGTCAAGATCCAGGAGCTCGCCAAGGAGATGAACGTCAAGGTCATCGACATCAAGTTGGTGGAAGCTGACCCCAAGAACTTCGTCGGTATTCCGATTCTACCGGTTCATCCGGCTGATCGCGAGATCAACGTCGGTGACACCGTGCTCATGGAATATGCTGTGGGCGTGGCCGAGACGGTGATCGTCGATCACATCGAAGATGGTGTGGTTTACGGCACGGGTGACGATGGCGAACCCTTCTCGGCTCCCCTCGATAACTGCGATAAGGTGCCTTTTTGAACCAAGGCACTGACATTCCTGGTCCAGTGGATTGGCACAACGCCAGCCACTGGATTGCCTATGATCATGAGGCCAAAACCGTTGAAACATGGTGTAAAAGCGGTCCTGACTACCGCTACATCATGCGAACTCGTATTCGCCCTATGACGCCTATGGAGGTCCTCTTGAGTGATATGCGTCATGCGAGTAAGGAAGAGATCCAAAGGGCGCTCGCCGAAAAGGGCCTGCTCTAAAACTGGTTGACGGTCTCACCAGTTCTGTTAGACCAGACTGGTAACAAGGGAGGTCGGTATGCTGGTATATCGGTTGGAATATGAGAACGGCGATGGGATCTACAAGGGTTCTCTTGGCTTTCTGACCAACCGTGCTGCTCTTAGCAAGAAGACCAGCGATAATCAGATCCACCCCTCCCCTGAGAACGATGAAGGCCTGGCCGCTTGGTGGGAAGGTCCTGGCAAGGGTTGGACCCGTAAGAAGCAGGATTGGCACTATAAGGGCCGTCGCCAATACGTTTGTGGCTTCCAGGATGAAGAGCAGATGCTTCAGTGGTTTCCCTGTGAGGGCTTCCAGTTGATGCTCGAGGCGCTCGCCAGGGATAAGGTCATGGATTGGCCAGATCGTGGCCTTCAGGTTTCAGTCTACAAGGTTCCTGGCCCTAAGGTTCGCAAGGGCAAGTTCCAAGCAATGTTTCGCAAGGAAGATGCTGAGCTTGTCGATCGTAGGCCCCTCCAGATTTATGCGTAACGACCGCCAAGATTGAGTCTTGACTCATCCCTAGCAAGTCGTAAAACAGTGAAGTCAGTTTAGGCGCCATTCTACTCCTTTCAGAGACCATTGTGTCAGGGACTCGAATGCTCTAGCTGCCAAAGGAAGAGGCCGTCGTAGGTATTCACCCTCTTCCGGGAGGTCAACGTGGTCGGAATGGCGCCGAGACGGGTGGCGGCCGCGAAGCAGAGAAAGACATTGAAGGGGTGGAGGGAAACTTCCACCCCTTCGTTCTGGTTGACACTAGCCAGAACCGTGCTACTTCTGGATTATCGGAATCAGAGGAGATAGGCATGGAGACCTTCAAGATCGAAGACATCAAGTCACTACCAAAGTTTGCGCAGACGCAGACGGATCTCTCGGAACAGCTTCGATTGCTCCGCGGTGTGGCCAATCGGCTTGGTCTCTATGATGCTGCCGACCATATCCGTAATTCACTGGAACGCAAGTGATGGTGATCTTCGACGATTTTGGCGACATTCCGTCAGCACCCCAGGACGTTCAGGACGGCATCCGTAAGATCGTCGAGGAGAGACACGCCCACCTTTACGAAGGTATGGTTCTCTTCCAGTCGGACGGCTATAAGCCTCATCCTTGGGGTCATCCAGGTATCGGTAAATCCTACACCTTCGATGTGAAGGATGACCCCAAGCCCATATATCGCACTATTCAGGGTCTGGAACTCATCGACCCTGATAAGGGTCTACCCGAATGGCAGAAACGGCGCAATGCCAGTCAGCGGGCGAAAGTCAAATTGCTCGCCAGGTTCAAGAAGGAGAAGTGAAGATGGCATGGTTGATTCTTTTTGCGATCGCGACGATTGCCTGGATGGCGTTCAAGCGCCACGCTGAATTCAAGAACTTTTCGCGCTATCGCTTCGATGGGGCGGCCAGTGAGATCCTGGCACGTAAGCGGCTTTTGAGCAGCATCGGATCGCTGCTCATGGATGGCGTGATGGTTGGTGGTGCGGCCACGATTCTCGGTATGGTCATCTACCTGGTCGGCCTGCTGGTTTTCTTGGGTTAAGGAAGCCAGTATGACAATGATCGACCGTGAGAGCGCCGAAAAGCTACTCAGGGAGCTCAAGAATTCTGGCTCCATTGGGCCACAAATCCTTCAACTCGCTTTGGAGAATACTCTTGAACGTCTGCTCAGTCAGGGGAATCTGCCCGAGAATGCCAAAGCGCTACCAAAGACCGCCAAATTGCTCAATCGCTATGAACGATTCTTCGGTATTGTGATCCAGGTTGCTCCTCCTTTGCCCGAACCCTATACAGCCAAGGACGTGGCGCGCTTCGCTCGTTTCAGCGAAGCCAACCGAATCAAACAAGCCGAGACAGCCAAAGTTGGTGATGTCTGTATAGATTCCGAGGAGGAGCTCGCCGAAATGGTCGGATTCTATCGCAGTATTGCGAGCGATTACGCGGCCATTGCTGACCTGGCAGAAATGGACAACCTCCCGGCTGCTCTGAAAGCCTATAGTGGCATGGATACCGCTGACCGTGATAATTTCGGTTGGGGTGCCGAAGGGTTTGATGAACGGCGATGGGCGGTCACCCGGCAAATTAGCTGATTCTGGTTGACGCAATCTAAAGCCATGTTATCACCAGAAATGGATAACAAGGAGATCGGAATCATGGCGAAGCAGCTTCCCCTGGGTATCGAAAAGTCGGATATGGTTCGGCCGGCCTGGGATGCCGAAGATGGTCTGGATCACTCGGTCGGCAACTATGGTGAGCTGACCTTCCACAAGACCACCCGTTTCGGTTGGTGTATTACCACGCTCTTTATCTCGCGTGGCAAGCGTGGTCAGCCCGACCGCAGCTACGGTATTGCTCTCGATACTGACCAGGTCGTCTCCATCGGTAATGGCCCTCACGTCACGGAATCATTCACGCTTTATCTGCGCAAGAGCCGCCGTGCCGACCTCCAGAAGTTCATCGACGCCTATGAGTCGGGTATGGAACGCGCCAACGCCATCCGGGACCGTCGGAGCAGCCGTATTGCCCAGGGTCAGGAGATGCGCGCACAGGGGCGCCGTAGCTGGAATTGGGACGTATAATTCAACTGACCAACAAGAGAAGGAACCCAAATGAGCAAGATTTTCACTGTTGTCGCAGCCCTCCAGGGCCTCATCCTCGTCGGCATTCTGGCCATTATCCAGTCGGTCGTTCAGGCATTCCAGCCTGCCTTCCATATGCCCTTCAGCATTTGGTGGGGCCTCTTGCTTAGCATTCCTGGTCTCCTGATGGCGTTCTTCGTCAGTAAGAACTTCAACTGAATCTGGTTGACGCCTCCGGTTCTGGTGTTATCACTGGTATATCGGAAGTCACAAAGGAGGTTGATATGACCCAGAAGATCGAGATTCGCAGCAAGGACCGCAAGCGTTTCGGCCAGGTCTATCCGGGCCAACCTTCCGGTATGTTTGCGGAGATCACCAAGGATTCCATCCACCTCACGGGAGCCTATTGTGGTAAGCCCGTCGACATCACGTTCAAGGTTGGCGATACTGTGGAAGAGGATAGCTATAACCTCCGCTACCTGGGCAAGATCCTGAAGATCACCGAGAAATGCGTTACTGTTGAGAAGGAGTATGGTGGTGGCATCCGCAGGATGGACCTCTACAGCTTCGCGTGGCGTAATCGGAATTTCAATCTCGAGCAAGCTCAGAACGAGAATGCTGAAACGTCGATGTGGATTTGAGGAAGCTAGAATGAGGCTTCATGAGATCGCAGCTTTGACACGTAGCTTTCGGCAGTTCGAGAAAGCTGCCGCCAAGGCAGCATGGTCTAAGCTCAAGACACCCTCAGAGCGCTATGGCTGGAACAAAGCACTATACCACGTCGATATGGATGACGAGGGTGATGACGCCCTCGTCATTGTTTTTCAGGGCTCAGGTGTGCGTGAATACGAGACCTTGGAAATCAAGCTCACCCAGGATGAAGCGGAGGCCCTATGACAGTCGGCGCAGTTATTGGATTCCTCATTTGGGCAGCATTCGTTTTCAGCGCTATCATCACCCAGAAGGATGACGAGACACTCAACTATGGGCGGTGTCTGGTTCTGCTCATTCTGATCTCCGGATCGGGGGCCGCCATCGGTTATCTAGTGAGTCTCATCTGATGGATGATTTCGAACCCTATCCTTGCCCCACTCATCCTGACGAGATGGTGACTGGTGAGTGTCTCGATCCTTACGCCCAGGATGTTTTCGGGGAAGAGGTCTTGATGCCCAATTGCGCCAAATGCGTTCAGGAACATGCGGAGGATATCTGATGGAAGACAACACGGATTGGCAGGCAAAACTCGACCAGCTCGCTATCATCGCCTGTGAAGTCTCGGGTATTGATGCCTTCTATATCAAGGATGGTCGTGCTATGTATCGACACGATGAGGCCCAGGAGCGAGCTCGTATTGCCCTTGCTACTCTGCGAGGCCAAGGTCGGGAGGAGATGATCTAATGGGCTTTCATTCGCTAATCAGCGTTTCGCACGACCAGTTCCATGAGCTCCAGAAGGAACCCGAGGGGTTCATGGAATGGCTGGGCTGGTATATCAATTCGGGTGGATCTCACGAAGCACAGATGCTCGAGAAGAATACCCATGGTGCGGTTCGAGTGATCGCGATGCGCCATTCCGCTGATAATTTCATCATCTCCAGGGACAAGGTTGGTTTCCCCGCCCAGCTACCCTATGAGGAAGAGCTTGATGAGCAGAATAAGGCCTGGGACGCTGCGGTCACAAAGGCCAAAGCCTGGCTTGGGCGAACTTTGAAGCTTCGCACGATGGCCCAACTCCGTGAACTGGTGATCCAACTGATCACCAAGCATCCGGTTGTTGATGCCCAGATCCTCGCGGCCGATGGCGCGTTCTTTGCTCGCCGCAAGCTAGAGGATCCAAACTGGCGACCCAGCCGGACCGATTACGAGGCACTCAAGAATCGCCTTGCGAAGATCGAAGACGTTCTCGGAGAGACGGTCTGATGTTTAAGGTTTACACGGTCACCTTCGAGGGTAAGTCTCCGAGTTGCCTTTTACCATGGTCATTCTACGGCAGCGTCTCGAGTCACCAGAGCAATCATCGAGCGCTCAAGCGGTATCTCGAGAACGGCGGGAAGATCTTCATCAAGATCGAGAAGGGTGCTCGTGCGGGAACGATCGGCCAGTTGGTTATAACCCCTGAGGATCTCGATACCTATGAGCAAATCAAAACGGGTTATGGCGAAACCCTTCGGACCAATAAGCAAGAATGGCTGATCAAGTTCGATGATCGTGACACAATGATCAAGGTCGGCATGAAGGGGAATGGCCGGGATTTCAATTGGCCAGGCGTGCTGATCACCGATTATGATGGGCCAACGGTTTATGCCTTCAATAAGGCAGAACCCAAGGCGAAGCCGCCTGGCAAGGTGCTCTATGACCACTTTGGAGTTCAGCTTGAGCCGGGTCAGCTGGTGCTCTATCCGGAGGGCCGACAGGGAACCGTCCATAACCGTTTCGGCTATATTGAGTCAATCAGCCCAGCAGGGACGATAAAGGTCGAAAGCATTAAGACCCGCAAGGGTCATGCTAAGGCGGTAAGCTCTTTGAGCCCAACGGTGAATGCCAGTGATATTGTGGTTCTTGATAGCAATGACATCAAGGATAAGGTAATTCTGGCAAAGCTCACCCACGCTTGATGGAGATCAGAATGGTCAATGATACCAAAGAGAAGCCAGTTATCAGCAAGGTCCGTCTTCTATCAGAGGCGGATCAGAACGTTCCACACAACTTCTGGGAAACTAGCCCAACCCGCAAGGCTCAGGCTTTCGTCATCGAACTCATCAAGGACGATCCCTTGATGAAGGATTCTTTGTGGGCCTTCATCGGTGAGAAGGACGATGGTCTGTGGATCTGGTTCTTCGATAATCCTGAAGCCGCTGAAAGACTTACTACGCTTCTTTGAAACTGGTAATTAAATGGAAGGTATCGCCACTTAGGCGTTGACACCATTCTAGTTACTGCTAAACCAGAACTACAACATGAGAAAAGGAACAAATATGCGCGTTATGACCACCCAGGAAGTTGCTCAGGTCCAGGCCAATCTGGAGAATACCCGTTTCTCCCATTCTTCCAAATGGGGATACAATGCGGAGGTAGCGGTTACTCAGGATCGAGAGGAGATGAAGCTTCCGATCGGCTCCATTCTGGAGATCTATCCGGAAGACGAGGATGATGATTCAGTCATCCTGGGCGTGGATTCCACCTTCCTCGTCGATACCAACAATATGACTGTGCTGGCGGTCAACACGCCGAGCGGTGGTTGGATCAACGAGGGCTAAGGTTTTTACCTTCTTCAGGCTGGGGTGGAGGGAAACTTCCACCCCATCACTATGTCAAAGATCTGGTTGACGTAACTGGTGATCATGCTATCACCAGTTATCGGAAATGAACAAGGAGACCAGGTTATGATAATCGCGCTCTACGCTTCCAAAAGGGAGCTCAAGGATTCGGTTGGCCAGTCGCTCAACTATCGGGAGACCAGCCTGTTCGGTAACGAATACAAGGCCGATGGTACGTTCTGCGTCTCCAACCGCCCCAGCATCACCGGCATTAAGGGCCGTGAGTTCTTCGCCGAGGTGACGATGGTCGCGGGCAAGATCGCGAAGGTTTCGTGATGGAGGGAAACCGTAATCACGCCGGCGTCAAAAGTGAAGATTGGCGCCGGCTTCCGCCCGATGCGATGCGGATCGCCGAACTCCTCAACCCACACGGCACCAAATCAATTGATGTTGAGTTCAAGATCGGCGGAGTGAGCCTGCTCATCGAGATCAACGGGCGGCCACATCGTATTACGGTGGAGAAGCTCTGATGGCAAATCCGAAGAAGATCCGCCGCCAACAACGAGCTCTAGAGCGGCTTGAAGCAAAGCTCGAGATCGATGGTCTGGGCTTTGCGAAATCCAGCCACATTAGCAGCAATAGCGAGAAGGATGCGATGGATCACCATCGGCTCCGTGTGAAGCTGGATCTCTTCCCCAAATATGATGGGCCCGTTCGTCCCCATCCGGCCAATGGTTATCGCTGGTAACTCTGGTTGACAGTAACCAGAATCCTGCTAAGACTGGTGAATAGGCAGCAAGGAGGATAGTATGGCCAACAAGCGTAGTGGAAGCAAGCGCCGTAAGCGGCAGCTGGATCGTCGCAAGGTTCGCCATGCTCTCAACCAGAACCCCTGCTTCTTCAAGGGAGTTGGTAACTGGATCCAGCGTATCCGTTACGGTGATGGCCTGAATGCCAGTGATATGCGGGGAGATCGATAATGAACCGCACGATGACCTACGACGAGGTAAAACTCGCAATGCGCGTCATCGGCCTACGTGGCACTTCGATGAAAGCCAAGAAGAACCAGTGGGAATGTCGGTTCAATAAGGATCGGGCGGTAATGAACAGCCTGATCGAGAAGGGCCATCTTACTACCGCACCTGAAATCAAGGGCGGCTGGTGGATGAAGCTCACACCTCAAGGCATTCAGCAGCTCAAACTCCAGATCGGTGAATTTCACTTCTGACCCTTGACGCCCATGCGCGTATCAGTTACGCGCATGATGCTACGGGGAGGGTGAGAATGGTTGAGGCGACGCTCGTTGAGTTCAATCCAGCGGAATGTCGCCAACCAAGAGACCAACCCAGAATTGAACGCCGGATGGGTAAGAACTGGTCGGTAATGATCGGCCATGGTTGTCATAGCCCTGATGAAATGAAGCTTTGGGTCAAAGAATGGAACCTCAAAGCTGGCATGAACCTCTACCGAATTAATGGTCTGCCACCAAAACCCAAGCCTGAGCCTAAACCCCATCCACCCGCGTTGAACCCCGTAGAGCGCATCATAGCGGAGCGAACGCTAGGGTTGGATCACAGCAATGCGGTATGCCAGAATACCTTCATACCGGCTGATGAGATCGAATTGAAGGTCGTCAGGGCTATGGTTGAAAAGGATTGGATGGCCGAAGATGGTGATAGATTCTTCCTCCGAGCCGTCGCTATTGGATTGCTCAATGAGGTTCATCCATTGATCCTCGGCATCCTAAGTTAAACTGGTTGACGCCTCACCAGAATCTGCTACCAAGAATGGGTAAGCAGATAGGAGGACGTGATGGCCCGCACAAAGACACCCCGAACGCTTGAGAAGGTCGAAGCGGAGATCGCTTCGAACCTCGAGACAATCGAGAAGGAGCGGGCCGCCTACGACGCGCTGGGAAAGCGCATCATTCGCATTTCTGATAAGCTCAAGAAGCTCGAGGCAGAGCGCGTTTCGTTCATGCCCCTCGATCTCGAGAGCGCCCTGGTCGCCTATAAGGAGACCGGTGAGAATACGCAGGGCTATAACTGGCTCCAGGAGCGTTCCTTGAAGGGTGACTGGAAGGATACCGGTCTGCGCTATAATGGCAGCTACTGGATAACGACCAACCAGTATGTCATGACCGTTTGGTCGAATAACGCCTGGGATGATGCCAAGTTGGCTGAGCAGGCCAAGGTGATCATGGACGTGCTGCCCGTGATCAAGGCAGGAATCGTGGAACGTGAAACCCTTATCCAGGTCGGTAAGGGCGAGAAGATCGATCTGCGGACCATGAAGGTCTTCAACATCTTCGACCGCGGCCTTTGCCAGAGTGCCAATTGGAACCTCGCCGCTCTTGAGGATGGTCGGTGGATCATTTACGACTCATACTCCTGTAAGTATTCCTGGGGTCAGGCTCGCAAGGTCGGCACCCTGATGGATTGCTTGAAGGAGATGCGGACTTACCTCTACTATGAGGGACCCAGGGATGACGACGATGACGGGGATAATTACTGATGGGATTTCGGACGCCCGATAAGAACCTCACCATCCATAGTGTAGATGAGGGCTATCTCTTCTACTCAATAGCCGGTGACATTGACACCACGGTTCGAGATACCCTTATCCAACGCAAGGTGGTTATCGACCAAATGGAGAAGCTGGTTCAGCTTTACAAGGCAGACCAGCCCATCTATGCGCGTATCAATAGCGGCGCGCGAGCAGGCAGTATCGCGAGAATTGCTCGATCCTCGATCAGTCTGGTCAAGGTTCCAAGTGGTGATCCATCGGGTTATCGCCAGATAATCAAAGAAGGAACCCTACAAACCGATCCTCGGATTCGTATCAAAGTTATGAAGGATGGTCATTCCATTGATAACATCTTCTTTGGATCCGACCACACCTATCTTTGGATTGGCCTCAACGAATATCTGAAGTTTGCCAGAGGTCAGGACCATCACTATTCGGGTGGTATTCTGATTTACGAGTTCGATGGTCGTAAACCGGTAAAGACCAGCTTTACCGACCAGAGTGGTCTCGAATTGCTACCGGATTACCAGGGCCCGACAGTCTTTGAGTTTGCCCGTAAAGACCCTGTTAGTGCTGCCGAGAAGGCACGGCTGGCCAAGGAGAATGCGCTGGCTTTCACCCCCATTGATCGGTTCGGTCATGAACTTCAGGTTGGTGACATGTTCATTTATGGTAAAGCCAATGACCTCATATTCGGCAAATTGATCAAGGTATCTGAAAAGGGGATCATCACCTGCCGAGACTTCATGAGCAATAAGGAGACGAGGCTCATGGCGGAAGATACCGTGAGGTGCCTCAAGCATGGTCTTCGGATCAGCGCTCTTATGCGTTTCGATAAGGATGAGGTGTTGAGCCAGAAGTTGATGGTGGAGAAGCTCAAGAGGTAAGCCTGGTTGACATCTGTCTGAACTACTGTAGGTCTTTGGTAATCCAACCTCCAAAGGAGACAAAGGCCATGAACCGCACAATTCACTGTAACATGAAGGCCTCGAAAATGCTTGGAGAGGATGCCATCTACCAAGCCGAACCACTCGCCGACGGCCGAATTCGCCTCCAACATATCAGTGATCCGACTTTGATCAAAACTGGTCTTACCCTGATCGTCACTCGTACCAAGACCAATAGCGTGGCGGCGATGCGCTATTTCACGCTTCTTGAGGATGAGATGCCCAGTATTGCTCCGTATGGAGGTGTGGATTTCGCTAAGGATTCCATCGGTATCATCCTCACCCCGACGAGCAATGAAGCTTGGGAAGATCGTTGTGGTTTCCGTAACGCCCACGCGATCGTTACAATGGGCTGAAACCTGGTTGACTCTCGCCGCCAATGTGTTATCAACGGTAATCGGAAACACACGGAGGCCCGCATGGATATCATCGACATCATTGCTCGTGAAACGGCCAAACATCTCGAGGTAGCTCAGAAAGCCGGGCGGCTGGGTGATTTCGTAAAGGCGGCAGAAAGCCAAGCATCGGCCCAGACCCTGATCAACCTCCAGAAGGTGATCAAAGAAGAGAACCAACTGTCGGCACTTGCGCCCATGGATAAGGCGCTGACCGAGGCAGGTTTCGAGATTGGCGAGCTTAAGAGCAATGCCAAGAAGCCCAAAGTTTCCATGCCCCGACGCAACTTCTCGTCAGGTAAGCAATGGTCACTGGATGAGAGCTTGAAGCCCAGCGATATCGATCGTATCCTTGGCGGCAAGCAATACCGGGTCAGTGACGATGGCGACAAGGTCAAGTATAGCTGGCGCTTCCTCGTCAACGGTAAGGAGTGCGCGATCTGGGACTATCACAGAGTTCGCTGGAGCGGCTACGGCCCCAAGGAATGCTTCGAAGCCCTGGGAATCAAGATCTACGGCAACTGATCATGCGCTTTATCGGAGACACCCACGCCAAGTTTGACCGATATCTGGAGATCATCCAGGATTGCCCTGCGAGCATCCAGGTTGGTGATTTTGGTGTGGGGTTCCGTGAGGTGCCCACGGTTGGCCCCACTCATCGTTTCATTCGTGGCAATCACGATAATCCCCACAAGGTTAGCCAGCACAACTGGATTCCTGATGGCACGGTCGAGGGTGACACGTTCTTCCTTGGTGGTGGTGAATCTATTGATCGCCATAATCGGATAGAGGGGCGTGATTGGTGGCCCGAGGAAGAGCTAACCCTGGGCCAGCTCTATCAGTACATGGACGTCTATGAAGCAGCAAAGCCCAGAGTGGTTGTAAGTCATGAATGCCCAAGCGATGTGACTGCTAGGTTGTTTGCCCATAATGTAGGCAGGATCAATAACCCGAGCCGCACCAGTCAGGCCTTGGGATCGCTGCTCTACATCCATAAGCCCGAGATCTGGATCTTCGGCCATTGGCATCTTAGGGTCGATGAAGTCTTGGATGGAACCCGTTTCATCTGCCTCGAGGAGTTAGGAGTCATCGATCTCTAAACCTGGTTGACACTAACCAGACCTGTGTTATCACCAGTTATCGGAATAGCAGGAGATCGAAGATGGAATTCAACAAGGACGAGCTCGAGGTTATCCAGGAAGCTCTGGGCCGCTTCATCGATCGCATGGATGGTATCTTCGGCTACGATGCGGCCATTGCCCAGGCGCGTGAACTGGTTGACCGCATTGAGGAGAATCGTTGATGGCTGGTAAGATCCGCACCGCCTGGTATATTGAGATTATCCAGAAGCTCAGCCGTCGCAAGCATCCCCGCGCAGCGATGGATCTGGGCGATCGTCGCACTGATGCGAGTTACAAGGCCAAGAATGCCAGCAAGCGTCGCGCTCAGGGTAAGAAGATCGACCTCGACGACTGACGTAATCGCCGATCAATGCTGGCCCGGTGCGTCATCCGTGTGATCACTACCCACATCAATGTTGACTCCACCGGGACCACCGGCCTTGACATAGATTTTCAACACAACGACAGCTAGGCTGACGATAATAACTGCCAAGGTGGCAGTCAGACCAATCACGATATGATCCTTCAGATCTAGCAATTTGATCAACACGTTGAAACAAGCCGTGGGATCAGCCTTATCACCTAGTTTGGCAACCATACACCAATTCGATGGCGTGAGGCCCCAAAACTGCCAGACGATCAATCCGACTATGAAGGCACATAGGAAGAGAAAGACGAAGATGGTCCAAAGGACGTGCTTCTGAGTCTTGGGCTGGGTAGGAATTGTGACATCCATGGGGTCGATCTCCAGTTTCAGCTATTTACCAGAATTCTGGTTGACGGGTCACCAGTTTCTGCTAACTCTGGTGAATCGGAAGCACATAAGGAGATCGAAAATGGACCGTCGGGAAATCATCAAGAACATCCTCACCGCCGTGGTTAGCGGCGCAGCTCTCACGGCTGGGACGGTAACGGCGGCGAAAGCGCTGGGATGGGACAAGTATTCTCAGATGGTTCGCAAGCAGAAGGATCTGCTTACCCTCCACTACATGATGAAAGATAAGGAAGCTGGCTCCACCTATTCGCAAGGTTATCGCGAGATGGTGACCCCCAAGGTCGACGATGTGCTGGGCTTCGCAATGGAGAACTTCCAGGGCGATGTTACGAGCCCCGAAGCCTACGCGGCAACCCGCCAGATCTTCAAAGGGCGTGAATTCTGCGATACGCTGGATGTCGAGAAGCTCAAGGAGATCATGGAAGTAGTCGTTCCGATCGCGGTTGCTCGTAACCTACTTGCTTACCACCGGGTCACCTTCGACCCCAAAAACATGGCGAGCTGGAACGAATTCTCGGACAAATACAGTGACCTGATTCTCCAATCCTAAGACTGGTTGACGATAAGTAGGCTGATGCTATTACCAGTTTACGAAGTAGGGAGAACGACATGTTGACCAAGGGCGAAATCGCAAAATTATTCAAAGCTGACCCCAGCAGCCGTTGGGGTGGCCAAGGTGGCTATCTCGCCACCAACAAGACGCTTGATGAAGCTAAGAAGATCCTCAAAGGGCTCGGCTTTGTTGAGCAACCCAAATTGCTTGAGCTGGCAACGAGCTCCATCATCAACGGCAAGCCCACCACCCACAAGGTTACTGATTTCGTCTACGAGGGGCTATACAAGGATAGCACCAAGGGCGGCGCCGTACAAAGCAAGGTGTGGATCCGCTTCGATGAAACAACTTCATCGATCTACCTCCAAAGCACTTCCGAGGATCTCTACCGTTACACCTTTTGGGCCAATAGAACCGTCTAAAACTGGTTGACGATCATCCTTGCTGTGTTATCACCAATTATCGGAACAGCAAGGAGATCACAGATGGCTACGGTGAACCTGAACAAGATGGCGTCGGCACTTTGTGGTGATAACACCAAGGTGCGTATCCGCATGGTCGGCGACATCCTGGAATTGCGCCCCACCAACCGGGTCGAGGGTAAGAACCTCCCCGAGGGTGAGATGCTCGTCGACCTCAAAACCCGCACCGATCGCGGCACCAAGCGTTTCACCCTTCCGAAGAACCTGGAGTTCCTGGTTTCGCGTATGTATCGGGCAGAAGTCCGTCCTCGGGGCTGGATTGCGATGGTTCCGATGGCCGCTGACGACACAGACTACGCCAAGTTTTGTGTGAAGAAAATCGGCTTCCAGCCTGCCGGCGCTTCAGTCACCAAGAAGTAAAGGAGGGTATGATGCGACAGATCCTGCGCGAGGTTTTTGGCAACCCTAAGGACGCACTGGAGTTGGTCGGTATTGCGGATACTGACCTTCTCCAAGGCACCTGGAAGCTAGGGGTTGTTGACCCTAGGGATGAGATCAACGAGATGCGGCTCTGGTTCATCGGCGAGCAGAACGATCGGCAGGATCCAACTGACATGATCGAGAATGCCGCGCGGCTGGCGGAGAAGGCTATCGCAGCCACGGCTATCGAGGACCTACCCAGCAACAGCCAGACTATCCGCTATATCTTCGGTATGCTCGAGGATCGGCTCAAGCGACTTCAGAGCTCCAATCCACCGCCCTACTTCCTTGCCCTTTATCAGCTGCTCGTGCTCAGCAGTAAGCCCGACCAGCGCAGAGCGATCCTTGACGGGGTGGCTGAGGCAATCGGTCTGGATAAGGCGATCTTCGGATAAGGGCCACGGTATAAAAGTGGTTGACACTCTGGATAGTGGCTATAACTTCCAGGTTGTTAGACGAGGAAACAGCGGATCAACAACGCAGGGAGGTGAGAATGACGGCCCGTTAATCCCCAGCTTTTGAAACTTTTGATTTGATAGATAGAGAAACACCTTACTCTAACCCAACGGCGCTCTTCGGGGCGCCGTTGTTATTTGACATCCAGGTATAGGTCTGTAGATGACCAGTATGAAGACACTTTGGCTCTACCGACCGCTGATCAATTGGCAAGACATCTATCGCTGGGCCATTGATCAAAATATCAAGAAGCTCATGCCACCTGAGCAACTTCATCTTACACTCGCGACTTGTCGGCAACCAGTCGATTGGTCAGGGTTGGAACTTCGCCAGGATACCTTGGAGATCCCCGAAGGTCACAAGGTGGTTCAGATCTTCGGCTATATCGCTAAGGGGTTGGCATTCGGTCATCCAGCGATCAAAGAGCGTCATACAGAGCTAGCTAGGCTCTTTCCTACTATGGACCATCCTAAGCTACTTCGCCCGCATGTGACCCTTATGCGGGGAGGGAAGATGCCCAAAGCACCCTATGAGGGTAGATTGGTTCTCGGACCTGAGGTAGCCGAGGAATTCAACGAAACCGCTGTGAAGAACCTGAAACATCAGAAAGTCGATACGCCTGAGATGCGAGCTATTTTGGATCTACATTCCACTTAATTGGATGGTGATTCTTAGGTTTACTTTAACCCTAATGATCGCTATTAAGAGGGTGGGTTAAAGAGTAGGGTGAATCTCATGGATCGAGTCTTAGCAACCATTCTCTTCATGATGGGAATGGGACCACCTCCCCCGCCACCGCCACCTCCCCCACCATCAAGTGGCCCTGTGGCTCAGCCAATGGGTGGCGGTATTCCAACGGTGCCGCCTGGTCATACCGAATAAGCTAACATCATGTTGGCCGGTGTAGAGACCATCTTTTATGCCGCGATGGCGATGATATTCTTTATCATCGCCCTCAACGCAAAATCTGAGAACGGTGATCTGGTTCTAGCTGGATGCTGCTCGGCCATTATGATCATCTTCTGGGGCGTCAACACAATCCAGTGGATGACCAACATCCTTCACTTCGCCATAATGAGTGATAGCTTCTTCACCTTAGGCGCGTTCATCCTCTTTGCTATATTCAAGCGTAAGTGGCTTCTCGTTCTATCGCTGCTCTACCTGGTAGATGTGGTGTTTGACTGGCTATACCTGAAGAACCTGGTCTCCTACGGTGTAATGGCATGGACCGAGAATAGCATCTACATCATTCAGCTAGGAACAGCCGCGTGGCCCGGCTGGTGTGCTATTCGAGAGAATCGCAAGAAGCCCACATTGAATTGAATCCTGGTTGACGATCCTGCGGTTTCAGCTATTGTGGTTGAAACCATAGGAGACCAGTATGACTTGGTGGAATAAACGCGAACCTGTAGAGCCGCCCAAGGCAGATCCAGCGGATCGTGATTTTACGGGTTCGGATATCTGGACCATTATCGCATCAGGCCTCGAGAGCCACGGTATGATCATGCGCCGTGATGGTGAGGCCAGTTTCGGTCGTGACCGGTGGGGTGATGGGAAATATCACCTCAAGGTCAAAGTCGACCCTAAGCCCGCTCCGGTTCTTGATCTTATCACCAATGATGGTGAGATCATCAAAGTCAGCGATTGGAACGCCCTGACCCAGGAAGAGCGCATCAAGTTCGTCGAAGAGCGTGGTGCTCGTTTCAAGGTTAAGGATAAGCCGGCAGAGGCTAGTGAGGATGCGGAGATCTGACCATGGGTATGACTAGTGGCGACGGCTATTACCAGGAAGTCGATGAAGCCCGTTACAGTTATGCTGACGTGGAACGCGAGCATGAACTCAATCGGCGTGATGAAGCCTGGAATGCTATGGCTGATCGCTTTGAAGCCAACAGCCGCGCCGAGGTTGGCGCTACCATTGAATGCGCGTGTTGCGCCCACAAAATTGTGAAGCGTTGCTACCAGCAGAAGTTCTGTCCGCCGATCCAACGGGGTAAGCGGAAGTCCTATCGTTGTAAGGATCGCTACTGGAACATCATGAATCCTCGGGGCAAGTTCGCGCATCTTGCTGATTGATCTTGCGTTCCAACCTCTAAGCCGTCTATTCAAGCTATATGTTTCATTGGATCTATAATTTGAATCGATGGTATGATCGCCTGGATGGCGATCGGCCGACCTTCAGGTTCCTACTCTTTATCACTCCTATGTGCCTAGCAGCTATCATGGTAAACTGGCGCGGCATGGGTGTGGTGAATATTGTGGGATTAGCCATCATGTTTACGATGGCGTTCTTGCGAATCTTCCCTATTATCTTTCCACGGAAAACTGGTTGACGTCTAGCCAGGCTCCGCTAAAAACTGGATAGGACAACCACTTTCAAGGGAGATATTATGTCAGGTCTGGGACGCAAGCTGGCACGGGCTAAGATGGCGAAAGCCGGTAAGAGCAAACGCTGGAACGGCCTCACATCATCCTTCGACAGTTATGATGAGCTTCGATCTCAAATGGCTGCTGAACGATATGCTCCTCGTCCTATCCACAACGACCGCAGCGCCGAAGCGGCCCAACGGATCGCCGGCGCGATGGAGCGAGTTCGCAGCGGTTACCAGGATGATGGCAGCTACATCAGCCCCGAGGGAGTTCATATGAGCAAAGCCTATATGGACAACCTCCAGACCGACAAGGCTGAACTGGAGGGTAAGGGCGAAAAGGGCCAGCGTTGTAATCGCACGGCCTGCCAGGCTCCGGGTGCCTACTGGTATAACCACTCGACGCAGAAGTGGTATTGCGGGACCTGTGCTGATCTCCTCAACCGAGACAAGTTCAACTCCGCTGATGCGGATCGCCTTTATGGTCATCCGCTGCTCACGCTGGATCCTGAGTTCGCAGACAAGCGTGATGAGCGTCTCTGATGCCTCACGCCTCCAATACCGTAATCTGCGAAGGGCCTGATTCACCCCACGCCTTCGATGTCATCCCCGAAGTCATTCGTAGGGGATCGCTAGACGCAAGGTGCCCAACATGTAAGGGTCATGGCCAGTGGAACAGCGAGATTGATCTTGTGAGCTTCCGCAGCAAGCGAGTGATTTGTGACCACTGTATGGGAACGGGTTGGATCGAGACTGGGGATGATGCCCTCGCGATCGACGATATTGTGATGACTCCTGAGGGTTACCCCAAATGGATTATCCGCTATCTGCCTTGTAGCTAAGTAGGAGTTATGGTTATGAAGACCCTGAACGTTCGCTTTTATGATGCCGAAACGGCCCAGAAAGCTGCCGAGCGATTTGGTGGAGAGGCATCGGGCGTTCATGCTTCCTTCCAGACCGAGAACCCCGATATCCTGTTGGTCAGGATCAGCAACGAATTTGATTGGCGAGATTCTGATAACGATTAACGCTTCAAGTTCTGATCGGTTGACACCTCACCAGTTTCATGTAGAACTGGTGAGGTAGGTAACGAAGGAGATCGGAACATGGCACACCGGCATACCAACCAGGGCGCGCAATTCCAGGATATGGCAGCGTTCCGTCGTTTCGCTCTCGCGGGCAATGCGGTGTTCACCATGGTTAGCAAGCGCACTGGAACGCGCTTCACCTACCGTATCCGCAAGCCTGGATCGGATAAGCCCTATTTCATCCAGCTGATGAACGGCCCCGACAATACCACCAGCTACGCCTATTTTGGCCTCATGTTTGGCAAGGGCGTTGACAGTGATTTCACTTCCTATCGGCACGGTGGTCACAAGGCCAAAGCGGGTAAGGATGCCCCGAGCGTCAAGGGTTTCGAGTGGCTCATCCGCAACGTGATGGCCGAAAAGGTCTTGGAGGAGGTGGAGATCTGGCACCAAGGCAAGTGTGGTAAGTGCCGCAAGCCCCTCACGGTGCCGGAGAGCATTGCCAGCGGTCTTGGGCCAGTTTGTGCTAAGGGTAGGCGGGTCTAATCCATCGCTAGACGAGTTTGGACAATATCCTCACCTCTGATGTAGGCTTCACTCAATATTTCGAGACGATCAATCTCGTGTTCAATCTTCTTGATCTCGGCTATCATCGCCTCATAGTCACCCATCAATTTGACCACTAGGGATAGCCCAGATAACTTCTCACTATGAACGCGATCTGGGCGGATATTACGCATCTGGTCTCGTTGCCATGCGTTTATGCCCTTAGTGAGGGATTCCAGCCTGTTGAGCGCCAGGAGGTCATTTCGCAGGCAGAGGAGATCCTTAGAGATCTTGATAAACGCCTTGTCGTTGGATTCGCTCATTCTTTACTCAGCTTGTTGATCAGAATATCACCACCTTTGAGGTAGGTATCACTGAGTTCCTGGAGTAACATCAGGCGCTTCTCTAGTTTCTCTTTCAGATCCGAGAAGCCATCAACACCTTTCTTGACCAGTTCAACCATAGGAAGCAGTTCTTGGATTTCAGGCACGTAGATCTCACCAGGTCTGATCTTGTTGATGTGGTTAGCGATGTAGGAATCATTGCGGCAGAGAGTGCGTAATGATTCTAGGGCCTGAAGTGAGTTTTCAACACGACGCAGCTCTTGGGCTACTTTGAGATATGCCATGTCATTCTTAGTCATATCGGTCATGTGGTGAACCTACATGACCTGGTGTCTAGAGTTCAATAATTGGTTGACTCAGGATGTGGCCTTGTTACAGTTACGCGAACTAGAGGAGAATCATCTTGGCTCTTGGACCCCGTCATCCTGCTGATACCTTTACGGTTGAAGATTGGCAGGAACGCATCGATGATTATCGCGCCAACAACTTGGGTGAGATGCTCAAATGGGCACTCAAGAAGCAGGAACAAGCCCGTAAGGCTCGGAGGTATCGTAAATGAATTCACAGGATCCCCTCGATATCGTTCGCCATTTCTCGCGCAAGATCCAGAACGGCCGAACCATCCTCGACGCCGCGAGGCATACTGAACGCGAACTTGTTGAGCTCTACGAGGAGATCGAGAAGAAGGTTATGGGCCTGCCACCCGGCCCCGATGGTATTGTGGGAGAAGCTCTCGATATCATCGCTTGCGCCCTTGATGTCATCTTCGTAGAAGCACCTGAGACGACAAATGAAGAGATCAACGCCACCCTGCTCAGGAAGTGTGAGAAGTGGGCACGGCGATACAAGGATAGCGTAGATGGCGACCGATCAATTGATTGATATTCAGGCTCTTCGCAAACTGATCACTGATGTTGGTGGGCCGCACGAGTTGAGCACTGGTTGCCTTGCTAATCATGAAACTACCTGTGATTGCGCTTACATCTTCGATGAAGGTCATATGGGCGGGATTGGTCAGGTCTTTATCGATAATGGTCTTCCAGTTTCAGAAGGTGGTAATGACGCGCCTTCAAAGGATCTCGCAAGGGCTTACCTCAATCTGATTGTGGGCGCTGTAAATGCGCTTCCTCATCTACTCGATGCGTTGGAGAGTAAGAATGCCAATTGATATGGCGACTCTACTGTCTACCACTTTCGGTGATCCCGAGCAGAAGCTCAGTGTGAAGCGATCATGGCTCAAGGAAGTCTACAATCTACTGACCGATCGTGACCGTCTCATCCGTGAGAACCAAGCCCTACGAGCCCAACTGAAGGCTCATCAGGATCTTGAGGATCACATGAACAGCCCCGAGTACCAAGAGGGTTGGAAGCAATATGATAAGGGCATGAATACCATCTTCGGCAAGGGTGGTGCGTTCGATAAGATCTTCGGCAAGAAGCGAAGAATAGGCTGATATTCTGGTTGACCCGATCACCAATTCTGCTAGAACTGGTATGTTGGAAGCAAATACGGAGATCGAGCATGTTTCGGAACAACGATTTGGTCAAAGTCACGAAGAACGGCGTGACTGTCAATGGTCGTATTTCTGGCGAGCGCACGACCTTCTATCCCGACAGCACCGTGAACAAGTATGGCAGTGGTAAGATGGGCCGCACGGCAGTTGGCTACAAGGTTCACATGCCCATCATCAGAGAGGACGGTACCCTCTATACCGACCGTGTGGGCAATCCCTTCATGGGCCTCGGCTACGTGGAAGAGAAGCTGATTACCAAGGCATAAGGTGGTTGACATCCTCACCAGTTTTGCTAGAACTGGTATATCGGAAGCAAACACGGAGATCGGAAGATGGCGTTTATTCTCTCCCTCGATGGCGGTGTTCCTAACTGGAACGGCAACGACCCTCGCAACCAAACTTTGTTCGATGTTCGCGACAAGGAATATCGCATCTATGGTGCGGTTCGAGGTTCATGGGGCAAAGGCCCCAAGGGTGGTAACGTCTACACCTATTACGTCTACGATACCGAGGGTAATCTGCTGCTCGAGACGAGGCGCGAGAAGGATTGTCGGAACGAGGACCTGTTTGACAAATCCAAGTTCATCACCGAGCGCTTTCACCTCACACGCCTTGCTCCGGTGAATATCGATCCCCAGCCCGTGGGTGCTCGCGGCGGTCCCCTCCGCTAAACAGGCTTGCTCAGGTTCGGATCTCCCGCTATGAACGTAGCGGGAGATCGTTCTATGAAACGAGCAATGCGAATCTACGTAGGCCAATTCGACGCATACTGGTCCTGCGGCATCCAGGATGGGATTGCGTTCCTCCACGAAGGTGTTGAAGGTAAAGCCTATGATCTGGATGAAGATCCGCGTTTCAAGCGCATTAGTGGCCGGCCTCATGGTGTATATCGCGATCGGGGAACTGGCGCGGTAGATGGACCTATCAATTACCTGAATCATCCTTGTGACTGGGATGAGGATGAGTGGAAGTATCACCTGGATCTACTGGAGGAAGAATATGGCAAGCATCTGGCACAATGATGAAAAGCCTGGCTATGACAAGGGTAAAGCTGATACCTCCTTCAGCAAATGGCGGGTTCTGGTGATGGAGAGAACCGCTCAACTCACCGGCAAGGATGAGAATGATGCTGTGACTCGTATGCGGCATTATGGTCAGAAGCAGATGGGCCTAGACTTCGATGGCGGCATGACTGCTGAGCAACTAGCCTCGAGGTTAGCTCAATGAAACCGTTCTGGCAGGGCTTCTTCAGCATCTTCGAATCAATGGCTGACATGTTTGATCTGTCGGGCAAAGCAACTCAGCAGAGGATGAAAGCTCGTCTGGATAAGATCATGGAGCGGAGCAAAGAAGCCGAATCTTGGTATCACAGGGGTCCTTGGTGGGAACACCCTATGTGGGGTGATACGTGGAAGGATCGCAAGTGATCACCAAGGCTGAAGAAGATGTCATTGGTCATCTAGTGGATGCTTGGAATGCCTTCCTGAAGCTTCCTGTTGAGCATCCTGATGACACAACTGAATTTAGACATGCCATACATGCGGCACAGAGGGAGATTCTTTCAAGATCTGGCCGCCGGGAAATCAACCAATGATACGAGTTCTCGCAGTCAGCTTGAGTGGTTCCGAGCATATCATTATTGGTAAGGTCGTTGACCGGCAGAGTGTTCCATTCTCTTCAGAGGATGATGCCCGTTCTCATCTGACTCGCATTGGTTGGTCTGATCAGCGAATGATGGTTGACGAGCAAGTCTTGGAGAATGGCCGGATTCGCACTACATGGGATGATCAAAGCGTTACTGAGCACATCAAGGGTTCAGGCACCTTTGAATACGTCAGGGGAGGCCCGAAGGGCGGTAGGAAGATCAGCAAGAGTGAGATGAACCAATGAATCGACAGAGCAATGTCTCGATAGTTCTCAAGGATGACGACGGCCTTTTCATTCGGTATGGCACGACCAAATTCCGCCCGCAGAGTGTCGGAGATGCCAAGGGATTGGCCAGGGGCAAGACCGTTCGTGCCTGGCCAGCCGATGCGTCAAAGTCTGGATTGAAGGTCGATACTGCCGATGGTCAGAGGATATGGCCTCGCGTCTAATTGGTTGACTCCTCACCAGTTTCTGCTATTCAGAATGGGTAGGCAGCAACGGAGGAACAGATGTCGGTTATCGCAACTCTCGAGCCCATGATGATCCAGGGCTTCAAAAATGGTATGTCGTTCCGTCAAGTTCGAGATCGTATGCCTGCGCTCGTAGCGCGTAAAATGCGTATCAGCGAAGCCGAGTTCTACATCCTGCTCGAACGAGAAGCCGGCCCTGCCGACCAAGCACTTAACTCCTTAGTCGACCGTATCACTGCCCAATTCAGCCCGGCCGAAAAACTCAAAGTTCTCGCTCGCAAGTAAAGCTGGTTGACGATTCCAATTCTGGCGCTATTATGAAGCCAGAAAGGAGATCGTTATGATTGGCGGTAATGTTGAGTTCGAGATCAAACAGTTTCTCTGGTGTCTTAACGAGGCCGAGAATAACGACAAGATCTGGGGCTATGTCGACGTTCAGGGCAAGATCTACAACTTCTGGGGGCGGCGAGCTGATCTCGACGCAGATCGTGGCAAGAAGCTGAGCTTCAAACGCTGGCCTGGGTCATATGGCGACCATGCGTGTCGCAAGAAGGCGCAGTCTAAGATTCGCCCCTCGGGCGGCAAGACGCCCTACAAACCCATTCCGGTGGCCAAGGATGCTGATGGTAACTATCCGAGCATCGAGGCCATCTACCCCAATTTCGTTGCCCACTTCAAAAAGCAACTCATGTATGCCCGCCTGACTGGCACGGTGCTAGGGGAGGAAGTCTGATGCCAATCCTAGCATTCATTATCGTGCTGGCTGGCCTCGTGACCTGGGATCCAGCCGGCCTCTATCATGCGCCCAAATACGTGCCACCCACACCAACGGAGAATCTCCAGAATCGTTGGTGGGCGGCTCAATTTTCGGCGGGGCTGGCTGCTGATTCGGCTACAGAGCACAAGTTTCTGCGTGACCAACGAGAATTGATCACCCAGGAATGCGAGGATCTCAACGTAAATCCTAAGGAGGTATTCGGCAATGACACGACCTTCTGATGTGCCAGGTTGGGGCGAATGCGTTCGTCGAGCCTGGAATTGGTCTAAATGGCTCCTAACGATCATTCCGATTGCGGCTATTATGGCGGTGCTGTTGCCTTTGTGGCTCTTTAATGAACCACAGACGGCGGCTCAGGCCCAATACATCAAGGACTATACAAGGTTCATGATACTGGCCATGCCAGCCATGGCTTTCTGCCTTTGGGTGGTTCTCTTCCTCAATTCCATCATACAGGAACGAGTAGCGAAGACACCCCTGGAACTTGAAGAGCAGGAACGGCGGTTGTTGGCTCGTTTGAAGGAGAAATACCCCAATGGGTGATCTGATGAAATGGGCGGGTTATGCGCTATTCATTCTTCTGATGATTGCGCTCTTCGATGATAACATCAGGCCGAATACCACTTTCGCCTCACCTGGCTTGGGGATTGGTATGGGTGTTGCGTTGGGGATGATCGCTATCGGTTACTTGGCCGACATTCGCGATGCGATCCAAGCCAACAAACCAGAGAAGCCAAATAGGGACATACCTCAGGAACCTTGATCCTTCGCACGAGCGATGATTGCCGCTCGTCGTTCTTCTGGTGATCGTTCAATTCGTTTGAATTCTGGCTCAGCCTTCTTACCAAACACTTTGCGTTTGAGTGACTGAAGGAAGCCATATTTCATCTTCTCGTCACCTGCTCGATTGCGAACATCCTGGAGCCGACGATCCTTAGATGCTTCGACTTCACCCGCAGATGGTTCAGTCTTCTGACCAAACTCCTTCGGGTGCTTGAACCCAAGAAGTTCATCAACGCGATCCATTGATTCGCGTAGAGCAATACGATAATCCGTTGATCTGGCCATGCTCCTATTTATTGGATAGGTGTGACAACGGTGAATATTGACGCCCACCATACTGCCGTGTTTACGTGGTGGTATGATTCAAGAGAAGAACCTCACAAGACGACCAGTTCGCATTCTTACGGCAATGCCCGCTGATACCAATCCAGATGGTGACATCTTCGGTGGTTGGTTAATGTCAGCCATGGACCTTGCCGCTGGTGCGGTCACTCGTAGGCGAGCCGGTGGTCGAACCGTTACGGTGGCCGTCGAGGGTTTCAAGTTCATTGCTCCAGTTCATGTTGGTGATGAGGTTGTCATCTATGCCGATATCGTGCGAACTGGCACAAGCTCAATGGATGTGATGGTTTGTACCTATGCTCATGCGGGTTGTACGGGTCTTGAAACCAAGGTCTGCGAAGCCAAATACATCTTCGTTCATATCGGTGATGATGGTCGCCCCAAACCACTTCCGGAGGTTCTATGACGTTCAATGATGCCGTGCTCCTGATCTATCCGATCTTATTCCTGGTAGTCGCGATCATCAGTTTCTTCTTTTGGAGCAACTCAGGTGTAGTCATTCTTGCTCGGCTTACTGGTAAGCCGATCATTATCATCGAGGGTATCAGTAGCGCCATCGAGGGTGATGTTTGGAAATCCTACGTCATCGAAGGGCCGGTCACTGGTAGGAAGACCGCATGGCGTTATCCTATGACTAAGACTGGTGTGGTCAAGTTGAATGAGGATGGCACTGGCGAATATTGTGGTAGTGTGGTCTGGAAGAAGATCTGATGGTCAAAGTGATTCATGTGAACCGGCAGCATATCGCGATGAATGCCAAGGATCAGGGTGACCGCCCAGTTTATACTATTAAGATGAATGGCAAGACCAGGTATGCGAGAGAGGTAGAGATTCTTGGGCCGTCACGCCTCATCTATAATGGCGACCAACTGAGCTGCGGAGCTCGTGCTTGGATTGAGACTGATGCTGAGCTCAAGTTGATTGACGAGATGTCATTCAGGGAAGCAAGGGCTTCCTGAAATGCTAGAGTTCGCTACTACCCAAATGATTGAAAGAGAGACACACATGAAACCCCTACTAATTGCCGTTGGCATCCTAGTTCTTATCTTCTTCGCACCTCTCCTTGGCATCGTCTTTGGTGCCTTTGCTGGTTGGGTGGTTGGTCTATTCTTCCCCCATACCTTGGATCTAGTTGGTCAGCGTATCTTCGGTGAGGCTATTCCGGCTTGGCAGTTGGGTGCCGCTCTTGGCTTTGTGGGCGCATTCTTCAAATCAACGACAACCCGTAACAAGAACTGATTCATCAACCTAAGAACTAGACAACCGCCCACTTTGGTGCTTAGTGGGCGGTTATGTCTATCGTAACTCGCTTCGCACCCTCGCCAACGGGCTACCTTCATATCGGAGGGGCCCGCACAGCTCTATTCAACTGGCTCTACGCCCGTCATATGGGTGGTAAGTTCCTTCTACGTATCGAGGATACTGATAAGGCCCGCAACACACCCGAGGCGGTCCAAGCAATCTATAATGGTCTGCGCTGGCTCGGCATTCATCATGATGGTGATGCGGTTCTACAAAGTGAGAGGGCCGAGCGCCACGTAGAGATCGCCTGGGATCTTCTTGCGTTTGGTGGAGCGTATAAGGATTTCACGACTCCGGAGGAGATGGAAGAGCTTCGTCTTGCTCATCAGGAAAGTGGTGTAAAGGGCCCCTTCCGCTACAAGAGTCCATGGCGTCACGTTGATCCAAAGGATTATCCAGAGGATCAGCCATACGTTGTTCGACTACGCCCTGATCTCGAGGGCGATACTGTGATCGTGGATAAGGTCCAGGGCGTGGTGAAGGTCAGCAATAAAGAGCTCGACGACATGATCCTGCTCCGCTCCGACGGCACACCGACCTACATGCTCGCGGTGGTGGTCGATGATCATGACATGGGCGTCACCCACGTGATTCGCGGTGATGATCACCTCAACAATACGTTCCGTCAGCTTCCAATCTACAAGATGCTCGGTTGGGCTGAACCCATTTATGCTCATATTCCACTCATCCATGATGAGAATGGTAAGAAGCTCAGCAAGCGCACTGGTGCGGCGGCTGTTGAGGATTACCGCGACATGGGTATCCTGCCTGAGGCGATGGTCAACTATTTGGCGCGACTGGGCTGGGGTCATGGCAATGATGAGATCTTCACTTTGTATCAGGCCATCCAATGGTTTGATATCAAGAATGTTGGTCGAGGGCCAGCAAGGTTAGATTCCAAGAAGCTGAAAGCCATCAATAGCCATTACATCAGACAGGGTGACCCACACCACCTTGCCCTCAAGGTTCTTCCTGAGCTCCATCGGCGTGGTATCGAGAACCCACCCTATAAGACTGTAGTAGGGGCCATGGAAGCTCTACGTGAGCGGTCCAGCGATCTAAACGCACTCGTGGATGGAACGATGTTCCTCTGGGCTACACGACCCATTGCTATTGATGAAAAGGCCAAGACCAAGCTGGATAGGGATATCTTGCGTGATCTGCTCATGCTGCTCAAAGGGGTCAATACTGATCGGCCTGGGCTTGAGCAATGGCGAGCAGAAGACCTCATGGATCTCATCAAAGCCTACGCGGGTGATCGTAAGCTAGGGGAGATTATGGCTCCATTGCGTTCTGCTCTGACTGGCAGCACCGTAAGTCCACCCATCCATGATGTCTTGGTCCTTCTTGGCAAGGATGAGACTCTTGGTCGAATTGAGGATGCTCTTAATGCGTAGTTGGAAGTATAGAACCCGTGGTCTGAGGAACAAGATGGAGCGTTACCGCGCCTCTTACCGCTACAAGATCCGCTACAATATCGTTTCTCGGATGATCAGGGAACGAGCAGCCGGTTATGATTACTTCGAATCATGTAACTGGCATCCTTGTAAAATTGAACGGTTCAGGGTCTGGGATTCTGATGGAGACATCGAAGGTCCTAGCCTGGTCAATGGTAACCCTAATAGCTGTAGCCTGACCCATTGTGGTGTCGTTCTCTACAAGGAAGCCGAGGCATTTGAACGTCGTGACTTCATCGTGGATTATGGAATGCTGCCTTACCAGTTGAAGTATGTCTATCAGATTCCACTCGACCATCCAAAAGAGAAGATCATTCAGGGACTCAGGGGATCTTTGGCAATGGAAGAGATCTGGAAGTTCAATGAACGACAGCGCACGCCTGAGATCACCCCCAAGGGTAAGGAGTGGTTGGAAGAGACCTATGGTATTGACTATGATTCACTGACACCATTGACCCAGGAAGAGATGGATAGCGCGGAAGCCTATTGATGATCACGCCAGGCTTTGAAAGGATCAAGCAATTCTACGGTGATCGCTGTGCCAAACGGTCTGGTGTTCCACTGATCAATCACATCACTGAAGGTATTGAGATCCTGGATCGCCTTGGTTCTGGGGATCATATCAAGGAAGCCTTCGCAATTCATCCACTGGTCCAGGCCGATGAAGACCTCAAAGCCAATTTCGACAATTTGATCAACGGGCCTGGTCTTCCAATTAGTGCCGCGGTGCTCGCTCTGGCTCTTGAATATCGCAACATTGCGAATGACTTCCTGAGTGATCAAATCGACACATGGGATGGCAAGCCAGTAAGTCTGAAGAAGATCAGATTGAGCCCACTCGATGCCGTGAATACCATGTTGATCGCTGACAAGGTTCAGAATCGCAAAGACTTCCTACGCTACCACAAGGGAACACATCCGAGGAGTCTTGAACTCGACTTCTACTTCAATTATTGGTTGGAGGTGCTCGGCATTTCTGAACCTAGATACCAGGAACTCACGGAGGGGTTATGAGAATCGTTGGCGGCCGCGATTACTATGATAGTGCGTCAGCCTACGGTATCGATCCTGGCATCACTTTCGTTCGCAACTCGCGCAAACTAACCAATCGGGATATGGTAGAGTTGGGTAACTGGTCTGGTGCTCAGGTTTCACTATCTCTGGATATCGAAGAGCCCGAGCATAAACCGCGAGGATGGCGGCGGCCATCTGCTAGTCATGGTGGTTCCTATTACGGAGCCTATCAGAGCAACGTGATCAACGGCCTTGTCTATGGCTTCAAGGATCATGCGGTTCTCTTCTGTGGTAAGGTGTATCGTGGATGTACGATCAGCACAGTGGATGAACGCACCCAAGTTCAAAGAGAAGAATTCCACTTCTGGTCGGTTGATCGTCTCCGCAAATGGGCGGAGGAACGAGGCCTCAAGGTAGGAGCGGCCGGTGGATGGTGGCGGGTTGATCAACCACTCGATAGCATGTTTGCCCCAACGGCATTGGATGAGTCATCCATCCAGTTCATGATCAAACACAATGCGGCGATCATCTGGAAGAAGGAATCCGAGGAGAGACCACCAAGCCCCTACAACTATTCAAGCTATCAGGATGCTGATTCGGGTTGGCGCATCAATGCCGATGGCCTTAAGGATATTGGCTTCCAGAGCGCTGTTGATCCAGTGACTGCCTTTCAGGAGCTCTCCATGTTTGTGGGTGGAACACTCAGTGCTCAGAATGGTCCGAACATCGTTGAGATTACCGACGATAAGGTGAAGCTGGCAAAGCACGGGATGGATAAGACCTCTTTCAGAAGACCCAAACAAGCCAAATGATCAACTGGCTATTCGCCCTAATGGCTGGCAAGGTTGTCGGTGATGCGATTGAGGAGGTCGTGACACCAAGAGTCACCTTCACACCACCAGCACAGGAAGGTTATGAATGGGTGATGGTTGGTCAGCATTGGATGGCATTCCCCGGCCGACGAGAGCTACCAACCAAAGATCTTGATATTGATCCAGATTCTGCTATGCCTGAATTCCTATGAGAGAAGATCGACTCAGCCCAGCACAACGCAAGGCACGCGCGAAACAGCGTGAACCCTGGCGACATGCCTATGAGCGTCTTCGTGAACGTCACATGCCTGATGCCGATTATGGTATCCTTGAGATGCTCGCCACCCTCGCAATGGATGCCATCCAAATGGGTGGTAAGAATCTCACCAGTCAAGTGATCGCTAGGGAGAATGACGAGTCTTGGATTGTGGAGGTTGATGCCTTCACTGATCGTAAGAAGATCCTCATCGTCATGAACCCAAAGACTGGCATTCCTCGCACCGTTCTACCAGCACAGGGAAATTGAAATGACCAAGCAAGTCCTGATTTGCGTCAATATGCCTGAAGATCTTGATGCTTTCAAAGCCCTATCTGTGCTCATTCCGACTATGGATGATGATTCAGGTTCATACACGGTCGGTGGAGTGGAGGTTGATTGGAACCTCCTTGATCCACAGGAAGCCATCGATATTGATCCAAGACAGCGACAGGCGGTTGCTGATCTCCTGATGGCCTTCGATCTTCCAGCTGAATTGACCGCAGTAAGTCGTTCAATGCTCCTGGGTGCCATCATGAACCCTGGCGGCACTATCCAATCCATGGGGCCTGGTAACCGCCGAGCGATGCTTGAGAAGGCTAAGGGCTTGATCGAAGAAATGCTCTCCGAAATCGCCTGAACGGTTGATTTCCCCAAAACTGGCGTTATTGTGGTGGAGATTACAAGGAGATCGGGCGCATGAGCGCGAGTGATGAGATCAAAGAACGTATCGTTCATCAGTTTACCTGTTCCAATGTTTCAACTACGGAGAAGGATTGGAAGCGGGTTCAGAAGTTCCAACTGAACGGCGCCACCGTGCGTGAGTTCTTCAACTCAAAGCTAAATCGCACGGTCTACACGATCGGCGATGATGAAGATTGCTCCGTTTATGAGCTCGACCAGTGGATCTACGGCTATCGTGAAGATGAGGAAGACGGCATTGCCGTATCCTTTGAGCCCAAGGATCGCTGGAACCGCACTGGTTACATCTACGACCAACACCAGCAATTCATGTTGGAGTTCTTCCACTGTCTACCTGCTGGTCAGTTTGATGAGGTCTCGGAGAACTGTTTCGTCTTCAATGACGACAACCCACTCAAACTCCACATCATGCTCGCCAAGTATGGCTTCAAGCACGACCAGGCGCTGACAGATTTCCTCAACAATCTGGGCAACGGTCCGGCTCCACAAACCCCAACCGCACCAGTCAATCCACCCCTACCACCGGCGTTGGATTCCAACTGGTCACCGCCTAGCAATCGCTCAGTTCCCCACCAGTCGGCCAGCCAGCCATCCACCCCGTCGGCTGGTGGGGTTCGGATCAAGAATAAGTCGCCGGGTCAGGCGAACGCAACTCATGCGCAGAATCAGCAAGCCATGATGGCGAAGATCGGCCAGATGGCTGCTCAGCTGGGGGCGGGTTCAGTTCAGATTGGTGGAATGACCATTCCAGCGGCACCGCTACCACCGGGTATGAAACCTTTAGTTGGAACGGCTCCACTGCCTCCGTCAGGTATCTTCAATTCGCCAGGGATGAAGGCAGCGATGCCCAAGATGGCTGGCCAATATGCTGAACTGGTTAATCTCCAGCCAGCAGTCCAAGCGGCATTTATTGCCCAACGGATCATGGGCCTACATGGGCTCCAGCAAGAGAACCCCAACTGGATGGATAAGGCCGAAGTCGAGAAACTTTTGCTTCGCCACCGCAACACCAGCTTCGACCTCGACATTGAGCGCAGTAATGCGATCTGGATGCTCTACGAGGAAGCTGACGATGGCTCGGGCACTCCGCTTGAAGACTTCTTCGCAATGGACGACGAGGAGCTCTACGACGCGCTAGATTCCTACGGTATCCTGGACCAGGCCGATGACGAGCACGAAATCATTGTAGTTCCTGACTATCAGACCTATCCTGCCCCCTACGATCTACCAGTTCCACAACCGGCCCCTATGGCTCCCCCGCCACCCCAGCAGCGGCCAACACCCATGGTGGGCCCTGCGAGCATCAATGCGCGATCGGGTAGCTTTGCGCCACTACAGACTGCTCAACTGGCGGCCACCCCTGTGGCCCCTCCTCCGGGCAACGTAGCGGCCCATATCAACAATGACTCCGGCGACAAGTGGGCCGAGTTCTGTGGTGAAGTCTGGGAAACCTACGAACTCAACAAGGCCAACCTACCCCTCGATATTACGTGGTCTGACCGTTATCGCCCACGTGACGTTCAGATTACTGGCCTGGGCTACGAGTTCGTGCGCCGTGACTTCACGGGTGTTCGGGTTCGGATGGGCTACTTGGATCGTGACGGTGAGCTCATTGAGAGTATCGATCTCCCCAGCGCGATGCTAGAAGAGCTCCTTAAGGAATGGGGAGGTGACTGGAACGTCGATGACATCACTCAGGATATCTTCAAGCGTAAGGGTGAGAACCCCGAGACTGGCTTCAGCTATACGAGCGAGCAGCTCTGGGAAGAGGTTGAGCAGTTCCTGATCAATGAGGGTTGGAAGGAAGCAAAATGAGCGTCAAAGACACCCGCTTCAAGCGCCAGTGCCCCATCTGCTCTGACATCCTACCAGGCACCGATGATGCGGTGATGGTCTTTGAATGCCTCAAGGAGCAGGTCGCAGATATCGATAACGGTAAGGCTGATTTCGACGAGCCCAACTGTACCTTGTGCGGAGAGGATTGCTCACTAGGTGAGGCCCGAAAGATCTTGGCAAAGGGTGAACCAAAACTCCTCAAAGCCGCTCAAGGTGAGTTCGACTGATGAATAAGTTCCCCACCAAGCCACCTATTCCACCTTGTGCTGGATGGCTCGCCCATAACACCCAATGTTGTGATTGTTATGCGGCTGAGCGACAGGCTTATTGGGATGATCTAAAGGTCGGTTCAATGGAGCGGTTGGATCGTTCACTGAAGAAGCTATTTGGGAGGGGTTGATGCTTACTATGCCAGTTCTTATCGGCTGTTGGATCGCGGCATTCCTGGGATTCATTGGCCTCGCTTGGTCAGTTTGGAAGAAACGGTGGCGACTCATTTTGGCTTGCTACCTCATCACTGGCTTCTTCCTAGTAGCCGTGCCCCTGAAGGTCGCCATGCCAGCCACTAGCGGTCTTGGTATGTTGTTCCTAACACTCGTGTGGCCCGTTTGGATGCTTCAAACACCTCTTGGTTTTGATATGATCCATTGGTTCCCCGCTAGCTTCTGGACCTTCATGTTTAACTTCTCATGATCGTCAAGCATTCAGGTAGCGAAACTGTCTTCGAGGCCCTCACTGGTAAGGCCGATCGCGACGACATCCTTGCGATCAACTACTGGTGTAGAGTGTCAATCCCCGGTCGCTTCCGGTTCAGCTCTATCCTTCCAACATTGAATGGGTTCCGTCGCACCTTTTGGATGGATGACCGGGGTGCGGCTCTTCTATTCAAACTCCGCTGGGTCAACACTTGACGTCTCACCAGAATCTGCTATCTGGGTTGAAACAGGTAGGAGATTGTGATGAAAACCACGCCGATACAGGCCAAGGATATCAGGGTCGGAACTACCCTGCGAATTGATGGTGGAACGTGGATCGTCAAGAGCACGACTCAAACCAAATTCAGCATAGTTGCCGAACTTGATGGCTATTTTGCCACTTGGTATGGCAGTGGTCATCGCCAGCTCGTCTTTCGCAAAACCGATATTCTGAATAGCGTTCCCCATCCATCAAGCTGGACCAACCACACACCCGAGTAATGGTTGACCTTTGGTGGCCTGGTGTTAGAGCTGGAGAAGTTCTAACCTAGGAGACATCCATGAAAAGGCTGCTATTGGGTTTGATGGCGGTGCTGTTGAGTCAGCCCGCTATCGCCCATGATTTTCACTTTCCCCAACTGAACGGTCATCCACTCGCTGATGCCGCACATGTTATGCCGGCTAATCGGGCCAAAGCTCTCGATGATCGGCTCTTTCAGATCTGGCATCAGACTGGTAGGCAGGTGGCCGTCGTAACCGTTCCAACCCTTGAAGGGTATGAGATTGAGGATTACGCAAACGCCTATTTCAGGCAGCTCAAGCTGGGTTCTAAGGAGCTCAATGACGGCGTGTTGCTCCTCGTCGCACCCAAGGAGCACAAGGTCAGGATCGAAGTCGGTTATGGCTTGGAACCCTACCTCACGGATGCTGACTCCAGCGAGATTATCCAGCAAGACATCCTACCATCCTTCAAAGCCGGTGACATGCCGACTGGTATCGAGCAAGGCGTTGAGGGGATTGCTCCTCTGATCACACCTAGCGCAATCCAGAAACGCCAGGAGGCCAACAAGGTAGCCGCTGAACGACGTGCTCATTTTGCTGCGGCCTTCGGTGATTTCATCTCCTGGGTTGGTATGATCCTCGGCAGCATTGCTGGTGTATTCGGCCTTTACTGGTTCGCTACTCGCAAAAAGCGGCGACTTGCTCGTGAAGAGCGTGAACGCGCAGAGGAGGAAGCTCGTAAGGCTCGGCTAGCTGAGCAAGAGAAGCAGCGCAAGATCAGGGAAGAGATTCAGCGTAAAGCCCTTGAACGCCAACGTGAGATCGCTCACGAGGCTGCTAGGAAGCGGAAGGCCATGTTGGATGCCATGTCTCCATCGGATCGCCAAGCCTTCCTAGATAGGGAGAAGCGGGAAGCCGAGGAACGTGCTGCTGAAGCTGCTCGTCAAGCGGCTGCTCGTCGTAAGCGTGAGGAGGAAGAAGAGGAAGAACGGCGACGCCGCGATAGCTATTCCTCGTCATCCTATGGCTCAAGCTATGGTGGCTCTTCCTATAGCAGTGGCAGCGATGACGACTGGGGAGGTGGTGGCTTCTCGGGAGGCGGTGGTTCCAGTGGCGGAGGTGGGGCGACTGGTAGTTGGTAATAGACAACCCAGACCACTAGGCTTTAACGGGGTGGAGATGATCCACCCCGTTACCACGATCCGTCATCGCAAAACCTTACCTAGCTGGTCGGGTGACGGTAAGACGTGGATATGGTATGAGGGCGCCAAATCAGCCCTAAAAGAGCTCAAAGAAGCTGCTCTCGAGCGTTTTGCTGGCAAGGTAGAGGTAGGGCTTGCTGAATACCTTAGTGAGTCTCTTAATGAGTCTCGCTATTACATGGCGTTTGTCTTCACAAATAGGGAGGATGCCATGATCTTCAAATTGAGTGTGGTATGAAGATTCGTGTGGATGATCTAGATGGGCCAGGTGCTGCTATCTATGTTAACTTGATTGGCTTTGCGGATGAACTCAATAAGGCCAAAGACTGGTGCCGTGAACGTTGGCCAGATAGCCAGGTTCACCCTTATGTTAGAAACTTTAGTGCTTCACCATATCCATTCACCAGAACCACCCCAACGACACCTCGGCGCACGACCATCCAATTCTGGCACATGGCTGATGTCATACTATTCAAGCTAACCTGGGCCTAAATAGTGACAGGCTGATCACCGACCATTTACCTTGATCACATGAGTGATCTCAAGGTTCAAATTCAACATTTTGAAGAACTGGAAGAATGGCTACCTAGCTATCCTGGCGATAAGATGGTCAGGCCACCAAGCTTCACTTTCACATTCCGAACCAATGATCGCGATCTCCTTAAAGAGTGGTTAGATCTGATCACCGAGAGTTACAAACTCCACGTGGGCTACACTCGGTTTACTAATAAGGAGTTAAACCAACACGCCGTTCATCCTCTTGATATTCATTTTCCAGAAGGCTGGTTAGAGGGTAAGGTTCAATTCTCCAATAAGAGGGCGGCCATGCTCTTTAAGCTGGCGTTCTCATGACCACCTACCTGCCACCCTACACCAGGGTTAGCGATGATAGTCAGATCTCCCCTGATCATCACTGGTTTATTGACTGTGATAGTCATAGGTATCTAGAACTGGTGGAGTGGCTCCGCGCTATGACATGGCACGGATTTGTCAGGTGGTTCCCCGAGTACTTTCCGGGTGAGCACCTCACTGATACGAAATTAGTGATACAGATTGTGGCCTCAGACGATCGAGATGCGACCTTAATCAAACTATCGCTATAGGAAGGCCCAATGGAAGAGCTTTATACGAAGAAGATCTACTATAAGAAGTTCACCTACCGTCTGGTTATTGATTGTACCGGAACCTTCGTGACCCATGGTAGCAAGCGATATGATTCTCGCGCGCCGACAAGTTCGGTGATCTTCTGGCTCATGAATAAGAAGTTCCCCACCAGTTCATGGAAGGGTCTTGGTTCATATTCCTATATCACTGGCACAACCAGCTATACCGTGTTTTTCAAGGATAAGGAGATCCTGGATTACTTGGAAGGGGAGATTGGGCAGAAATACTTCCTCGCGCTCGAGAAGCCTTTGGATGATAACCACATTGAGATGTTGGAATCCAATGATAAACTGGTCACGAGGAAGCAGCTCTTCTATGGCAAGTATAGGCTGGTTCTAAGAGTTGGGCCGGAGAGAATCAATGGCTGGCAGATCAAGACTGATAATATCCAGAAAATCAAGCAGTGGTGTAGAGATCAATTTGGTAATTACTATGAAGCGCGTGACCGCTATATGATGTCTGGTTATCGTAGGGGTAACTTCTACTTCGCTGATCCTAAAGATGCTTTGCTCTTCAAGCTAACCTGGGGTGGTCAGGAAGTAGAAACGGAACGAGTGGTGACTTATGATGAATTGGCAAAAGCAGGATTGGCTAAGGCGTAGTTGGGCCAGGGCTGTAGGCTTCACGATGGGGATGGTCTACTTGGCTTGCTTCTCCTGGTGGATGTAGAATGGGGCGGATGATCCGCCCCATTCTAATATCAACTTCACATCGCCGCAATGTCAGTATAAGCCATGGTTAGACCTGATTGCTCATTCACATAAGACCAATTCGTACCATCGACTGACAATCTGATACCATTATTTGGTTTGGTGTTGTCTGCTGTCTCATCAACACCTTGAGCATTGGTAGGAGCAATTAGAAATAGGCCATTTTTGAACATGACTTGTGAATAGCAAGAACCTGATAGGAAGGATTTCATAGTATTCTCAGTCCAATTTAAACCATCATTGCTGGTATAATAATACAAAGGAGCAGCTACCCCTGTGGTTTTGCTCGTTATCGTGTACAGCATTCCATTCACATAAATGAAACCGCTCTCCATATATGCTGATGAAGAACCAATAGTTGGAGTTGTAGATCCATAGGATTGTAAGGTCCAATTCAATCCATCAGTACTATAGGTGTAGGAGGTGAGTATCTGTGAGTTATTGTGGAAGGCATTCTGTGTTAGGTAGAGGCCATTCACTCTAGTGAGGAACGCAGAACCTTTGCCTGTGCCTGTATTTGAAATATCGGTCAATAGGGTAAACGTGACACCATCAGTTGTTGACCAACCCAAACCTGCCGAATATCCTGAATCTGGGCTGATCGTGTTATTGAAAGGAAACGGAATGAATAGAGTTCCGTTATCTTCCGTCATGTACACCTTATTCAAATAGGAAGAAGACATAATTTTACTAGTGATCACATTGGTATCAGCATATAGGATATGTTGCTTCCAAGTGATACCATCCTCAGTACTATAAAGAGCATAACTAACACCAGCAATGATAGCTATCCAGAATTTACCGTTCCAGAACTTGAGCTTACAAGATTTTGCTTGGATGCTGGTGGGCCCTGATATGGAATTACCTGTCGAATCAAGAAAGATCATATCAGCCGCATTGATAGTCGCGTAATTGATACCATCTGTACTTTTGAAACAGCTCATATCATTGGCGCTTTTCAGGATTAACCAGAACCCATTACCATATTCACAACTGATACCGCCCGCACCATTACGTTGGGTCCAAGTGGTTCCATCTGGGCTAGTCCAGGCATCGGTGGCTGTTAGAGCCATGAAACGTTCTACACGCGAATTCCGTACGGTGATATTGAATTGACGATCCGCATAAGAGCCTTCGCTGTCAGTTGCTCTAACGGTGAAAGGAAATACTGCCATGATTAACCTCTTTATTGAACCGTGATGTTATAGGTGCGACTAGAACGATTACATTGAAATGATGGATCGTTTTTATCCGCGACATTAAGTGTGAACGAATAGGTCTGACTCTGAATGATATCATTATCAACTATCGTGCCACTGATCAGACCAGTCTGACCATTGAAAGAAAGGCCAAATGGCAGATTACCAGTTAACCAATAGCTTCTAAGATCCCTTCCAGTAGCTATCGTGGCGCTGAATTGAATAGAAACACTATCCCCCTTAGTAAATGTTCCAACAGAACCATTATCAGCCACTTCAACATTAGACTCATTGATAACCAGGATATCACTGATTACTGGATCTTTGGTTGAATCGTAATAAGCTGGATCATTTCTCTTCATAGTCTCAGCTATTGAACCAGTGATCTGACCATTGGCCTGATTGAGCTTCAAACCAAATGGTAAGAACCCTGACCTCAAGACGTATTTGGCCATTGATCTACCCTCAGCAGGTGTAGCTATAAGTGTTGCCGAAAACGTATCATATTCGTTGAAAGTACCAAGATCCGCATCTGTCTGCCATTCAGGTAGAGGCAGGCTAGGAACATCAACATAGGTGCCAGGAGCCTTTAAAGCAGCTACAGTTCCTGATATAATTCCAGTAGTTGGATCCATAACAAGACCCCAAGGAAGTGCTCCTTCAACCACTTGATAACGAATTAGGGTTCTCTGACCAATTGGTGTAGCTGAAATCTGAATAGATGCTGCCATGTCTTCATCATATCCAGCCAGCTTACCAAAAGGTGTTTCCCAGATAGGTCCATCTGAAGTGCTTGCTTCTTCTTTTGTTCGAAGGAACAATGGAGCGATCGTTCCACTCAACACTCCTGTGAGTGGATTGAAACTAAGACCCCAAGGAACACGATCCTGACTTGTTGGAAGACTGTAGATGACTGGCGTATTGGTGCTATTGGTGGTGAAGGTGATCTCAGGTAGTTCATCTTCCTCATCATAGGAGCCCAGAGAACCCGCATCAGGGCCAGTCCACTCTGGTCCCTCACCAAGTGCGTCAAATCCCACTGAACCCGAGATGACGCCCGTATCAGGATCTAGAGCTACACCATTTGGAAGATCACCTTGGTGAAGGCTATATCGGATTTTTAGGATCTTGACCATTATACGCTCTGAGCTCCTAATTTGATATTAATTGGAACGCCAGGTGCGGTATCACTTACCGTGCCACTCTCGGTATCCCAGGTGACTGTCGTCTTGACATTAGCGACGTTGATGCTGAACTCACCAGTAATCGACAGGTCAGTTCTATCAGTGACCTTAACTGTGAAGGTGAAAGTTGTATCCTGGGTTACTTCAGCGATATGACCACTAATCAGTCCAGTAAACATGTTGATACTAAGACCAGGCGGAAGTTCTCCACCCGTAATCTCGTAGGTCGAGATGTTATTATCCTCATCAGTAGCCTGAACTGGAATACTGACGCTTGAATCCTCGGCGAAGGTACCCAGTAGGCCAGGTAATGTCTGCCACTCAGGTGGATTGAGTTTTGTTGGAATACTGGTAATGGTAACTGGGCTGGATTCACCAACTACGGTTCCACCCCTACCAACTGCCGTCACCCTATAGACCAGGTCACCCGTGCCATCACCCACGTAGGTATTGGTATTCTGACCATCAATCACCACACCATTCAAAACCCATTCACGAGTTGTAATCGAGGCGGCATGAACCGCACCATCATCACCCGTGAAGGTAGTTCCCATCGGTCCACCCGCTGGTGAAATACTGGGTAGGGTCGTGAATACAGGCTGAACTATAAGCAGCCTAAATCTCAATCGTCCAGTATGATTGGTGTTGTACCTTATACCCATTACATCATCGCAACATCAGTGAACTGGGTAGAGGTATCGGAATATCTATTGACCGTCACCCAATCTACACCATTTGTTGATAATCTGAGTCCTCCTGAAGGCGCTACTATACTTGTTGTATCATCATTACCTTGACCACTCGAACCACCAATAACAAAGATACCGTTCTTGTAGACTGGTATTACATTTGATCCAACTGACAATTGGGTAGAAGAAATAAAAGACTTATAGGTATTCGTAACCCAGTTAATACCATCTGTGCTCGTTAAATATAATTGTGCTTGACCAGCGGTAGTGCTTTTATTGAAGAAGGCATACAGTTTACCATTCGCGTAAATGAAATCCCAAAATCGAACATTGCTAATACTGCCAAAAGATCCGGAGGTCCAATTACTACCATCGGTGCTATATTTGTAACTATTACCAGAATCGCCAGTGGCCTGTAAGTAAAGACCATTGAATCTTTTCAAAACTCCAGAATTATGAATGTTACCCGATACATCTGCCATTTCGGTCCATGTCTCACCAGAGTTAATTGACATATATCCTAATTTTTGAGTTCCATTACTCCAAGGATAATTCAGGAATAGAGTTCCATTATCCTCAGAGATAGAAAGGATGAAATTCAACAAAGGCCCAGAAACACTAACAATTAACACTGATTTGAAATTCCATGTTATACCATCGCTACTAACAAAGACACCTATCTGGCTTGTGCCACCAACATTACCTTGGTATGGTAGGTAGAATTTGTTATTGAATGACTTCATCTTACACGATGAAGTAGACGTAAAAGCGGCCAATCCTTGGCTTGCTGAAGCTATTGGAGTTCCTGTGCTATCGTAGGCTTGGATTGATGTTGTAGGAATCAAATTGTAATTCACTCCATCATAGCTCTTCCTGATGCCATCACTACAGTTGATGAGCCAGAATCCATTACCATAGGCACAACTATAGCCACCCATACCAGGTCTGAGCGTCCAAGTCGTGCCATCACTACTCGTATAGGCATCAGTTGTATTAATAGCCATATAGCGTTCAATCTTGCTATTCCTGACCGTGATGTTAAAGGAACGATCAGCGAAGCTGCCTTCACTATCTGTCGCTCTAACCGTGAAGTTGAATTGTGCCATTATTGAGCTTCCTCTACCACTATGTTGTAGGTCCTAACCGACCATGCTTGCGCTGAATCAATTGCTTTTAGGGTTATGGTGTACTGACCAGCCACCGCTTGAACCATATCAACCGTCCCACTAATTATTCCACCGTCCATGCTGAGTCCCCAAGGAAGAACCCCCTGAATGATACAAGAACGATCTATCGTTCTTCCTGCGTACGGAGTAAAGGCAAACTGAATGGATACTGTATCACCTTTCGCATAAGTGCCAAGACTTCCCTGGTTATCCACCTGCGTATCAGTGCCTTGAATCACAACTGTATCGGAGATCTGAGGGTCTTTACCACCCTCATAATAGGCAGCTTCACCATAATTGCGGAGTTCCGCAGTAGTGCCGGAGATCACACCAGTTGTTTCATCGAGACTCAACCCCCAAGGCGTTCCACCTTCTCTGATTACATATTTGACCATCTGTCTTCCAGCAGCTGGGGTGGCCGATAAAGTATAGGTGAAATCTTGGAATTCATTCACCACGCCAATAGTTCCAATTGGATCGTTCCAGGTTGGAAGAGGTAAACTTGGTACCTCGACTGTCAGGCCCGGCGCTTTAAGATCAGCGGTTGTCCCACTAATCAAACCAGTCGCACTATCTAAGACCAATCCCCAAGGAAGACCGCCACTACTCAGGGCGTAACTCGTGAGGGTCTTATTATCTCTTGGTGTGGCTGCTAGTTGGATCTCTACAGGATCACCTTCATCATAGGCTCCCAACTTACCAAATTGGGTTGACCAAATAGGCCCTTCGGTTTGATTGCTTTGGATCTTCTGAACTTCAAGTAATTCCGCGAGCGTACCAGAGATCATTCCAGTATCTGGATCCAACACTAGACCCCAGGGCATTCCAGTTCCAGATCCGGTAAGACCCAGGCTGGCCGTTAGACCTTCCGCGACATCAACTGTAATTGGCCCGAAGGATACTTCATCACCTTCGTCGTAGGCACCAAGATCATTTGAAACTGGTCCAGTGAAGCTAGGTCCCAGGCCAATATTCTCACTAGTCGCCACGCCGTTAAAACGTCCAGTATCGGTATCAAGGCTGATACCAATTGGAAGATCGCCATCAATGATCTTGTATTGAACCATATTCATTATTCCGATACCGCTTCCAAAGGCGTAAGAACCATCTCACCAGGGACTGGATCACCAACCTGACCTTGTGGTGTTTGCCACTTCACTTGGGTCTTGACATCCTTGATTAGAATCTGAAAATCTCTTGGAGTGGATAGACCTGACCAATCGGTAACAGTCACAGTGAAATCATATGAAGTATCACCAGTTACCTGACCAACTGTTCCAAACAGATGACCCGAAAACATGTTGAGCTGGATACCTGGTGGTAACTCACCACCAGTCACAGCGTAATCATAGATGTCATCATTTGGATCACTCGCAATGAGCGGATAATCAACGGTATCACCTTCAGCGAACGTAGTCACATATCCCGATCCAGTAAACCACTCAGGAGCCTGAGGGTCGGCAGGTGGTCTTACGGTTCTCTGGAACCTAAGTCGCCCCGTATATTTGGCATGAAATCGAATGCCCATAAACCACCTCCAGCAGTTCCTATTTAGTCAGTTATACAGGTGGTTAATTGGAGAACCACAGCTCATCCTTGGGTATCACCTTTCACTAAATATTGAACTACATGGAGGGTAATAGTGGCAAATCCTTGGGTCAGTCCAGCCAGCGGTAATCTTCTGAACAACGGTCAGCCTTGGCACCACAATGACACCGTGAATATCACTCTCCAATTCACCCAGGATGCCAATCCAACCAGCTTGGTTCTTAGTGGTGGAGAGCTACCTCCGGGTCTATTTCTCAACCTGTACAAGATCCAAGGCACTATTGGTCCCCTACCTAAGGATAAGACTTCCTATCCAGTAGTCTTTCGCGCTACCTACGCCACAGAGACTGGAACGAGAACTTATGATCGTTCATTCATCTTCCAGGTTGATCCAAAGGATGAAGAGCAATCCTGGTCCACTGATACGCAATTCAATCTTGGCTCAGTGAATCGTGGATCCAATGTGAATATTGATCTTCACATCAGCGATCCAGATGATGATCCACTTGTCTATCAGGTCATGGGCGTCAATGCTGGTGCGGGCACCTTTTCTGGTCTCCCCTATGGCCTAACCGTTGATACTTACGGTCGCATCACTGGATCACCGACAGTGACGGATAACCAACCTGGTGATTATTACTTCAGGATCTACGCCCGTGACCCCGATGATACCCTTAGGGTTCCACAAGGTGAAGGTGATCCTAGAATGTCTCGACAGACGTTCAAGCTCACTGTGGCACCAGAGATCATCTTGGATGCTAGACTCTCTGATGTGGTTCGATGGAATACTCCAGAGGGTTCTCTGGGTTCTACGTATGAAACCTATCCCAGCCACTTCGCAGTCAGCGCATCACCAGAGTATCAGGTAAGTGGTATTAGTTCAACTGAAACCCAACAAATCAGCTACACACTGACTGCTCAGAGTAAACCTCTCCCGACCGGTCTGATGTTGGATCAGTTGACTGGCTTGATTATTGGTCGATGCCCCTATGTCACGGTGAATACGACTTATGAATTTACCGTCGAAGCTCGCGTGGTATTCGTCAACATCAGCACTGGTGCGGTTCGTCAATCCACCATTGCTAGTCAGAGAACTTTCAGTATCAGCATTCGCAGTATCTTTGGCGTTGATAGCGTGACCAAGTTGGAGATCAACGTCCCCGCCCCAGCAAGAACAAAGATCGCTGAGTGGATCTGGGGCAATAAGGTTGAAGTCCGAGACGATTACGTGGAGAATACCACTACCTACCAGGGTGATGGTACGACCGTTCAATTCCTAGCACCCTCGGGCAAGAAGCAGGATGAGATAAAGGTCTTCATTGACGGGCAACTCAATACTCGACCCTATGATGTCATTACTTCAAATAAGTCAGATTACGTAGTATTCCAGACCGGTGAAACTGAAACCCTGACTGATCTATCGGGTTGGGTCGCTGAAGGTAATGGCAATTGGGCCCTCCAGCCAGGTAATGCTACGGTCAAGCAGAATATCAATGGCACGCCAACGGTCTTCTATAGCGATTACCTGGCTTATGGTAAGAAACTCTCCGGTACGATTGAGGTTCTACCAGGCTCGGGTGATGATGACTTCATTGGCTTCGTGGTTGGTTTTCAACCCGGTGACATAACGGCTACCCAGACCGATTTCATTCTCATCGACTGGAAGAAAGCAGACCAGACTGGCCTCGGTGTCATGGGCTTTTCAGTCTCCAAGGTAACTGGTGGGTTTGGTCCAAATGCTGGTGATCACAGCAAGACTGGTATTACTGAACTGGCTCGAGGCAATACCCTAGGAGATGTGGGTTGGGTCGAGGGTCAGAGTTATTCCTTCGACATTGAGTTCAGTCTCACCAATATCAAGGTCTGGGTTGATGACGTTCTCCAAGTAGATGTCAATGGCACCTTTGCTGATGGCCGTTTCGGCTTCTACAACAATAGCCAGGGTGGCGTACAATATGCTGGTGTGGCTTCCTCTTATCTCGCTCCACCCGATGGTGTGAATATTGTAATCAAACGCTACACCAATCAATCAGATGGAACAGAAACCGATTACCTGACTATCTTGGGTCATGATAACGTCTACAGGGCTTCGGATGATAACTTTGGTAAACGGAAGGATTACAGGATCCTTCTAGCCAGCGGCCTGAACTATACTCAGGATGGTAGCTTCATGGATAAGCTCAAGGATTATCACCATCCAACCAAATTGCGTATTGGTCAGTTGGCCTGGGCCGCTGCTCGTTCACCCGAGGGTGTCTACCTCTATGACATGATCTACCTGACCATCCAGGATCCCATGGAAGGTGCTGCTGGATTTGATGTACAGAATAAGGAACAACTCCTTAACCGCTACCAGGGTAGCCTGACTAACAAGAAGACAGCCATTCCACAATGGAATCTAAGTGCCGATGATTCGCATTATTTCCCCAATAGTATCCGTAATCTTCGCCTAGATATGGAACAACAGAGTAATCGACTTGCTTGGCCAGAGCAGAACCAACCAGCTGCCACTCGGGGTTATGGCCTTGTGGGTAAGGAAGGCCTTCCACTCTGGATGGTGAGTGAGCAAACCTCGGGCCAGCCAAGTTCAGTTCTCAATTACGTCTGCGCCATTGAACTGGTATGTGTCAGACCTGGTAGTGGTGCGGGTATTGTCAAAACTCTCACACAGGCCGGAATGAATGATGATCTTCAGGGCACGACTATTGATGTGGATCGTTACCTTCTGAACTCGGATGGTTTCTCTTCCACTACATTCGACTTTGATCCTGATACTGGTTCGATCACAACCTTCGATGGTCCTGATAATCTAACCACACCCACAACTCAGCTGACTACCTTTGACACGGTTCTACAGTCTGAAGCTAAGTATTATAAGTTTCCACCTGGTGACAAAACGTATTGGTCTGACAGTGAAACGGTTGCTCCTTTCTTGGATCCAACCAGTACAACCAACCCAACCAGGCGCTGGAAGAAAGTTTAACGAGGAGATCCGATGAGTGATATTCTGACCAAGGTCAACCAGATCGGTCTCAATACTGCCTTTCCCATTGCGGGGCAGAACAACTCCTCCGAGGGGTTCCGTCAGAACTCAAGGGCGGTGCTAGCCGGTCTGACCGAAGCAAGTGATGAGCTGACCAAGATCCAAACCACCCGTTTCACCTTCAGTGGTGATGCGGCTGGTCAGAGTGATCGTATTGGTAATGCGGTTGTCATTGGATCTTCCGATCCAGCCCTAGAGATCAACTTCACCCTCGCCAATACTGGCGTGACTCCTGGTATCTATTCCACAGCGACTCAGGATTTTGAACTCACGATTGATGCTAAGGGTAGGATCACACTTGCTAATGTGGTAGATCTCACATCATCAATTGACTGGGGTAACTTTGGAGCAGGAGATCCACTCACACCAAGTTCTACCGATTGGGGAACGGGCAGTTCTTTCAATCTACCTATCCCCACCTTCAACGCCAAAGGTAGACTCACCAAGGTAGCGCAAGCCACTATCACATATGGTCTCCAGGATCAAGTGTTGACCCATAATGCTTTGCTGGTTGGTGGCGATCAGAATACTTCCATTGAACTTGCTCCACCAAGTGGTAACCAGGGCTACAGTCTGGTCTATGATGGCACGACGATCAAGTGGCAGCTCATTGGGGCGGGCACAGTTAGTGGTATTATCGCGGGCCAAGGAATCAAGGTCGAAAGTGATCCATCCACCCCAACTGTTTCGTTGGATCTAACCAACCTCACAACTGAGACTCTGGTTGGTGATGCTGATCTTCTTGTTTGGCAGGATGTCTCGGAGGATCAACCAAAGAGTGTTACCCTGAGTGATCTGCGTCATCAGCTTGTCAAGGTATCAGCGGATACCGCACCGAGTCTTGGTGGCAACCTGAATGTAAATGCGTTCTCGATCTTCTCCACTAACCCATCTGGCCTGGTGCTGAAGAACTCACCCACCAATACCAAGACAACCCTCTCCCTAACAGATACGGGCCTAACCCTCCAAGGCTCCGATGGTGCTCTGGTTTGGCTCAATGCCCCCGTGGTGAAGCTCTCAGGGCTAAACGTCGACCTTATCAGTGATTCTGGTGGTATAGTTAGCCTAAGTTCAGATCATCTCAGGCTGAATGGCTTGGCTTGGCCAAACACCACACCAACAAATGGTCAGAACCTAGTAATGACGAGCCAGGGTCTTGCGTGGCAGACTCCTGCGACATTCTACCAGACCATCGAGAATACTATTTTCGTTGGCCCGAACGGTAATGATACAAATGGTAATGGTTCACTCAACACGCCATACCTTACTATCAATAAGGCTCTAGACAGCGTTCCAGTTCAGGATGATAGCCTCTATACCATCATGCTTCTTGGTGGTGAGTATAATGAATCCCTCGATATCACCAATATCTACAATATCGCTTTGGAAGGATTCTTCGCCAGCAATCCAAGTATCATTACCGGAACGGTGAGTCTTGGTTACAATATTAAGACCTTCCAAATGTCTAAGATCCGCATTGACAACTCTGCTCGAGATGTATCGGATCAACAACCAGTATTCATGGTTACAACTGGTATTGATTCTCTCTTGGTCAAGGATTGTGAAATCCTCCGTGGGCCAAATGAAAAGAGTGACCTTCTAGCCGTTACACTATCTGGTCAACATACCCAGGATGTAGTCTTCCAGAATACCACTATTCAGGGCACTGTGAGTAATACTCTTCAGAGCCAGGATAGTGCTCGCTTGGTAATCAGCAATCCAGGTCTTCCAATTGATGGTTGGCTTGGTATTGAAACGGATGGTGACAACTATACCTACATCAATAGCGCTCCTCTACTGAAAGGCGTTCGCCATAATACTGGCACACTCATCCTTGAGAATATTGGCGCTATCAAACCTGTCACTTACCAGATCTCCATTGACCAACCGTCTTTGCCAAACTGGAAAGACAGCACAACACCCTATTATCTCAATAGCGTAACTGGTAATACGTCAGAGGAAGATCCCAATAATCCAGGTTATGGTCTGGATGGAGATCCTTTGGCTCGCTTCCTGGATGATGAGGGTGATCCAAGTGAGACACTTCTCCTAGACGCAAATGGAGATCCAATCGAGGATCCTGACCATCTAGGTGAAAATCCTACAGTTTACCTGATGACCCAGTACATTCAGGATCTAATAAACCAGGATCCCATTGTTACCGATTACACTGTAGGTCTCTACAGCACAGCCACCAATCCAGTTGACCCTGATAATGATCCCCAGGGTAGGTTGGAGTTGACCAATGTGAACTTCTACTACGATGGTGAGTTCAGCAAGATTTACAAGTCTGGTGACTGTGATTGGGTGATGACCCGAGTACGTCGCCGAGCAGACCAGGATTTCATCAGTGGCGCGCGTATCGCGTATGATGTACAACCTGATGAGGGTCAGTTCCTCGCTCACTTCACAGCTAGTGGTATCAACCTCCGTTACACTGATGATGGCTCGAATGTTCCTGGCAATGTGATTGACGCACAGAATGCCAACACCTTCCAGATTCTACTAGCCGCTAGCAGCACAATTACGCTCAAGACACCCCTGGCTAGCGCCTACGCACCAGGCCCACTAACCACTAGTGGTGAGATGTACACAGAGATCCTGATTGTTGTGAATCAGGATGAGACTGGTGGTAAGAATGTCACCTTCCTCGAGGATAGTGGCACAGGTATTAGTTGGCTCACCGAGAGTTCAGCTAATCCAACTGCTGGCGGATACACCTTCTACATCTTCCGTTACTTCTCGAGGATTCGAAAGTGGGTGGCCTTTAAGCAGGCTGATGGTAATAGTCTTAAGATCAGCCCAGTCACCACATCAAGCTATACTCTGACTCCTACTGACGCTGGCTCTTACATCAGACGCAATAACGCGACAACAAATCAGGTCGTCGTACCCGCAGCCAGTGATGTGAATTTTGCTCTCGGTACTCAGGTTCAAATCGTTCAAACTGGACCAGGGCAGACAGAGATCCAGCCAGCAAGCGGTGTGATCATCAACACGCCAGATGGATACTTCCTGAGGAAGCAATTCAGTAGAGCGCTATTGACTAAGATCGCTCTAAATACATGGGATCTAAGTGGTGATCTAGATGTAGGTCAGGTAGTCGCACCAACGATTACAGTGGATAACAACAATACCAAGGTAGATGATACTCACATCACTGCCGATGGTAAGAATAACTCATAAGCCGTCAGGGCAAGGAGAGCAACATGGCACAAGAAACTATCAATGTTGGCACCACTGCCAATGACGGCACGGGTGATGGCCTTCGCGATGCTTTCGTGAAGGTCAATGATAACTTTGGTGAAGTCTACAGCAACATCTCGACCAAGGCACCAAAGGGTGATATCACAGCGGCCGGTCTGACCACCACTGGCCCAACTATTATTGGTCGAACCGATGAGACTTCAGGAACCGTTCAGGCGCTAGATCAGGCTAGCGTCAAGACCATCCTAACTCTGGATAAGGTTGACAATACTGCTGACACGGATAAGCCAGTCAGTACAGCGGTTCAGACAGAACTAGATGGTAAGGAGCCAACTCTTACAGCGGGTGATGATACTCAATATTATCGCGGTGATAAGACTTGGGCTACTCTGGATAAGACTGCGGTTGGTCTTGATGCCGTCGAAAATACAAGTGATGCTGACAAGCCAGTCAGTACGGCAACTGCCGCAGAACTAGCCACTAAGATGGATAGTGATGCCGCTATTCCAGCGACCCAACTAACAGTCACAGCAACACAGAGAATTCTTGGCCGAAATACTGCTGATGCTGGAGCGGTAGAAGAACTAGTTGGATCTCAGGCAAAGTCGATCATTGGTCTAGGTCTCGTGGATAATACCTCGGATCTTGCCAAACCAATCAGCACAGCAACACAGTCAGCCCTTGATAATAAACTTGACAAGAATGCTGAGATTCCTATCAGCCAAGTAACTGATCTACAGGATACTCTGGATGGTAAGGCAAATACTGGTCTGGATATCTCCACCACTACTGGTAATCTAGCGGTTACTAGGATCGCTCCTGGTAATGATGACCAGTTCCTAAGCGTCGTTGATGGTGTGGTTACTTGGGTCGCTGCGCCTAGTGGTTCAAGCGCTGTTACCAGCGTGAATGGCAATACTGGTGCGGTAGTTCTGAGTAAGAGTGATATTGGTCTGGATAAGGTCGATAATACCGCTGATGCTGATAAACTGACCAGCACCGATACCCAGAATAAACTAGATGCGAAGGTTGATAAGGTCAGTGAACCAACGGCAGATCATCTAGCAACTCTGACAAGTGATGGCGGTATCCAGGATAGCGGTAAGGCACTAAGTGACTTGGCCCTAACGAGTGATATTCCAGTAATTCCCCACTATGTCAAACTGATTAAGAGTGATGCCTTCGCGAGCGAGACTGATTCCTTCTTTGATATGGCTACTGATGCTTGGAAGATTGACCTCGCAAATTGTTACATTGTGGCCTTGACTGCTCCAACTCAGGATACCACTTTGAACCTCCTGAATAATGGTACGCAGATTGGTACGTTTACTTGGCTCGCCAATAGCACAACTGGCACGTTGGATATTCCTAACTCAGATGATCTCAATGTACAGAGAGGTCAGACCCTAGAAGTCACTCCACCAAGTGATTGGGACACGACTGCTTTGGCCAAGATATCCATCATCCTCCACAACTAAGATGAAGCCCTGGAACTATCATCCAGGGCTTCACCATGACTGGTAAGTAATAGGACTATTGGAGAACGTAATGGGTATTAGATTTTTGGGTCACCTTCCTCCTCCACAAGGATTGAGGATTAGACGAATGCCACCTCAACCAATCTGGCCAGCACAGTTCTTTAGTTCTGGCGTTGAACTGAATGGTGATCTTCCAACCTTCGCTATCTCCAATAACAATACCACTGCTTCGATAATCTCAGGAACCAACTATAGTAATGGGTTCCCCGCTTATCCAATAGGCGGAGGTAAGACCTATTTTGAATGGAAGATTGAAAGCATCAATCCATCTATCGAATCCTACATTGGAGTTTCTTATTGGCCATCTGGAAGTGGAAATACTTGGAAATTTGTGGACCAAGTAGGCCAGGGCACTACAGATACCATAGTGGTTGATCAGAATGGAAATGTTTGGGGCGGCGCCTCAAATTCTACCAATCACCACGTCTCAGGCAGTATTCTGGGCAGATCGCTCCAAGCCGGTGATATTGTTGGTATAGCCGTTGATAATACCGCAATGGATGGATACCTCCAGAAGGTAAACATCCATATCAATGGCAAATGGGCTGGTTCAAATATCACCACCGATGATGTCAATGATTCAACCAAATACCTCTCCTACACGGGTATTGATCCAAGAGATAATCTATTCCCCTGGATTGGTGGCAAGAATGGTTCCATTACAGCTACCTTGAATTCAGGCCAAGAATACTTCAAAGTCAAGCTCACTAACTATAAGAAACTAGGAAGCCCAGTAGGTCGAGTAGGGTGGAGACCAGGTCCCCAAGTAGTGCTCCAGGATAGCCAGACAATAGCCAACACAATTTCAAATCCAACAACGCTAGCCTATAGAGGTGCTAGAGCAGATAGAGCTTTCCCCTTCACAGGTAAACCCTATTTCGAGGTTACAGCTTCGAATATTAGACCGAATAGTCGTTTCGGTTTTAATCAGATTAACTATGGCCTTGGAAACCAATTTGGTGACGCGGGCTCATACACCTATGGTGACCAGAATGCCTTCGAGCCCTCAACGGGTAAGAAATGGTCTAGAGATGCCGCAACTTCCTACATACCAAGTGTACCAGTGGGATCAACAATCACCTATGGGTTGGCTGTCTCGATGAACAATACAAACTCACCACAGGTGACGATAATCCACCCAACTGGCCAGACATCTCTATCCTACCTGAGTTGGAACAAGAGTGGCCCAGGCACGGTCTTCTACGTAGAAGACCTAAAGAATGAACTAGGCAATACTTGGTATCTTAATGGCGGTCACGATCCGTTTACTTATGGCCCACCCGCTGGTTTCACTGCTTGGGATGATTTATCCTGATAACCAGAGCCTTTCTACAAAGAACCAATAGAGCATCAGGAAGAAAATCATGTCAATTACGTTCAATGCCAACTATACCGGTAGACTAAACTTCAGTCATCCACCACCTAAGCCTGTCTGGGTTACTGGTGATTTCACGGTTACTGATTACTCGGGCAATAGCAACTATAGCGTGATCAAGAATCGGGTAACTAGAGGTTCTGGTTCTTCCTATCAGAATATCGCACCCCTGTGGGGTAGGATGGGTGGTAAGTTCTACTGGGAAGTGGCAATCCTAAGTTCAAAGTCTGATACCTATATTGGATTCATTCAGACATTTGCCAATAATTACCAAACTATAAACCCCCATCCTGGCAGCTTTCTAGGCAATTATTCATTGGTCATGCAGGATGGAACCTTATACCAGAACGGCATTAGCCAAGGTAAGATCTTCTCCACGTCATTTAAAAATGGTGATATCTTGGGGTTTGCTGTTGATGAAACCCAAGCGAGTTCAACCAATAGAGTCAAAGTAACCCTGAATGGTCAGCCAGCAACACTTGGCATCTCGGCACCCAATACGTCAATGATTAGACCCTTTATGGGTTGTACATCAACACTAACCTCTTTCAAGCTACTAACCAATCCAGCTGATCAACACTACACTCCTGAGGGCTATGAAGCGATTGGTGGGATGTCAAATGATATGAACCTCCTGGCTATCCTGAATTGTATCAATATATCCAAGACCCAAGTGAGCTTTACTGATCCAACCCAAACCTATACTGGATGCCGATCCAACCTACCAATAGTTGATTCACCTTCCTATTGGGAATTTGGCACCGATGTAGTCAATACCCATGCGACTTGGGGATTTAGAAGCAAATTCTCCAGTGCGACCTCAAGTTGGGCAACGGTGGCAAACAATGAAACCTCTTTTTCAAGAGATGGTAGTGGCAGAAGTGGTGGCGTAGTGATTTCCTGGAATGGCCTTACATCAAAGGTAGGCCAACCAGTAACTCTTGGTGTGGCACTTAAGGGAACAAAGATCTGGATCCGGGACGATCAGGGCTGGCAGAATGGTGATCCAGAACTAGACCAGGGCGGCCTGACTATTGCCAACCCAGTAGATACTTTCTTCGCTATTGAGGAAGGCCAGCCAACCAATACTAGTACATGGACCCTTAACGCGGGTAAGAGCTCCTGGATACTTGGAGAGCCACCAGCAGGCTTTAAAAGCCTCAATGATGCGATGCTCTACTGGTATGCGGGTGAATAACAATCACATTACCTATACGGCGAATGATGGAGAGAATAATGAGCCTCAATATTAATGGAAGACTTGCTCCTAAAGGAACAATTCATCTAACAACTCTCAATCCATTACTATTAACACCAGGTATGGCTTTTCCTCGCTTTTCTTCAACGGCTACCAATGATTCAAATTCATCCTATGTGATTGATAAGACATCTTATGGCGCAAAGAGGATAGGCGGATCCTCCACCCAGAATCTATTTCCCCTATCTGGTATCTCTGGTGGTAAACACTATTTTGAATTCAAAATACGTTCAATCACCGATGATAGCTATCTAGGCTATAGCTTAATAGTTCCTAATAGATCAGATTACAGAACTGGTAATCCGGGAGTCAGTGGTGATATTCCTGGTGCGACCATTTATGTGCGATCCGATGGAACATTATACGCAAACAGAAATTCTACAGGTAAACTATTCTCAAGTGGATTGAAAGCTGGTGATATCCTGGGCTTTGCTTTTGACCTAACTAATCATATTGGTCTTTTTAACATAAACTTGAATGGAACATGGGGAAATCTGAGTGGCCAACCTATAACCATAACTGATGTGAGTCAAAGCACTAGGAAGATTGATGAGATATCAGTCTACGCAAGTTCTCCTACTTGGACTCCATTCATGGGTAGTGATTCAAAACCTGGTCTAGACGTTTTACTGAATGGTGGACAATTAGGTCTGGTAAGTCTTCCAGACGGTTTTAGTGGGTTGGGATCACCAACTAACTTTGTAACTCTTAATGCTGGGTACCAAGCAGAAAATATCACACCAACAAGCGTCAAAATGAATATAGTAAATGGACGGGGTTATTGTAGATCAGGACTACCACTTCCTACTGGTTCTAAATACTATTTTGAGGTCACTACTACCAAACTTAATACAGACTCCAGAGTTGGATTACGGAACTATAGACAGGATGATGAAGCAAACTTTGGTGATACCTCACAACTCCATGAAGATGGCTATGAACTATCTTCAGGCAAATGGTATCATGGCGCGGCCTCGACCTCTAGTTTCTTTTCCAGCAGTTCAGTAGGATCACCTACCATTATAGGTATGGCTCTAGATACAACTGATACTTTGAATCCCCTTCTTTGGATCAGAACCTCATCAGGTTGGCACGATGGTAATCCAGCAAATAATACACCAGCCGCTAGAAATCCTTATGCTGATGTTGATGGTATATCGGCTTACATTGGTATCAGTGATACCAATACTTCAGCAACTGATATGGCTACCTGGTCAGTTAATGGAGGGGATAACTCTTGGGCCTTTGGTATCCCCTCTGGGTTCACTAGTCTGAACCTCGCTATGGCTGATTATTTCAATGCGTGACCCAAACCAATCTATGGTCACTCAGGATCTACTAGTCAAACAAAGACTAGAACGGATGTCAGTTCTGACCTATCTGAATCAAATACAGAGAGGCCATAAGACTTGGGCAGATACCTATCCACCAAGTAGAAAGGCCCTTCTGGACTATAGAGCGCATCTGCTCAATAACCCAGATTGTCTGGGTCACCAATATGCCAATATATTGGATGCTCTACTAGACGCCAATCCACTACTGACCAACTTGGATTCCAAGATGACTCGAATAACCAGCTTGACCTTCCAGGAAGTATTAAGGCCAGATGATTTGAATCTTCCTGGTTGATCAGATGATTTTGGAATGATGCGAAGGTCAGAATCTCTTGACCCAGGTACTAGAAAGCTAGAAGGTCTGAAATCTAGAAAACGCTCTTCAAGGCGCGGGTCAAATTTTGGCCAAAATGGTAAGGTTGACTTCATGGCTCTTGGAACAAAGTCAAAGATCAACCCATAGTCTAATCCATAGTAGATCCAAATCAGATCTACAGTAGAACCATTTACCACTACTTGGAACTGATATCCTAGTTTCAGAGCGATCCTATATTAACTCTAGAATCACCCTAGAATCACCCTAGATCTGTGGTTATGGTGGAGGAATTATTTTCACCAATCTCCTGGCCAATTCTTTCAAAACCCCGCAGATCTGCGTTATTGGTGAGCCTTATGGCCTTGAGAAAATGGTAGAAAATAGGGTATATGGGGTTAATTTCTGCTAGGTGCTCTTCCTATTCAGATACGTCACGCCAGAGTTCTATATAGACGGCTCACTACTGGGTTATTAGGGCTGAGTGATGTATGAGGTATCCTTGGTCAGTATTACGACAGACATATGGCCACATCGTCGGTCTTTACCGCGTGGTCTGGCCTTGGGGCCTTCGCGGCGGGTTTTGAGGATGGAGCCCAGTAATGAACTTTGTGAGTGGTTGAATCAGTATGGTAAGAGTCTTACTCATATAGAGCAGATTATCCATGGATCTATCTGGGCGTGGAACCAGGATAGTATTGGTTTAAAGTTCGTCTTTGAGGGTGCCGCCGAGGCAGTAATGTTCAAGCTGGTGTGGGGTGGGTGTTAATCAAAGATATAGACCAACTGAGCATTGTCTCTTATAGATGGTTCTATGGTTTTGATCCACGACATCATTTTGTCTCATCAGGAGTGTCTGTTGTATGGGATTTCCTATAACCGCCCTGGTGCGAAGGATCGACGTAGTGTGGTTCGTATGTTGTATGGGGATTGGTTTGCGAATCATGGGTTGAAGTTGACTCGTGATTATCTGGTTGATTTCTTACCCTATGGACCGAAGGGTTTCTGGCCGCCAGATCAGAGGTCAATGGTTCGTCTAACCATTCTGAATGCCAGGAAGGCCGTATTGTTCAAACTCACCTGGGGTGGTCAATGAGTTACGTCTTTGACGTCTCGAGTAAGGATAATGATCTCGGTGAGGTCGATGCGTTTGTGCGTTATGAGAGTTATGGTGATTACCTGGGTTGTAACAAGTGGGATGGTCTTCATACTACCTACAATGTGGAGTTCACTGATAAGCGGTATGCTCTACAGTTTAAGTTGAAGTTCAATGTGGTAGTAGTGAAGTGGGATGAGTCTGATGACATGGAGATAGTCACAGAGCAGGATCTAAGGGATCGTGGTTATAAGGTCATGGAGATCAGCATTCCGCAAGAGAAATCTCAAGAGTTCAGGATGTGGTGTGAGGTGCGTGATTTCCCCATTGTCGATGAGATCAAGTTCATTGGTGTCAATGAGAAGTTTCGCGTCTATGTGCCAGAGAATCAGATGGTTCTGACTAAGCTAACCTGGAGTGGAATGTGATTCACGTTGACATTCCAGATTCCAAGGTCTTCCATGAAGTTCCTTGTAGTGAGTCACCCTGGGGTTCAGTCGAGGAATTGACCGATGAGATCTTTGATTGGTTGGAAGTTCATATGGACGGTCAGTGGGATTATGACTGTCAGGGTATGATGGTTCGGTTCTCCTTTCCTGATGATAAGATTGGTGAGGCTCTATTGTTCAAGTTGGTTTGGGGTGGGTTATGATTGAGGTATTCCTGGGTTGGGATCGTTTCGTTGAGATCTCCAGTGAGGCGAGTGACAACTGTTATGATTTTGACTCTGGCCTCAGCTATTTGGAACAATGGTGTGGGGACCGTTGTCAGTTTTTCTGGACTGCCCAGCGGGGTCGGTCAGAAAGCCCTGGCAAGGGTGAGAGGGGCTTCCTATTTCGTTTCCATAATAATGGTGATGCCCTGATGTTCAAACTCACATGGGCATAGAGCATTATACCGAGGTTCAGTTGAATCTTCCTGTCTGGTATCCTGTGACTTTACATCGTAGGCACCTGGGTGATATCCAGTATGAAATTGGTCTTGATGACCAGCCTACTGCTCCTTGTGCTAGAGATTATTTGGATCTTTGGTGTAATGCCAACACCTTTGGTGCCTGGGAAAGCATCATTGACACGCATGTGGTCATATGGAAATTCATAGATAGCCGAGATGCCGTCTTGTTTAAGCTAACGTGGGGTGGTCAATGAGTATCCTTTGGGATTCTAGATTTGATGATAATGAATATCACCATACAGCCAGGGATCCAGCTTGCCTTGGGGTTGCCAGCCTTCCGGCTTGGTATCAGGATTATCCGCTTGTAAGATTGGATCTTATTGAGAACCATTTACGAGTTTGGGATTCTATGGCTTGGCTCAAAGAGCAATGTGGGCCGTATTGTGAAGGTGGCCCATGGGCTGCTTATTTGACCCAAGAGGTCTTCCACTTCTATATCAGGGATCCTAGTGTTGCGATGATTTTCAAGTTGACCTGGTCATGATTTCTTACGTTGATAGTGAGACGGGCTTCCATGTGGTTATCGTACCTGCCAGCCGTGTCTTGAATGAAGTCTGGGGGAGTGAGGGTTTAGAGAACTATAGCATCAAATCAGAGATCGTATCATGGCTTCGAGAGTTCCTAGATACCAAGACTACCAAGGAAGTCTGGTATCGGCCGATGGTAATGGAGAGTGTAGTAAGGTTTGGCTTCAAGGATCCTGATAAGGCGGCTCTATTCAAGTTGGCCTACGGATGATTCAGATCAAGCATTCTTGGTGGCGTGGGTTACTTGGTTGGCCCTATCTGGTTACTCATCTGGACTATATGTCTTACTCGGATGGTCAGATCTGCCATACGGAGAATCACCTCTTTGAGATGGAAGAAGGTGTATGGGCCGTTGCCTGGCAGATCAGAGAACCAATACTCAATTGGCTTCTTGAAACCAACATAGCATGGAAGGCAGAGCAGAAGGGTTCTCAATCGGGGATTTGGTTTCGGCGTAAGCAGGATGTCATTCTATTCAAGTTGACATGGAGTTGATCCATGTTACTATTCTGGAATGGACTACCTGGAGATCCCGGAGATGACCTCCTTTATTTCAACATACCGTTGAGTAATGGGAGGATCTGGGTTAAATCGGGTAAGGGCCAACATAAGAAGGGTTGGCGCCTAGTGCCTGAGGTCAAGGTCTTCCTCTATGGTTGCGGGGTCTATGATCGCGAAGGTTGGATGTTTCATATGGATCCTAGCCTTTGGGACCAGTTCAACGAAGAGCAACCACAGGCTGGCCAATTCTTAGCTATCACCGGTTCAAAGGCTATTCACTCACGTGGCAGGGCTTTGAAGGGGCTTGGTTATTTCACGCCTGGTCTTCTAATGAACCGTGCCGATAAGCCGAAGGCCGCTATGTTCAAGCTAGCCTGGCTATAAATTGATTTTGCTCTAGGGTCACCATTATAGTGGCCCTATGGGTGTTACATTCGCGCTTGATCATCACATAGATCTCCAGAACCATGCTGGGTGGCTCTGGTATAGTTGGGATGGTAATAATCCTCCCCAGGATCGCCAAGTAGTTCAAGGCGATAGCATCATTCGACCACCTAGTGTTTCTCGTATGGCAGACTGGTTCTTCCTTTCTGACCTAGCCCTTATAATCATCAACCCTAGTAGGTATCTGTTGACGCCTGTGCTGTATGGCGAATGGCGATTATGGATAGAAGATCCAGCCCGTGCTGCTCTCTTCAAATTGAGATTCATGTGATAGAGGTCAGAGTGCGTTCTGATCGCCTGTTTATGTATCAGGGAACTCTTGAAAATATGCCAAGTGGCCTAAGGGTTTATCGTGGTAACCATGTTCTATCCAATGAGGCTCGCCAGTGGTTCTTTGATACCGGTCTGGTTCCCCAGTATGAGTTGTATAAGTTGGTATTCATAGGGCAACCTTGGATGGCTACCTTCTATTTCGAATCACACCGAGACGCTACGTTGTTCAAGTTGACGTTTGGGTAAAAGGTGCTAGCTTGGTGTGATGGAAGTCGAAGACATCAGCCAGGGTATGATTGAATATGGCGAGGCCAATGGCCGTGTATTCGTTTCTTGGGATCCTAGGGTTCTCCAATGGGTGAAGATCGATGAACCTGATGCCCATTGCGAGCACCTCACAGGCAAGCGAGATACTCAGATCGTTTGTTGCCCTTATGATCACACCAGAAACTTTCAGATTGTTGAACGACCTTCCTTCAAACAAGGCATGACATTCTGGCAAATCAAGGATGAGATCCATGATTGGCTTGTTGGCATGGGTTTCAAATATGCTATTGACCGACGCTGGGATGGTCAGGAGTTCGGATGGAAAGTTGGTTTTCTCACAAAGAAAGAGGCCGCGGCATTCAAACTAGCGTGGTGGAAACCATGAGCACAGGGTTATTCAAGCTCACTAGCATCACTACTAGTGCTGCTCTTGCTCAAAGATATCCAACATCTGGGTCGATCCGTTATGAGCTAAACCCTGAGCTAGAAGCTTGGTTTGCTGACCAAGGTTGGGTTATGGGAAAGGATTGGCGGTGGCAATGGACCTCAGATCCAGTCTTCTATTTCACTGACGGTAATAAGGCTATGATCTTCAAACTAGCTTGGGGTGGCCAATGAATCAGATGAAACATAAGGTGGATCGTTCTATCCTTATCCAACAAAACAAGGTACGACGTCGAGCCCAAACGTCAGTAGCTGATTGTTTCAAACTAGTTATGATCATGACACCCTTCAACTATAGATCGATGATCCGGGAGCTCAATAATTCTATTGGTATGAAGGCCTATGAAGTAATAGGCCCAGTTCAGGCCAATAATAATAGGGTCAATGTGGAGATGTATGTTCCTGGAAAGGATTTGGCTTTACTTCTTAAGTTGAAATGGGCTGGCCAATGAAGAAAGAATGGCCCCATGAGATTCACATCTACTATGAGGTCACTCGGGCCAGAGAATTACTCAATTGGCTTCATGAGCAAGGCCACGTTCTTCACGAAACAGTGAGGTTTGGTAAGAACCATCAGAAGACCGGTGATCCTAAGATCACCCAGCAGGTCTTCTTCAAAGATCCACAACAAGCTATGATGTTTAAGCTCGCATGGGCATAAAGCAGAATCCTCGCGGGGAGTGGATGGTCATTATACGACATTCCTGTGATATCTTTGAGCCAATTGATAGACCGCAGTTATCCAGATCAATTACACAAGATGGTCTGGATTGGCTTATGGAGCATATTGGACCTGTTCCATATGGGATCAATGACACTTCTAGACACCATCCTTGGCGGTGTCGCGTGTGGAATCTCGGCCCGGATAGTGAACACGTCTTCTTCTTCCATGAGAAACGTGATGCTATGTTCTTCAAACTAGTGTGGGCGTAGCTCTAGACCTATCCTGTTTGCCCCTACAAGGGTCTACTAAGCCCAAGCGAGCTTGAAACGCATTGCGTTAACCTTATCCTTGAAATAGATGTTAAAGACTTTGCTTCCGTAACCAGTGACGTAATCCTTACCCCGTATTCCATAGCCATCTAAAGTGGAAGGAAATTGATCATTGAAAGCTTCATAGATGACAAGATCCTCAGGTAAAGCACCAAAAAGACGATGTGGAAATCCGATTGGGTCGTTTTTCATAAATTGGTAAGTTAGCACTGGGTGGATCATTGGCTCTGGTAATCCTTGAGGATAACATCCTCATTCAGAGCTAGTTTGAAGAGCATTGCTTCATTGGCGCAACGGAAGCGAACGCAGATCCTTCCTAGATAATCTTCGTCACCATCGACGATACAAACATCTTGGACTATACCGTAAGTCTTTTCAATGTGATGAAGCAGAGCATATACTGATGCTGGTTCACCCAATGAAGCTTTAGTTGATACCTTGTAGCCTAGATCTCTGAAGGCTCGGGTATTCCCCATCTGCCTTTGGATCTCCATCCAGCGATCAGCGTTATTCCGGATATCTACAAGATGGTCACGCGGTGTCATGGATTCCAGGTGAGCTTGAATCTTAGAGCTTGTTTGGGGCAGGCAAAGTCTACGTATATGCCTGAGAAGCCATCAAAGTCAATGACCCAATCCACTCCTTCCTCGCCGTAAGTCTCATCTAGAATCTCGGTCACTCTCTTATGGGCTATAGCCTTTGCCAGGACTCCACCCAATCCATAAGCAAATGAAGGTTCAAGCGGTCTGATGAGAACTTTGGTAGATGTCATAGGCAGAATGATAGCTTGAAGTAGACGGCTTTGCCAATATCTTTGAACCAGACCTCGTAGACATTTGACTTAGTGGAATGGTGAACGATCATCCATTCCTCAAACTCTGGCCAACCTGTATCTAGGAGCCACCATCGTACCATGTAGTGATGAATAGGTGTTACTACCTGAGGTAGTTCTACCCTATGAGGTCTAGGGCTTGTTGGAAGGTCGAAGAGCTCATCCACCCAATACTTAGTTGGGTGGTGAGATGTTAGATTGACCTACCACCAAAGGTTAGTTTGAATAACATAGCTGTTTCGTCATTACCTTTGATCTGGAAGAAAGCCTTGAATGAATTGGGGTCTATGTAGGCATCCCAGAGGTAGTCGGTAGTAAAGAGGTAGGTTGGATCATATGGTGGAGTGGATTCCATAAGCTCTCTTGTCTTATGTGCCATCATTGTGCTAGGACCTAGACGTTCTTCTAACCATTGTGACGCCTCTTTGGTAGTATTGTCATCAATAGGTACCTCGATCCGATTGATCTTACCCCTATACATCACGATTCTACACTCCATTTCAACTTCGCATACAATGCCCTACGAGGGTCTTTAAAGGCTATTCCAGTTCCCCTATTAAGCAGGGTTCCTATATGAGTTTCAGGGCCTTCGTTGACCCTCTCTAGTGCGTTAAAGACCCTCCAAGCATCGGTATCTAATTCTTCAAGCCAGTCGATCATGAAGTTGAGGTTCTTACCCACGATGACCTGATAAGGATAGACATTCCAATCGATCCTCAGATAAGGATCGAAATATCTGGGTTCAACCCCATGTGAGCTTGAAGAGCAGAGCATGATTAGCTTGTTTAAACTTGAAGCAGATGGATGTCATGCCATAATCTCGAAACATCCACATAGTGATAGCCTTCCAACTAGTGCCCCAGGCTCCAACATTATCGGCTAACCAGGCATAGACATCATCCTTCAGACCGGTGTCAAAGCCCATATCATCAAAGTCGCAGACCTTCTCCTTACGGATCCAGATTTCGAAGGTATCATCCATAAAAGACCCTCGGGTCATGCGGATCAATTGGAACTATGTGAATCATTATCAGGTGTTGCGCTTGTGAGAGTCAGCGGAATGTAGGGGCAATAGATGAAAGTCGAACCATCATCTCCGATTTGGATCTCCTCACGAGCCTGCCATGCCAATTTGAATAATTGGAAGAAACGCTGATCAGTAATCGTGATACATTCAGTGCGATCTATCCGACCAGTTCCCCATTGGCCTGGAGCCGTTTGATCCCACCATTCGGCCAGCGGTGGAATGATCCGCGGTCGGTGTTGAATGCCCGTAGTGGGTTCCTGATAGGTGAAGAATACCTCAGGCCAGTCGGGCGCAATCCCCCACATGACTGCCGAGCCAATGAGTCTCACTGATCTCCACCACAAGCCAGTTTAAACATGACTGCGTGTTCCTTGGAGAAGAAAGACCATGTACAGGTGTATTCATAAGGTGGAACGATAAGCAGATTAGGAACAAATTCGTTGATGCCTGTCACGCTGTAGCTTTTGACTACTGAACCCGTGAGGTAGGCGTGCTCTTCTATCTTGGCATTCCGATCCATGGTCTCTTCAATTAGAGATTGGTTATCAATGAATGTGGGCTCTACGGATCTCAGATACCGAAGACAGTCATTATCACTCATCCATCTGAACGCATGGATAATCTGATCCACCTTAGGTACAGAGACTTCAAAGCATTCACCATCATCCTTCTGGATGGTGAACGTCTGACGATCAATGGGGTAAACGGGTTTGCCTTTGAAGGTTACATCATAGAAATCGAGGATACGCATGACACCAGAATAGTGTCACTGGCCTCCAAAGGTCAATTTGAATAGGGTGGCCACATCAGAATTGGTAAACTGACATCGCACCATCCATTTGGAACGATCCGGGCCGAATAACCATTCTCGATTGAAACGATTCACACTGGAATAGTTATGAAGCCATTCAACGACCTCATCGCTAAGCATGACACCCTTCTGGCCCTTTTTGTCGTGCCACCATCTGCCTATGGATTCAAAAGGAAGGATGACCTCAGTCATAGCCATGTCAGTTTGAAAAGGATGACATGATCAATATGAGCGAAGATCATGACTAAATCATACTCAAACGATCGACCTAGCTGGTAGCCAGGCGCATGTTTCTCAAACCAATCATATAGTTCAGTAGCTCGCCATTGAGCATCAAGATGATTTCGAAACAATCGACGAAGGTTCTCCTCGGGTGTGCTTCTAGCCTCCAGGTCCTTTCTTGCCAGACGATCCTCATCAGTCTCGCGGCCTCTTAGCACAAAATAGTCAGTTAGTGCCTGGTGAATAACACACCTTAGTGGATTGCGATCATCCCAGGTTACCTTATAGGAACGCCTACTCATTCAGGAGATTCCGTATCTCTATGATTTGCCTATTGAGCTTTTCGATCTGCTCCATGACCTCGTCCTTGTTATGACTATAGGTATGGATAGCACGGTCAATCGCACCTTCTACCTTAGAATCCAAATCGGCCAACACTTGCTTCTTATCAGGATACTGCTTGATCAAACGCCCAATGATCTCATGGGTGGATTCAGCCCATTTGAATGCGCTGATCTGGAAGGCTTGAGCGAGGGCTTTATCCTTGGGTGTCAAAGTTGCCTCCTCGAGCTAATTTGAAATAGATAGCATCCTCGGCTGTCTTAAACCAAAACTCCTCGCCTAAACCCTTAGGTCCCGATAGGCTGGTTACCCAATGGTAGTCAGTGCCTTCATACCACTTCCGCGTCTCTTTGAGCCAAGCAATGTGCCCCCTTGCCATCTCCTTATCATGAAGGTCACTTTTGGGGATGAAGACTGAGAAGCCGAAACCTCTGAATAAGCCGTGGCTCATTTGCCACCCCACGCTAGTTTGAACATCATTGCCTTACTAGCATCTCGAAATAGGAAGTGAAGGAATTCACCACCTCTATGTGCTGGATCCCCTGATGCCAGATACATCGGGTTGATGCGACTTCCAGTGACACGCAGGTAATACCCAATGCGCCTGCCCCATACGAAATCAGTCATGTCACTGGCGCAGGGCCCAACATTATCTCTGAGCCAATCGTGAATTCCAAGCCGGAGACCAAAACCATCATAGATCTCATTGGTGGCTTCGAGGCAGATATGGGTGCTCATGCTCCGCCCCATGCTAGCTTGAAGAGGAGAGCTAGTTCCTTATTGAGGAACTCAAACTCGATGCTCTTCCTCTTTTTCTTCCAACCTCCAATGACCCCTCTCGCACGGTAGTTTCGAAAGACAAGGCGGGCCGTGTAGCCATTCCAGAGATCGCCCCATTGTAATAGCCATTCAGTCATGTCAGCAGATGGAATGACATTATCGGTAATCGTGACATGAACGTGCTTGGTGGTGATGGGTAGGGTTACGATCGTGGCGCGCGGCTTCTTCATTGACCACCCCAGGTGAGTTTTGCCAGCATGGCGTGCTCAGCTTTGTAGAAGTAGATCATCACACCACCCTCGTTCTTGCGCACGGTCCACAGAATATCTCGAGGGCCAGCAGTATCGGCCATCCACTTCATGAACTCTTCAGTAGGATGACGGCTAGTGGTATATGACCAGCCAGAGACCGTGGTGCGAGTCTTAGTGCCATAGGCTCGAGGGTTATCGTAGGAGATGAATACCTTATAGCCCTGGCTTACCAGTGGGCTCTCCTTGAGCTTAGCTCTCGGCATCGCGAACCTGCTTCTTGACCTTCTTGAATGCCTTAGCTGGCTTGGATTTGCGAAAATACACAAGGATTCGCTCGGGGTCATCCTGCATATCGAGGTAGAAGTCCCTATGGATCAGAATGTCTCGTGATTCCAAGAACTTCACGACCTTAAGCGCGACAACAGGAGCCTCTCCCTTATGTTTCAGCCTCACAAGGTGCGGATAAAGCTCTTCAATGTTCGGTAGTTCTCGATCCACTGGTTCCTCCTTTGAACCAGTATTAGCACCAAGTTGTAGATCGTCAACCAAATGCCAGCTTGAACATCATACCCATTTTGGGGTCAAGGAAGCTAAAACAGATGTAACGGCATTGGTTAGCGTGTGAAACGCCGCTCTCCCCTATCACATCATAAGAACCTGGATGCTCTGTGTAATAACTGGTGTAATCTCGATCAGACTCCAAACCACACTCTTTCATCCAGGTGAAGATATCATCACGTAGCACTTGGCTATTCGGGCTAAAGATTGATCCAGGCATCTTGACATAGACGGGGTAAGTCTGATCCATCAGGCGCGGCACCGTAGCTTAAACATAAGCGCCACATTGAGGTCATTAAACATCAATAGGAGATGGCCAGGTCTACCTTTTGCTACCGCACCATTGACACTTCTGAAATCCTGACCCAGCTTGAGTCCCATTCTTTTCAGAAGTCTGATGTTGTAGGCGTTACTCGTTACCAGAACTTCGTGGTCGAACATTTGGTGCCATTCCTCCAAACCTTAGTTTGAATAGCACCGCATGGTCGGCTTTTTCAAAATTGAAAACGTGGCAATGGATCCCATCGTGTAAGCATTTGACAAACTGGTAGTGGTAATCCGATCCAAGTTGGATGCCATTCTCCATACACCAGATCTTCATTTCACCGCGTTCAACATCTCTGATAGAAACCCATTCGGCGGAATCATATTGGGTAGGAGAGATAGGAATCCAAATCTCATACTTCATAGGAACATCAACTTGAATAGCATGGCATCTTTGGCATGACGGAAGGCAAAGGTCCATGTGGTTGTGAAACAGAGTTGGTTTATTCCACCTTTGTTAACCACTTCCCGGTTACCATCCTTCTCATCCACATACCAATCAAGATTGGCAGGCCCGTAGTCATAGAGCCAATCCATTGCGTCAAGCATCCGTTGATGACGAGGAGTGGTCGGAAGCACATCAGCCACAACTAAGTGATGCGGAAGAGCTTGGAGCCGGCGTTCAGCTTGACTCTTACTCATCTACCACCCCATGTCAGCTTAAAGAGAACCGCCATCTTCGGATCATCGAAGAAGTAGGTCCACGCCAGAGGCATATGAATATCAGTATCTTCAGTGGTGTAATGCTCCTCCACTGAATAGTCATAACCAGTATGACAGTCCTTCTCCTTGAGCCACATATCCAATTGGTTCCTGGAAGGGCCTTCTGGCTTGCTATCAATCCACACGTTGTAGGTGAAGTTGTAGAACTTATCCAAGGCTGGCACTACCTGCCTCCATGGGTTAGCTTGGTGATCATTGCGTCATTGGCATTCTTGAAGTAGAAGGAGGTGTAGGAATCCTGACCACCACGCATATCGATCTTCCAGTGCCTATCTGGCATAAGGCCTCTTGCTTGTAACCAATCGACTATATCGAAGGATGGTTGGAGATAGGCAGGGCCTGAAGAGTGAAATACCTTCACTTCATAGGGGAATTGGCTTGCTTCATTATGATTCCTGGATCCAATCATTGGCCGCCCCAGGTCAATTTGAAGAGCACGGCATCCTTGGAGTTTTTGAAACGAAACAAGCAATGGTTCCCCATGCCAGTGCTTATCCAACGACCCTTCCAACCATGCTTGCTAGAATAGTAGCCTGCCTTGCCAACATTCTCTTCAAGCCATACCCGCACATCATGGCGAACTGCTGAGCTGGTTCCATCGTAAGACATAAAGTCAGGGCTGGCTCTGACTTTGAATTCCATTACCTACCACCCCAATGGAGTTTGAATCGTACCGCTTCACTCACCAGCTGGAAGAGAAAGGTGTAGCAGGCACGCTTCTTATCTGTGAATGTGAATGCTGATGCTCCTTCCTCCACCTTGATAGCAAAACCACCCTTGATCGTGCTACGGCACCAGTTCTCAAGGAAGACCTTGACTGCCGTGCTCTTCATATCATCGGGTGGCTGAACTAGATCCTCGACATTCTCTTCATGGATGTGAAGCAAGGTGCCAGTATCGATGACCACCGGCGTCCAACTATCAAGCTGGATCTCACGATTGGCTCGACTCAACGCTTTAAAGACTGACATTACCACCCCATGTCAACTTGAATAACATGGCCAAATCTGGATCCTTAAACTCAAAGACTATGGGGAATGGATCTCGGTACAATCCATCCAAGTATGGCCCCATACAGTAGTCCACACCAGGTGTAAGATCACGATCCTTGATCCATTGCTGGATCTCCGGCTCCAATTCGATCTTACGAGCCATTGGTCTGGTGTTAGGGATCAACACCCTATATGCCATCGACGGATGCCAATCAGTGAAGAACTGCTTGAACTGACGAGCTATTGAATGGTGCTTCCATTCAAAGGTCAACCAGGTGTTATCGTGGTTCGTCCAATTGCGGAGCAGTTTACGATAATAAGCCTTATCATATGCCAGCCCCTCTAGCCATGATTTAAGAACGGGGCCCAGAGTGACTTCGCCATCGTTCCAGTTAAACGTGGCATAATCAGCGCCATTGATGGTTACAAACATTACCATTCTGCCACCAGCCTAGGAGCCCAGCCGGCAAAGGCTAGTTTGAATTGAAGTGCGTGAGCCCGGTTCTTAAAGGCCCAAGCCATATGGGTTTTAGCTCTGAAGCCTCTACCTTCTTGGAATTCAAAGCAGACATAGTCCTGATTATAGACCAGGTCTAAGCTCTCCTTCCACTGATTCAACGCTATCGTGCGGAGGGCTTGTTGATCAGAGAGCAGATCGGGCAGCTCGATGGCTGTGGGGAATTGTCGATATTTGCTCTCTACGTGACGCATGCCATTGGCATAACACCAGTTTGGGCATCGTCAACCTAAAGGGGTGGTAGATCGTCAGCCGTAAATCCACCCCAAGTGAGCTTGAAGAATATGGCATCCTTGGGTTGGCGAAAGAAGAAGTCATAACCAAGGTGAAAGACCATCTCCTCCTTCCACATGAAGCAATGCCATCTACAATCCAAATGAACATCAGATACCCAATTGGTGATATCCATGACATTGTTGGGATATTCCAGAGTCAGAACGAGTGGATATGTCAGAAGCAGAACCTGCTTCCGATGATAGTAGGGTTCAAGATGGCGAATGTGCCTTTCCAGTGGCTCACCTCCTACAACCCTATTTAGCCGAAGATCTCCCCTCCTTCCGGTAAATACCAGACCAGTTTGGGAGGAATCCAATGGGAGATCGAATCAAAAGAGCAAAAGCCGCGATCAGTGCGGCTGTTAAGAAAGTCATCAGAATCAAGGGCGAGCATGAACTCAAGGGTTCGGCAGAGTTCGACGTCTGGTATCCTGACCATCCACCTCGTTCCGAAAGCGCTACCTTCAGAGCAACTCGTAAGCTGCTCATTGAGAGTGGCACGGGTGAATGCTTCATTTGTGGCAAGAAGGATGATCTGGAAGCCCACCACTGGTATGTGGAATGGGCTTTCGCAGATGCTGTTGATTGGGAGAAGATGAAAACCCTTTATCCTGACTTCAGTTGGTCTGAATTCAAGGAACCTGAGGATTTCGTGGATAGCCCATTCAATATGGTCATCTTATGTGAGAAACACCATCGCCATAAGAACCATGGTATCCACAATCTACCCTATCCAGTATGGGTCATGCAGAAACACAAGAAGCCAGGCTTCCAGCTGTTCTCACCTAGTGATAAGGGTTAAGCTAGAACCAGCCAAGCTACCATTGCGCCTAGAGTCCAGAACGTAATATCCAAGCAAGACCACTTGCTAGTGAAGGTCTTCGTGAAGTTCTCTAGGCGCACTGGCGTTCCACGCTGGGTGATCTCTCGAACGGTTCCGAGGATAAACCCCGCCCAGGCGGCGGTAAACCAGGCTGGGTGGATACATAGTGGAGAGATCATCAACATCGCACCCATAGCATGGAGTGATTGATCGGTGAGCTGCTTCTTGAGATTCAGTTGAGTTTCGTCAGACATTTGGCTACCTCCTTAAGGTAATTAGCCAAATCTCAACTTGAACTCCATGGCTATCTTCTTGCGCTTGAAGCCAAACTCATGATTGGAATAGGTGGTGAATAGGTCTGATGGCGTTATATCAAGATCTCGGGCCTTATCATGAAGCCAATGCCAGGCATCATTCACAAGGATCGGCTCATAGGATATCCTTACCCTATAGGGCCAGCAACTAGAGAAGGTAAGTGGTCTCACCAATCTGCCGGGTCTTCCACCCGTTCCCCTAGATAGATGTTTTGATCGAGCAGGTCGTAATGACCTTTGACGTAGATCTTGTGCTCACCAGCTTTGAACTGATTAGCCCAATACTCGTCAGAATCCATCAGGTAGACGATACTGCCATCTTCACTGATTATGACTATCTTGGTCGCCCCGCCGGGTTGGTAGCTCAGGGTAAGTCGGAAGATGTGTTGTTCCTGACTCAGCCTCTTTATGGGTTCTGCCTGATCTGCCACTCTTCTCTACCTTGTAATCGTGTCTAACCCAACCCACGCCGGCATCGCCTCGCTCGTGATGGTTTACCCATACACGTTCCAGCTGACCTTTCGCAATGAATTCCTCAACGATCTGGCCATCGGGCATCTTGCGTTTACGGGTATGGTCTTCCTTATGAATGATCGTTCGCCAATGACCTCGAACTTCATGCCGTGCCTTATGGCTCTTGGCTTTCTTGGCTAGGATCTTTCGGATCATCTTCATCGGCTTTTTGGCCGGAATGTTGATAGTGATCGTCTTATTGGTGAGGTATTTGCGAATTGTTCCACCAGCAGCGGTAAATGCGCCCTTCTGCTGAGTAGGAGTCTCGATGATTGGCACTTCATTGATCAGAGCCAACAGAGTGACCACCAATCGCACATCACCACGACTCTCAATACATGAGTTGATGAACTCCTTTCGCAGATCACCAAGATGGCTTATCGGCCTGATCATATTGCTCATCGGTTCCCAACCGACGTTGATTGAATTACTGAGCTGCCTTGCTTCGCCCAGCATCCTCATTGGATCAATGCCGCTGTAATTGGGGTCTGTCTTATTCTCGAGTGATGAGCCATAACCCCAACCCAAATGAGGAAAAGCTCGCAGGGCTTCATCGGAATTAGCAGTCTCACCAATGAGATTGATCCGTAGGTCTCTTGCTAGATCCTCCCTACTGATCGCCAGGATGTCACCAATCTGATTGGGTGGAGCTCTGCGTTCAGTATCGATGAGCCATGCGTTCAAAGCCATGCTACTAAGCATCTCCCCTCTATGGGGGATATGAGCAGGCTCTTTCATACCATCTACACTGACCCACGTGATCATCGACCATCGCAGTGGATCACCAGGATCTTCCTGAAGCAAATAGCCGATCTGATGTGGAGTGCTATCATCAACTCCAGGGCTGATGCCGAGTTCGGCGCCTATGCGGAGTTTCTCATGAAGGTCAAACTCGATCCAAATCTCGGGGAAAGGAAGCCGACCCAAGCACAGGCGTTCAGACATCTTTGTGGGCCCTTCCAGTGATAACTCACATGCTACCCTTAGGGCTCGGTTATCGACATTGAAGGGGCGGGCTCGATAGAATTTCTTCCGATACTCAGCGTAGTAGTTCTTATAGATATCCCGAGCAAGCTCTGGAGCTCGCACCCAAATCTTCTGGTTGTTTAGGTCACGCCAGACCCGATTGAGTAAATCCACAGTCGATCTCACCAAGGTGTCTGTGACTGTTTACATGACCCATTCAGTTTGTCAAGCAGGATAGGCCCAGAGTGTATGAAAAGTAGACCATCCATGAACCCCACAGCAGGCCGACAACCATAATGAAGGTTAACCAGAAGCGATCAGTAAGACACAGGCTAGCATCCAATACGCTCTTACCCAAAAGCAATAGGGTCATGACCATATAGAAGAGGAACACCAGGCTGGTTATGAGGAACAGACCACCTAGTAGGTCAAAGAATACCATTTTCGCAACGTGTAGGAACATCAGACACCTCCCTATGGTATCTTATCCTAAACGCTATGGCTCCATGACTTCAATATTCCCAATATAGCAGGATGGCCAATTACCAATATGTGCGGTTAAGCCGACCAAAAGGGTCACTAAATATCTTCGAGCAGCCTGTAGGAATACAGAGTGAGGGTCATGGGGGATATCATTCATTTTCCCAATGCGGTTCAAGGAAGTCGAGGTGCGATGGCACTCGAACCAGCCGTTGTTACTGTCAAAGACATCAACAGCAAAATGCTCATGGGGCCATGGACCTTCACATGTCAGAAGTGCCAGACCAAAACGTCATTTGAATCACAAAACATGATCTTCCGTCAGGTTGAATTCTACTGTGCTTCATGTGGTGCCTTACATCGAGTAATCAATCCAGCATTTGTGCCCACAACCCCCAGAAAGTGAACTTTGGTAAATATCAGAAATCCACTCTGGGAGATCGAGATGGCTGATTCTAACACACCTACGCCCGGTTCGCCCGGAACCTTTCTACCAGTAATTGGGCAATCTTCTCTGACTAATGATCAGAAGAATGCTGCTCAGAGCCAGAAGCAAAATGCTTCTGCCGTTGAGAGTGCTTCGACCCAAAACAACATCCGCTTGAAGATTGGCGCTAGTGATGGTAATATCTACACCGGTGGTGACACAACCGTTGCTGATACCACAGTTCAGAAGATTCCAGACTTCTCCGATACTCCGACAACTGCCGCCCAAGGCCCAAAGGGGGATAAAGGCGACAAGGGTGATCCTGGCCCACAGGGTCCAGCCGGTCCTCAAGGGCCTCAAGGGCCTCAAGGCCCTGCCGGTGTAGTGGATTATGACCAAGTTCAACAGATGATCCAAGATGCTATTGATCAATTGAACTTCAAGAGCCTCAAGTTTGTTGATCCTGTGCCAACACAGGTTTATGGAACTAAGTCGATTGATCTACCTGTTGAGCTTGTAGATACATTGGCTAATACCAGCACGGTAGTTCAGGCTTCTTATACGATAGCCACAACGGGCCTAGGTACAATTGACTCTTCTGGTCACTTGGTAGCTGCTGACGTTCAGATTGATACTTCTACTACCGTCATCGCCAACTACACCGATTCCAATGATAAGAACTACACCGTAAGCACGCCAATCACGATTAAGGCACTTAAAGTCAGTAGTTTGACCCTTGGTGGCCCTGCGAATGTCAACAGTGGAAGCACTGGAACCTATACCGCTACGGCACATTACACTGATAGCTCTACTAAGGTAGTTACAACTGACGCCAATACGACCTGGTCAATTGTAAGTGGTAGCATTGGAACCCTGGCTGGTAATGTTTTGACCGCACCGACTGTTGGCTCAGATGTAAGTGGCCAGATCAAAGCTTCTTATACTGAGAACGGAACGACCGTTCAGGGCACTATAAACGTCACAATCAAGGCGCCGTCTCTTAAGGCTCTCTATGGTGCTGTTGTCAGCCCAGCCGATATTGCTTCCTATAGCAGCTACACTGGTTGGAGTGATTTCATCCTTGCTCTGCCATCAACTGGTTCAAGTAACAACAAGGTAAACACAGTTACCATTAACCAGCAATCGTTCGGTGGTGCGGCCGGTACTGACCAATATGGCTGGTATGCCTATCCTAAGAGTTACGGAACAGCAACCTTCGTTGATACTTCGAATAACTTCCCGGGTGGATGGGATGGTGCCAAAGTTCCACCTGGCATTGACGTTGGATCTTCTGGAGTAACTGGTCCAATGGAAGTTACCGTTAATGTCAATGGATCAGATGTTGTGTATTACCTCTACCGTACTGATCAGGATGGTATTGGGTCCAAGACCTGGAGCGTAAGCTAAGGAGAAGTAAATGGCGATTACACTTGCTTCGAATCTAGCACCAGCTGGTGGTAAATCTTTCTACCTGCTGGAAGACGTCTACATCAAAGGTGGTCTACAGATACAGGATAACGTGGCCGCACGTGATCTAATCGCCCTTACCAACCTCAAGGTCGGCGCACTCGTTCTCACGATTGAAGAAGGTAAGATTTGGAAAGTCACCACCCTAACCCTACCAAGTATCGAAGATCCAACAGCTACTCCAACAGTTGAATGGGAAGAGCTAAAACTCGGGAATGATGGCGCCATCTCGGATGATGCTCCTAGTGATGATAAGATCTACGGTAGGAAGAATGGGGAATGGGTTGCTGTTCCAGCGGGTGTTCCTGGATCGCTGAATACTAGAACGGTGGCTATTCAGACTGTTGATAACTTGGTTGCTGGTTCATCTCAGGAATTTGCTCTCGGATTGGCTGTGAGTTCTATCATCCTCAAGTTGACGGTTAGCCGCCCTATAAAGGTTCAAGCCTTTGGTACTCCAGCTAAGGATGAACCTAACCCCTACGAGTTCATAGCAACCAGTGATCACCTGACTGATGATGGATCAATGTTGCTTAGCGATGGTACGGTATTCAGAACCAGGAACTTCTCAATCCTGGCCAATATGGAATCGCCTTCAACGAGCAACATCTACTTCACTGTATCGAATGTTGATGATGCTGAAGGATCAGTGGTTCTTACCATAACCTATCTACCGCTTGAGCTCCTACCGGATGATGGATCCGACGATAGTTCAGATGATACCGGAACTGATCCTGGTGATGGAACTGAAGAACCTAGCAACCCCTGATAGGCTCGAGGAACTAAATATAGGAAACCCACTTACTAGGGAGAAACTTTATGACTGGCTTCGTTATTGAGCGTCATGGCTACACTACTGCGGCGGCTTTGATCGCTGACGTGGCCACTGACATGATTGCTAATGGTTTTGATTTTGTTTGGACCACCGGGGGAGCATCATCCTTCGATAAAGCCAACGTTCATAGCCCATATCGGGTAACGCTTGAGGCTAGTGGTGATGTTGATCCCCTAAATGCTTCGGCAGTCTCTGCCAAGCAGCCTTGGCGTGTTTGTCTAGACGTTCAAGATCCTCAGCGAGCTTTCATCTATGTCGCTACTCCGCTCCAGCTGGATGATCAGGGTAATGTCGCAACTGAGAAGTACTTTTACAATCAAGGTTCGCAGTCTCAGCTAGAAAGCGTTGATTACATTGGCGCTATTGGTGCTCAAGTTGGTGCTCAATATTCTACAAGTGGTTCGACGAGACCAGGTATTATTGATCCTGCTACTGGCCTGTACTCGCCCCCAACCCAGTCTAGTGGCACCGCCCCTGATGAGACGACCAAGGGTATTATTATGCGTAAGGTTCGTATTGGTGATGCTGGTGCTTCTTATCCTCTATCCTACCGCTTGGTAATCACTGATCGTGGTTTCTGGCTTGGTTGCTGGGAAGATGCCACCACGGCCGAAACCTCGTCAGCCTTCAACTGGGTTCTAGTTCAGCGTCCAGTTGATCGCACCACTGGTGAAACACTTACTACGGGTAAGGCTCCAGTATTCTGTGTCAACGGCGTAGGTGGTCAATATTGGCAGTTTGTCGTCCGCGAGTCAGATATTCTGCGTCCAGGTGCTCGTCGTGATGCTGCTACCAATGCTACTGACTCTGAAGCAGTCATCAACATTGAGAACCAGGTCAGCCTTTCGGAAGATGGCAAGTACATCGTGACTTTCCCCTCGCGTCTGAATACCTCGCGATATCGTTATCCGCATGAGCTTGATATCATTGGTATTACTTCGGCAGACGTTGTGTCGCAGTATAGTGATGTTCCTCTAACCGTTTACGGCGAAACTGATCCTCGCTCATACAAGGCGCTTCACGCTAATGGTACCGGCAACACCGGTATGCGTATCCTCATCCTACAGCAGGGTGGCGGCATTAGCTAAGCCTTTTGGGGAAGGTGAAAGCCTTCCCCAACCTCTTGTGGGAATCGTAGATGTTCACTTCAATCTCATTGGCGACCCCCAACTCAACTGTGACCTCGACGTTCACGGCTGATGAACCATGTACTGTTGGAGTTGGTGAAGGTTATACTGTCCGAGTAAATGGGCAAACAACCGCCTCACGGTCAATTGACCTGGTTGTCAATGATGTCATTGAGATCGACGTAACCGCACCTGCTCCAAGCCAGACGATTTTCGTTCCTTGGACCTACAACACCAATGAATGCTATTTTGCCGTTGTAAGTGCTGAGACTAGCAACAAACACACACTTTCAATCCATTACAAGAACCTCTATTGGCCTGACTTCCCCGTCACAGCCAGTCATCTTGGTACCTGGAAGAACGCGACTAATAGTGCGGCTCTAAACTTCAGCGCTTCAGCATATTACGACGCCCAGATCAGCAACCTAGCTGTGGTTATTGATCCAGTTGGAGAGACGGTTATCTTCGTCAGAGCTTCTGACGGTAAAGATGTGATCAGACTGAGACCAGCAGCAAAACCATTAGGCTACGCACCTCTTTGGAATGGTTCGACTGGTTTCTGGCAACCCTACGTTCTTTGTGATAATGGTCGAGTCTACAAATGGGACCTGACGTCTACCACTCAGATTTTCATAACCCCTGGTGTCGTCATTGACGGAGCACGGTCTCTTTGGAGTGATGGATCTACCCTATTTGTGGGCGGTGATGGCTTTGTAAAACGTCTAAGTGACGTCAACACTATTGAGCAAACCTACTCAGTAACTGATAGAGTCGTGGGTGGCGCAACTGTCGCGAATACAACCATGTTTGTGACAAACACAGGTCTCCTCTATAAGATCAGCGCTGGAGTGGTAACTCAAGTTCATTCTGCCTCAATGATGGGTATTCCAGCGGCATTCCAGAACTGTATCGTTGTGCCAGTTCCTGAGGAATACGTCCTCAAGGTCTATGACGCTACTGGAACATTTGTCAAAGACATTGAGACTGGTGATAACCTTCCAATGGCGGTTAGTGCTGATGGTAATAAGACCCTGGCCGTGGCTTACGCTGACAGTCTGATGGCTCAGACCCTAACCAGTTTGGATGATCCAGAATTCGCCACATGGACCTTCAATTACAAGGTTAGCTTCGCAACACCAGTCGATGATGCGTTGATTGCTGATCATTACCTACGTGAGTTTGATATCACAGTTCCACCAAATCCGATGGTCTCAGGCATCAACTTCCCCAGCTGGGTTGCTCCTATCAATGTTGATACTGGCACGGGAGAGCAGATCGCCGATACTGATGTGGATGGTTTACCAGTCGAAGGAGCACCAGATAGCAAATTGCTTATTAATGGTGAGACTGGTACCAAATTGATTCCAGGTGGTCGAGTACAGATGATTATGCGATCATCTGAAGGTCGTAAAAGCACCGCCTGCTCTCTGGGGAATTACGCTTTCGATTTTGTCGTCAAAGGCGTAACCACGACAGCATTCTCGACCTTCCTCAATATTCCAAACAAGCTCAGAGCTTCTCAGTTGGTTTACAACCTAACGGTTCCTGATAAGGTTGATTCCGCCCCTATTGCGTTAAGTCATGGAACTCTGAAAGTCAATGGCGTAACCTATGGTGGATCTAATCCGGTTAAAGCTGGAGATTCACTCAGTATTACGATCAATGTGCCGGATGATGCTCTTACCTACTACAGCATGTTGAGTATTGCTGATAGTCAATTCGCCCTGACTGTCAATAACGCAACCAATAGGGTTATGGATGTTCAACGCTATCAGGATTACTCAAGCCTGAATACAGTCAGCACAATAACCTTGGATGAGACTGGCACATACGATTTCCCCAACTACAGTGATGCTAAGGTCCTCAAGGGCGGTGAAGAACTTACATTCCCCACTACACTTACGAGTGGTGATGAGGTGGAGATTCACCATGTGAGAACCTCTTCCTGGTGGATTGATGAGCGTGATACGGTTATTATAGGGCCAAACACCAACTTTGTCGTTGAAAGCTTCTCGACGGTTGATGATCAACCAGTTGATGTAGACTTTGGAACGGTTCACATGGGTATTCCAGACTTTGATTCGGTCGCAGATGGAGCGCCTGTGATCGGTGGTCTGTCGGATGGTTACAGCATTATCATCTACAGTGACGACATGACTTTCTCGGTCAACGGGGCCGATCCTGTAGCCAATCCTAGTGTGAAGAATGGTGACGTGGTAGTGGCGACCTATACTGTTCAGAACCTATGGGAAGAGCGCTTTGTCAAAACTACCCTTTGGGATGGTACAGTCTATGAGTTTGGATCACTGAATATCGATCCTCCACTTGGTGTAAATGAAGAGCAATCACATGAGATCTACTATGAACCTACTCGTTGGGCTCTCTACTTCACCAACTCTACGAATTTAACACAAGCATCTGCTGGTCAATACAGCACCGATGCTGTTGGTGGTTCAGTGGCGTCGGAACCAGATATCATTCATTCTGCGGTTCAGCTCAAGACGCCACTACCCTCTTCGGAATTAGACCATTTTTCTACCCAACTCAAGACACCTCTGCCTATTGGGCAACTTGATCACTTCGCTACTCAGCTCAAGACACCATTGCCTCGGGCTGGTCTGGTTCATATGGCGGAACAGCTCAAGACCCCTCTACCAAAGGCTTTGGTTTATGATGCTCCTACCTTAACAAAATGGAAAAGTTGGGTACCATCACGGCTTCCAAATGAGACCTATGTAACGTGGTCCAGATGGCCAGGATTGGTTGCCAATCGAGCACTATTTGGGGAATGGAATCCTGAATCAAACTTTGGTGAAAGCCATATCACACCAGCTGTGGATATGCTTGAGAACTTTGAATCATCCTATGGTCATTACATCGTCTTTCACACATTTGACGGCTATTGGGAACCCTTTAAGTCACTTTCACCAAACCAGGTTCAAATCTTCTACGTCTATGATTCCAAGGGCACTTATCACAAATCAGCAATGCCTTGGCGAACCCTAGGGAGGGCGACTTACGGATTCTGTCAGAATACTTGGCTTAACGCAACTAGCCAAACGATTGTGCCTATTTCTCAAGTCTTTGAGTATGAATTCGATGAACGCAAACTCACAGATGTCAATCCGGTCAAGTATGGATTCCTTTCGTGGAACCATGATGAATATGTGACTATCGATCCGGTCTTCGATAAGGCCGAGAAGATCTTCTTTGGCGACCTAGTGGGCTTCAATGATCCATCAGCAAAGCCATTCATGGGCCAGAATGTTCCTCTTCCTCTACCGGCCAGATCGGCTTCTGTTGAAGGATCAGTGGGCTGGCACGCTGCTGATCTACAATGGGATACCAATTTGCCACTTGAAACTGGCGGATTTGCTGATGCCAATGCTGCTTTGGCCGCAGGCACAAACATTGCTGGAAGTCTAGAGGTTGAAACCTATAAGCAGCCGGAAGGCACGTTCTCCTATGTAATTAAGAGAGAGACCACTCTGGTCTGTGAAATCAACCCAAGTGGTCTGATAGCCGGCGCTTGGTTGATTGGAGGTGGCTAATGGTCATGCAGATTAGTAACTGTAGAGCAGTTCAACCTTTTGTAGGTGTCGTTAATACAGCCGTCAAAAGTCTACCATTCGCGATTCCTAGGGGTGGTTTCACTGCTACCGAGGATATGCTTGGTTATACCAATGTCATTCTACCCGGATTGGTCGATAATGTGGAAGAAGTTAGCGTTTACGTCGATGGATTTAGAATGCTGAACCAGACCTTTGACTTTGGTAAGACCTGGAGCGCATTCACCGTTCAAGGCGATTTCCTCTACTTCAACGAGCCAGTGACTGGCACGGTTCAGATATTCGTTGATAAGCCATGGTCATATGTTTTGCCAGATCAGAACTACATCAGCGTCAATAACGTACAGGGTGGTAAAACCAAAGCCACCAACCCTGGTGAGGTTTTTGGTGGCACCTTCTGCGAGCCATTCATCCTCACCTTGCCAACAAATGGATACGTCAGACTTACTGATGACCGGAAGAGACTGGTTTATGTTCCTAACCAGAACTTCGTAGGTTATGATGCTTTCAGCTATTCAGTGATAACTGATCGTGGCCAAATTGCTGATCCAAAATGCGTCAATGTCAAAGTAGGAAACCCATCACCACCACCTAGTGACAACGGAGGGGATGATACCGGTGACACCGATACGCCACCAGATGATACCGGAGGAGAATGATGCTCGTTGGTAATCTCCCCTATGCGAATGGTCGATCAAATGTCGTCCTTCGCCTCACAAATGCGCCAGCTACTAGCACAAATGGTTATGCTCCTCGTCAGCCTGATCCAAAACCTACTACGACTGCTGATTATATGAACTTCAATGGCACCAACCAGATTATCCGTTATTCGGATCGCACTGATTGGCACGTTACTGAACCTTATTCAGTTGAACTCGAAGTCTATATGGTTGATAATCAAAATCGCTGGATCGCAACGGTCGGTGAGGGTTACGGAATTGGTTGGCCTGAATGGAGTATCTTCCAGAATGGTTCAGGCGCACTGGCCTTTGCTTCGTCGGATAACAACAATCAGGATACAACTATAGCCACATTCATGAATCACTATAATGTGAATCAATGGTATAAGATTGGCCTTATGATCTACACGAGTGGTTCGGATATCAACGCCCGAGGTTATGTCAATGACACTCAGGTCTTCGATGTGATCATGACTCAACCTTATGATACCTTCAATGACCTAGCTATAGGTGGTGATGCGGCGGCCTATGCCTCTAGGTTGTTTAAGGGCCGTATCCGCAATGTGACCATTGGTCACAGCCAATTCTGGCCTACCTGAGCTCCTGAATAATGATTTCTGGAATGATTCTGCGTTATCGTCGCTCTAAATCCAAATAGGAGAACCTAATGAGCGACGAGAACTTCCTCCATGAATACAGCCGATTTGTCGATGGTGTGACTAGCGAAGCTAGTAAGAACCCTAATGCCTTCCTATCACGTCTATCAGAACTTTACGATCAGGGTTGTGACGTAGAACGCCTGCTTACCGCGGCTTGTGGCCTATCAGCTGAAGGTGGTGAATTCATGGAGATTGTGAAGAAGATCATCTTCCAGGGCAAACCATATAGTGAAGAAAACCGATTCCATATGAAGCGTGAATTGGGTGACGTAACTTGGTATTGGGCCAACGCATGTATGGCGTTGGGTCTAGACCCCTATGAGGTCATGCGTGAGAATATCCGTAAACTCGAGAGTCGCTTCCCCGGTGGTAAGTTCGAGATCTCTAAGAGTGAAAACCGAAAGGCTGGCGACCTTTGATTGACCATCCATTCCTCTCCTTCAAGGATCTGAGTGATGATGAACTCTTGGAGAAATCCACTGAGCTCTTCCGCAATTTGAATCGTGCCCACTTGTGGGGTTCAAGCCCAGATCTGATCAATCAACTTCAATGGATGCTGGAGATGATTGAGGAGGAGAAGATGGAGCGGTTGAATAAGCAACAGTTCGAAGCGTTCAATGAGATGTTCCCCGAACGTGTTGAATCAGATCCTGAATTCAAAGTCTCAAAGAGTGAGGTGGATGAGACTAAGACCACTGTGATCAAACCAGCTAAGGTCAGCAAGCCACAAACTTTCACAGAGCCGGTCTTCCACAAGGAATATACCTCCACTGACAAGCCCAAGAAATAATGACACTCCACCAGAAGGTTCAGTATGGTAGAGTGGATTAGGTGTAGAAACAAGCTAGGTTAGGGTATTTGGGCTAAATACCATGAACGATACTGAGATGCTCAACTGGGCTGCTCAACCTTAGTGTCGTGTTACTGGGCCCAGTAACTCCTATCCTTACTGCCGCGTTCGCGGCTATGTTCCTATGCCCCACTTGGGGATTGTAATGGACGATACTGACGAGATTATTCCTAACCATCTGTTCATCAGCCTTCGCTATGAATTCAGGGCTACCAGGGTTATGGATCAAACACTGTCGCCTACTGGTATCAAGATCAAAGCTGATGTTTCAACCTTAGACGATGATTCTGATGATTACGGCTTTCGCATGGAAGTTGCCCTCAGCAAGTTGAATTACTGGGTTGAGCATGTTCTTGATAATAGCCTATTGGTTCATAGTGAGAACGACTGGGCCATAGAGAGCTTCATGAATGGTGATGCGCCAGCTACCTCTAATATGGTGGTTCTATGCCCAGATGACCCCACAGATGCTTGCCTGGCCGAATTGCTCATCTGTAAGTTACGAGCCATTAGCCAGGGTGCTTTTGAATTCCATGCCATTGACATTGAAAGCACTGATGGGCGTGGTGTCGGATTCACATTTGTCGGTGGGAACCCAGGTAGCTCTTTCCCCGAAACTTCTGAATGGTTCATGGAGAAACCCAATTACTTCAGCAAGCCTTGGTGGCACAGGCCAGATGCTAGCACTCTTGATGTGATACCAGATGAAGATAATGACCTCAATGAACCACCAGCATGGGCCTACAGCCTAGGATTCATTGCTGATAATATGGCCGGTGTGGGTGGCAGACCCAACAATGTGGTGCGTGCCGAATTCAGACCTAAGGTCATTGATGGTGGTAAGATAGACTGATGAAACTCAAAGGGCGTTCTACGGATGACTGGGGGAATGTGATCTTTGATTCAGATGGTCTGATTGACCATCTTATGAAAGGTCATGATCTGACGTCTGATATGGTCGCAGATCCTACTCCAGGGGTTGTGAAGTTCAACGCTCTTTGTAAGGAACTTGATCATCCAGAAGACCAGGTTGCCCAATACGAGCAACCCCAGGTGAGCGTTGAGGAGTGGGATGCCACCCACCAAGCACAATGGTTTATACCTGAGCCATATGCTAACTTGGATGTCTTAGAATGGCTTCTGATGAAATGTCAGACTGAGCAGGAAGTAGAACGCATTCTAATGGAATGGGATCTATTTGAAGAGCGTGACATGATCCAGGTTCTCCGCTGTCTGATCTACTTGGTGGCATCCTTTCGAGAAAATGGAATCGTCTGGGGTGTAGGAAGAGGATCAAGCGTAGCCAGCTTTGCTCTTTACCTGATTGGCATTCATAAGGTCAATAGTTTGGCTTTCGATCTGGATGTCAGAGAGTTCCTCAAATAACACAGTGGTTAACTACGTATAAATAAGAGCATAGGTCGTATTAGGAGGAGCATATGGCTCGCAACGGTTTTAGAAAGATGCCCACATCGATGCGCGGTGTCAAAGTTGATATGGATGCTATGCGAGCTGCCAATGAAGCTTCGGTAGCTATTGGTAACGCAAAGATGAATGCGCGCGGCGACGTTCTGGGTAAGAACGGTCAGATCGAAGTCCGTAGGGAGCAGATTGCGCGCGAATATTACGCGAAGAATCCCCAGGCGTCGAAACAGGCCTCACTCAAACCAGCTATGCCTGATGCGTTTGAAACTCCAGACCAGGCTGTGGCTCGCCTCACTAAGGTAGCTGATACTGAGACTGACACACCAGCCAATCTTGCTCCACGCAAGAACCGCAAGCTGGTGGATAAGAACGACGACTAAGGGCTTCGGTAGAAACCGGAGACAGAGCAATGCCAAGCACAGTTTACAACAAAATCAGCGGTGATATCCGACCTATCAAGGATCACGTTCTAGTGGTCAACATGGAGAAGGGTGATAAGGTTACCAAGGCTGGTCTTATCGTTCTCGATGATAATGGCAAGGATCATGGTATCCGCCCTCGTTGGTGCCAGATCTGGAAGGTCGGCCCAGAGCAATCTGAACTCAGTCCAGGCCAATGGATTCTAGTTGAGCATGGTCGCTGGACCTATGGAATTGAAACCGCAATACCCGAAGGTAGTGATGATGAAATCTTCTACGTTCAGCGTGTAGATATTGCGGGTATCCTTGGGGTTCAGGATGAGCAACCCTCCTTCATCTAATCCTTTGAGGATGCGGATCTGGTTTAAACCAGATCATCAGCACTTCGAGGGTATGAATGACTTCATCGCCTTTCAAAGGCACAAAGTCAAAGATTTCACATGGTGCTATGGGATTTCACTTGATAGTTCCTATCTGGATATTGAGTTCCACAATGTCACTGATGCGATGATCTTCAAACTACAATACGGTTAAAGCTATGAAGGCTGAGGCTATTCTGGTGGATGATACTCAACGCAGTATCATCCACCGTTATTTCTACCCCATATCATTGGTTCAAATCTTCCGCCCGTGTGGTTGGGAGGATTTTCATGCGTTCATCCATGAAGATGAACGGTTCAGAGCCATCCTACATGAGCGAATTGCCTGGACGTCAGAAAATGGCATCAAGTGTCACATCACATTCAAATCGTTCCAGGAAGATGACAATGTTCCTACTTGTTATCAGCTCTTTACTGGATTTACAGTACAGGAAGACGCAGATCGTTATAAAGACAGATGGTCATGGGTAAGCATGTAGATCACAATCCAAACACCCAACAAGGCTGGATACCAGTTTGCTTACCTGAACCTCGTCATATATCTGGTAACCAGGTGACGATGACAAATGTAGAGCGAGCCAAAGTGTTTGGAGCCCTTCTGGAAGAAGCTAAGGCTTGGTGTGAGAAACAATCACATGGTCGCTGGACTTATGGGATAGAGAAAGCTGATAAGAGCCAATGGCCGACCTATTACAATCATACCTTCAGGTTCAAAGGCAAACGTGATGCCACGCTTTTCAAACTGACCTTCGGTTGATCTACTGGAAGCCTCACAGTTAAATTGACGTAGAACTGGTGAATCACCTATTGTACATATACACCACAATAGGAGAAGCCAAACGTGGCAGCGCCGGATCTTTGGGTAGAACGTCATCGCCCAAAAACACTTGATGGCTACGTGTTCAAAAATGAGCATGTGAAGGCCCAAATTGAAGAATGGATTAGAAACCCTGAAGGTAAGGCAATTCCTTTTCCTCACCTACTACTAAGTGGTGGACCAGGTATTGGTAAGACCACTCTGGCTAAGATCATCCTCAATGAGTTGAATGTCAATCGCTATGATATCCTTGAACTCAATGGATCTAGGATTAATGGTGTTGATGCCATCCGAGAGATCATAACTGGTTTCTGTTCCACCTATCCAAATGGTGATTACAAGGTTGTGCTCCTGGATGAGGGTGATTATGTCACCCATAACGCCCAGGCTGTTTTGCGTAATGAAATGGAGCGTTTCAATGAGAGCGTTCGTTTCATCATCACTTGTAACAAGCCACATAAGATCATGCCTGCTCTTCATTCAAGAATGCAGGGTATCCATTTTGACAGCCTCGATATGGAGAGCTTCTTCAATAGGGTTATGGAGATCCTAACCATTGAAGAAGTCAAATTCGAGATTGATGACCTAGAAGCATACGTCAACAATACCTTCCCCGACCTTCGCAAATGTATCAATCTACTAGATCAGCATACTACTGGTGGTAAGCTCTCTCCACTCAAGGAAGGTAGCGCAACCAACCTATCCTACATGGAGGATGCGGTTGCTTTATTCAAAGTGAAGCGATTCACTGATGCTCGCAAGGTCATCGTTAAGAATGCTGATATTGGTGACTATGAGGAGATCTATCGGTTCCTCTACAAGAACCTCCAGCTCTTTGGCGATGATGAAAACACCCAGAGCAACGCAATCGTTATCATTGCGCGAGGTCTGCGAAACCATGCCGTATGTGCTGACGCGGAGATCAACCTGGCTTCCACGATGGTGGAACTAAGCCAGCTATGAGTGACAAGTGGGATATCCGCTATATCGAATTAGCTCGTCTAGTATCGACTTGGAGCAAGGACCCTAGTACGCAAGTTGGCGCGGTTTTGGTTCGACCTGACAATAGTGTCGCGAGTGTGGGTTATAATGGCTTTCCCCGTGGAATCCAGGATACTGATGAACGACTCAACAACCGAGAGACCAAATACAGTCACATCATCCATGCGGAGATGAATGCGGTTCTTAACGCTCATGATAACGTGAGAGGCAACACCTTATATCTTTGGCCTCTATTATGTTGTGACGTATGCTCGTCACATATGATCCAAGCTGGTATCGAAAGAGTAGTCGCCCCAAGCTGCCCGCCTGATAAGGCATCGAGATGGCAAAAGATCCTCTCGGAGAGCAAGAAGCGCTTCGAGGAAGCAGACGTAGAGTGGGTCGAGATCCCCTACGAGACATTCGAGGAAAACAAATGAGCTACCTACGTAACCGACCCTTTATGGTCATCAGCTATTCCTACGTTCTGACTCAGGGGCAGAAGAGTAACGCTCCTGGATTTGGTCAGAAAGCCAGCTGGGAACCAATTGAAAACATGGTCATCGTTGATCGTGTTTCTGATAAGCACATGCAGAATGCTGAATTGGTTCTTGATCTCCTAGAACTCAAGGTCATCAAAAGTCGTGATGGTAGCTTGGATTCCAATCAGCTATTCAACACCTTCGTCAATCGTCACTTTGATGATGTGAAGGCCGCCCTAGCAACGTGGGTAGCAGCCAATCCAGATAATCTCCAGAAGGTTCAGGCCTTCGTGGAGGCACATGCGCCTAAAGAGGAAGGTAAGCCAGATGAGTAAGGTCATACTCACGGATTGTGATGAGGTTCTTTTCGACTGGTCAAATCCTTTCGAGGATTGGGTCAGGGACAATTATCCACAGTTTACACCCGAGACATCACTTCGTGATCATTGGCATGTTGAAGCATGGCTAGGTTGTGAGATTGAATTCTCTAGGCAACTGATCCGAGACTTCAATGGTGATCCAGATATCTGGCCTTATTTCGAACCATTACCTGGTGTCGAGAGTGTAATCAAACAGATGGCCGATGAGGGTTGGAAGTTTGTAGCTATCACGGCTTGTGCCGAAGATACAACCACCTATCAGGGACGTTGGGAGAACCTTCAGTCTTACTTTGGCCAAGCCTTTGACACCCTTCATTGTGTTGGTCTCCATAGTTCAAAGAAGGATATCTTGGCACGTTATGCTCCTACCTACTGGGTAGAGGATAAGATGAAACATGCCAGTGATGGCGCGGATGTTGGTCACAAGAGCTTCCTGATCAACTACAAGCATAATGCTAATCACTACGATCCTAGAGTTACTAGAGTTGATAACTGGCAGGAGATTTACGATCAGATCTCTTTGAAGGAACAAGGACCGGTTCTGGTCTAGATGAAGAGGACGGACGGTTCACTATTTAGTGGCCGTTCGTTCTATCTAAAAGCGCACACATAACGACCCTATTGAGACGTAAATACTGGTGAGCAGCCCGTAATTACAACTCCAAAATGGAGGTCGAAAGTGGCGAAACAACCCCGTGCTAAGGGCGCAAACCGCGCTAATCCTCGCGTAGATCGTAACATCGGTACACCAAGTGGCCGTGGCGGTCGTTACAATCAGGATCGCACATCCAATGTTATTGAGCTAAACTTCCCTCAAAAACCCAAGAAGCAGCGTGTTGATATTGTGCCTCGCAACTTGACCCAGGAGAACCTGGTAGCAAGCCTAGAGAATCCAAACAAGTATGTGACATTCGCAGTCGGCCCAGCTGGTACTGGTAAGACGCTTCTGGCCACTCTACATGCCATTAAGTGCTTTAAGGCTGGCCTGGTTGAGAAAATCGTTATCACCCGCCCAAACGTCGCAGTTGATGACCGAGATATTGGTTACCTCCCCGGTGACATTATGAAGAAGATGACACCATGGATGCTTCCAGTTCTCGACGTCTTCGCTGAGTATTACACTCAACTTGAGATCACCACTATGCTCGAGGAGAATATCATCGAAATGGTTCCGATCGCATTCATCCGCGGTCGTACGTTTAAGAATGCTTACATCCTCGTTGATGAAGCCCAGGGAACCACCCCTAACTCACTCCTTTCGATCCTTACCCGTATTGGTGAAGGCTCCAAGATGGTAGTTACTGGTGACGTGGCGCAGAGCGATCGTGGCAAGGATAACGGTCTTTCGGACTTCCTAAATCGATTTGAATCAAGCGAGCACATTGATGTGATTGAATTCGCTCGTAAGGATGTTGAGCGCCATCCAGTAGTGAAGGAACTCCTTGGAATCTATAAGGACGGTCAGTTCTAAGATTCAAGATTAACCAGGGGGCGGGCCAGGTTTTTGCTCTTGGCTCGCCTTCTTTTTGGTTGACAGATGGCAGATCTAACCTACAAATGGCTTATGAGCAAAGCAGCCTTCTTTATGCCATTTGGCACTGAGCATAACCGACTGGATAAGGTATCCAGGGGCGGGGATGATGTTCCTATCTCGATGGAACGTCTCGGTGATCTAGGCAAAGGCGAGAATCTAGAAGAACTGGCATATGAGCTCTACTTGATTGAAAAAGAAGGTCATGGTCGGTTCCTCACTTACATTGAAGTCAATGAACCCAAAGAGATCAATGGGGTGATCTGTATTCAGAAGGTTTTGACCAAGGTTGGTCAAAAGGCCTTCGATGCTCTGAAGTTGGGCTGGGTCTGGAATACAGCCGACCTAGATGTCAGCATTGAGGAGACCAACAAGCTCTATAGGGCTATGTTGGATAAGGGTTCTATTACGCGTCATTACGCAGAACTGATCTCCAATAACAAGGATGAACGGTTGCGCGAATTACGCAACGATCTCGTTTACTTCAAATTGCGCGCCAAGGAAGACAAGAACGGCAACTTCGTCGAGATCAAGGATGCCGCATAAACGCGACACCTTCTTCGATGATTCGGTTCTAGCCGAAATCGCCGGTCGGTTGAAGTTTGGTGCCAAACCCTTGGAAGTCATCATCGAGGAGGTGCCGAAGGTTCAAACGAAGCCTTGGGTCTTTCCACCTCATCCTGATGATAGTCGTGGTGAGCCTTTTGGTTTACGTGGGTTTGAATACAAGGCACTTCTAGAGAATGGCCTGACTCTAGCGCAAACTGATCCTCTGGTTCAGGAAGCCTTCCGACGTTTTCTTCAAGCGACAAGGCTGAAGAGCCCTGATCTCATTCAGAGAGTTACTGATCGCGTTGCCAAGGACGCTAAAGCTCGTCAGGAGCGAGAAGACAATATAGCGGGTAAGCGTCGAGCGCGTGAGCAGAAGATCAAGAATATCGAGAAGAGCTGGACCACAGTTCGGCAAACGATCTTGACTAGATGGAAGCGGATTGAGCGTAGCCTAGCTAGGCTTTTAGAGACCAACGCCGACCTATCAAGTATGGCTGATAGAGACGTGGCTCTTATTAAGGAATTGGAGCGGCGGCAGATTCTTGTTCTTGAATCAAACCGGGTTCAACGTATCAATTGGACTAAGTTTGAGGATGTATCGATTGAAGACATCAATGAGATCATCCTATTCCTGGATTCTCAGGATAGTGGTGGGTTTATCAGGCCCTCTAATAGCGATGTAGCTTAACGAGGTTTACTGGCCTTCTTCACAGGTAGGAGAAGGCGAGATTCCAGAGTCATGACTGGCTTGGCTACTGATGCCTCGATGTCTTTCTTATCAAGGTCTGTGAGAAGTTCCCAAAGTCGCATGTCATGTCTCCGGTGACAGATAAACGGTACTAACTCCTATTTAGCTCAGATGATCCAAGCTAAATACTGGTATATCTAGGAGGACTTCATGCCAGCCAATCCACAGTTATTCAAGAGGCTCAGTGATTCAGATAGTCTCACTGATGTCTTGATCCAGATGGAAGACTTCATGGATTCTCTTGACCTCTATGTCTTCAAGAACTGGTTTGAAGGTGAGATTGTTCAAGGACCAGATATCCGTCGCTATTGGGTATCGATGATTCTCAAATACCCTTATGAGGAGATGCCTGATCCTGCTGGCGCGGAACGGCTAATCAAGCATGGAGTGAAGGTAATCTACCGTCGTGGTGAGGAAGAAGCACCAGTTGATGTAGAGGGGCCCGATGACCTCCTACCTTCCAATAAGCCCAGGATGAAGACCAACAAGATTTGGCTCATCGAAATCCAAATCCCACGTCGCTTCATTGAGGAACTCGACGACAGTGATCTAGAGATCCATGTCGATGATGAACTGGTTGATGTCGAGGATGTCAGTGATGCTCGCGATGAAAACATCGACGATGCTGAGGCATTCACTAAGGATAAGGGTGACACAGAGGCTGAAGAACCAGCTGAGGATGAATCAGAGGATACTGGAGGTCTGTAATGGATAACCTGTTTGAAGGCCTCAAAGAAGGCGATCTAGAGGATCTCGTTCTCCCCCTAGTGAGTATTGATGAATATGAGAGCAAGCTAGACGATGACAGCATCGTGATTGCTTTCTTCGTCAAAGACAAAGAGCCAGCTCAGGACCTAAACCGTTTCATTCAGAAGGGTGCCGTTGACATCCTGGATACTGATGTCAGCCCAGCACCAACTGAAGAAGGAAACTTCATGGTATTCGTAGAGCTTCTACGAGATGATGAATTCCCAGCTAAGTGCCTAGATCTTGTCAGTAGCCTAGATGGCTTGACTAGTCTGAAAGACTGGATGGCTGTCATCTATGATGTAGAGGGTGATCAACCTTTGACGCCTGAAGTTCTCCAGACTATGGTTCGTCTAGATAGCCATGAAGATCACACTGGTCATGATGACGATCAGGATGGAGAGGTCGATGGAGAGGTCGATGAAGAGCTAATTGAGTTCTTCAAGCATAGTGATCTTGAAGGTCTTTCGGAGGATGGTCGTAAGGTTACCCTAGAGGGTCTTACCTCTTCCTTCGAACTTGAATTCGTGGACTTGGGGCCTTTTGAAGCACTTCAAGAACGTAATGCGGTGCTCACACAGGGCCTACGTCTTGATGAGGCAGCTCAGCACAACGTGAGTCGCTTGAAGGCCCTGTTGGGTGATCTATGGCTCGTAGAGCACCTACAGAACCACGTCCTATTCAGTAGCCCACTGAGCGAAGACGTAGCCCTCTTCAGGCTCTAAAAGCGCAGGTCTTCGGTGCTCTTGTGCTGAACCTTGCCTGGCGTGATGATGTAATAGTTGCCAGGATTGCCCTCCACATCTTCGTATAAGACGATCTTGCCTTCGGTAATGTGCCTCGAGATAACCTCGGGCACACCATGGAAGCAACCCCAGACAGAGGTATAATCACCATACTGCTCGAAGCCACCATCCTCATTCGTGGCAATCTGAAGTTCACCATCCGGAAGAACTCGGAAGGGGCCTTCGAATAGATCGCTATTCTGATAGGCTTTCTGACCGACCTGGAACTCCTCATAGAGCTCGCCAAAGCCTGAATTAGCCATCAGGTCATCGTTGAGGGCCTTGATATCCTGGATTACCAGATCATCGATCTGATGAATCGCAACAGTAATTCGCAATCCCATTTGTGCCTCCTCTGAATCGGCTCAGATTAGCTAAACGGTTATGGAAGTCAAGGCTTCTGGTCAAAGAAAGACCGGCCAGAAGCCGGTCTTTCCCGAAAGGAGGCTTTCGCCTACTCCATCATACTCATATTGGTCGGGGAGACAGGATTCGAACCTGCGACATCCTGCTCATTTTCTGTTCTTTAATCCCATACGTGGATTCCATCCTTCAGGCTTTATAACTTGAGGTAGATCTGGTTCAGGATCTGGAAAGAATTCCTTACTTTCTTCAAGCTCTATTAACGCACCTTCATGGATAGAGCTAAAATTACCACCTATTGGGTCTGAATCCACAGCGTAGTGATCTGATACTTCTAGGAATACTACTAATTTCTCATATTGGACCAGATACAGAAGGTTCTTCGACCCAGCGTTACATAGATGAAGATGCATGATACCATGCTCTTTCAGAAGTTTATCAGGTGTGGTATCATGATTAGAGCGATAAGAACCAAAGGGTAAAGGTTTACCCTCTATAATAGCTTCTCTGATTTCATTCAGAAATTGTGCCTCTTCACGAGTCATTGGTACTCGGATAGCAAAAGTTTTTAAATCGTGAACTTGTTTCTTAGAACGGCGAATCGAATCTTCTTTGAGTCGGTTAGACAACAACCTTGGACATCAAATAATCGATGTAATCCTCGCCCGACATATTGGTGATATCATTTGTGAGGCCAACATCAGCCATAGAAGCTAATTCTTTAAGATGAGCTACCTTTTTATTTTCTTCAAAAGAAGGCTCTGGTGTCATAGCCCAAGGAACAACCTCAGTCCAAAAGGTGGTCATGTAGAGTGAGGTTCCACTCATAAGGGCTGCTCGAGATTTTGTATGACCAACGTCAAAGTCAATGACTAGATCATTAGTATCGGGAAGCATAACTACTTCTCCTAGCGGGTTTCGGCTATTTATTGGATTATGGTATTCTTAATTCATTATGGAGATTACCCTGGATTCCGTCAATATTCTGATAATGGTAATTTGATGATAAACAGAATATGGCCCAATATATTTGTTGCTCACGCTGTCGTCGTGAAATCTCCACCGCTAACTGGACGCGACATGCGTCAGCCTGTTTTGAAACAGGTGAGCATCGTCCATGGAATGCTGGTCTTTCTGCTGATCAAAATCCAGCATTCGCCGACCAGTTGAAGGCAGGTGGAAGAAGTCTTGCTAAGAAAGTAGCTGAAGGCTTTGTCCAGGCCCGAGTCATCAAAGTTAAGACGGATGAATATCGAGCTGAGAAATCGGCATGGCGCAAAGAACTCCATCGCACCAATCCAGAAACTCATCCTAATCGAAGACTCGCAGGAAATCGTTCAAGCATGTCTTACCCTGAGAGACTAGTCTATGACTACCTTAAAGAGAAAAACATCCAATTTGAGCATCAGAAGCGCATTGAGGGCTTCTATCCAGACTTTGCGCTTGGTAAGCTGCTTCTAGAGGTAGATGGAAAGAGGTGGCATGATGCTGAACGAGATGCCCGAAGAGATGGCATTCTTTCTAATGCTGGATATAGAGTTGTCCGCTTTGAGGCAGGCCCCAAGCTCATAGAACGAGTTGAAGAATTTCTGACAAAAGAAAAGCTGGTGTAGTTTCCTACACCAGCTTTGTCGGGGATGCGGGATTCGAACTCGCGATCTCCTGCTCCCAAAGCAGGCGCCTTACCAGACTAGGCCAATCCCCGATTTCTCCGGTTTATAGCAATCTGCCACTCCCCGATGATGTCCTATTTATAAAGCAGCCTGCCCTAAAGAGCAAGAACTTTATATCCAAAGAGAGCGGCGAATCTTAACCAACCTGGCTAACATCTCATCATCCTCAGCCAGGTAGAACTCCTCCAGCTTGGTGGAGAGCTTATAGAGACTGCGATCCTTGTTAGACGTGACAACGGAGAATGGTGATGTAATGTCCTCATCCTTCCCCCAGATAAGTGGAGTGGTAAGTGGATCCACTCGCTCATTACGCCACACGGTCCACCACAAGTAGAGAAGCTTCTTCTCCTTGGCTGATTCAGCCTGTGATGGATTGCTTAAAGCACATTCCTCAATTTCCCAATCCAGATGCTTCAACCCTTCCTCGGGTAGACGCTCTGAATCACGTCTGAATTTCCGGTATAGCTTCCTGAACTTATTCAGCTTCCAACCAGTGCTCATATTCTCCAACATGTTACCCTCACCCATGGCAAGGTTCATAGCAGCTAGTTCGATTTCTACGTAATCAACTAGGATTTGGAAGTTGGCATGGAGCATCCGATGATCAGGATCATAATAGTTCGGTTCCAGACCTGTATCTACCAAATGGTAACGATCATAAGTGCGGAATCGAATCCAGTTCCTAGCCCTATGGATGCGGTTCCTGACCTTGTAATTCCAAAGATCAGGAACAGTCTCCCAAATGAACCAGCGAATAGGAAAGCACCTCTTTAGACGCTCTTCTCGCTTAGTCCATCCATTCCAGGCCATAGCAAAGGGCGGATGTGGAGGCAGGATGAAGCGGCGGGCGATCTTCTCAAACCAACGACGCTCTTTAGGATTCTTGTGAAACTTGATACCCATAGACCCAGACCTTTGTCTCGATCTATGGAATCGCAGATCATGCGATTAGCCCGAACGAGCTCAGACCGTGACTAATGTCTAGGGGGAATCGTGCTCATAGGGCCTATATGGCACAAATGGCCAGCTTAGTCAAAGTGTGGGCTCGATCCGCTGTAGGTCCTCTTAGGCATAGATGCCCGGAGGAGCCGCTCCACCCGAGAAGGACCACGTTCGTCCATTCTCTCCGCCCGCTCATGCGGCAGCTAGGCATTTCACTTGGGTCTTAACCCGCCTACAGCTTTCAATCAACAGGTTCTAGGCTCGGTATCCATCCTGTTGTTTGGTGCGCCACGAGGGACTCGAACCCCCACACCTTTCGATACGGACACCTAAAGACCGCGTGTCTACCAATTCCACCAGTGGCGCGTTATTTTCTATCTAGCTTCTCCAAGTCAGGATAGCAACCTATTTATGGTCTGAGGATGGTCTCCATGAAGTGCCCACTTTGTACGGCCCAATCCACGGTATAGTGAAGATCAGCCGGAAAATTGAAGAGTGACCGCCATTCGTAGGGGGTACAGACATTCTTACCCAATGGTTCACCAGGCACCCATACGTGGTAGAGATGGAAGTTGGATTGCTTCGTCATGATATAGGTAAATGTCAGATCATCTACCCGATTGTTATTGAGAATCAGCTTCATCTTCTCAATCATATCCCGAAGGGGGCTGAATTCCTCGACACAATCATGAACCGTGAACTGCCATAGTTCATCCTTTTGATGTAGGAGGAACCGGCCGGTCTTACTGCTCTGAACCACAACGGTCGTGTCAATCAAGGTCTTCATATCGCTGGCCTAGCACGCAAGGTCAGGCCTTTCAAATTGAATACTGACAGAAGTCACCTTTAACCAATAAGGTAAGAATGTAGCCCACTTTGGGTCATTAGGAGCGTATATGACTAAGAAAGCCGGTGCCGAGATAGCAGCACCTAAGAAGGATGCTGAAACGGCCAATATCATGAGCATCAATCCAATGGAGGGTGCTCCTTCACTTAGAGATAAGGGGATCTACTTCCTAAGTGGTGATTTCAAGCCAGAGACTGCTCATAAGATTGTTACTTGGATCCTGGAAGCCAATTTCAATCCTCAGGTCGAGTATGACCACCTCACGCTTATCATCAACAGCCCAGGTGGAGAAGTTCCTAGCGCATTTGCGATTATTGATGCCATTGAGGGTAGCTCTATCCCAGTTCATACTATGGGCCTAGGTCTTATTGGCTCTTGTGGTCTTCTTACCTTCCTGGCTGGTGCTAAGGGCCATCGGATCCTGACGCCAAACACATCCATCCTAAGCCACCAGTGGTCATGGGGCGATTATGGCAAGGCGCATGAACTCTTTGCCACAGTCAAGCAGTATCAGATCATTCAGGATCGCATTCTCAACCATTACAAGAAGCACACCGGTCTGAATAAGACGCAGATTGAAGAGAAGCTCCTACCAGCGCATGATGTCTGGTTGAGTGCTCAGGAAGCCTTGGATCTTGGTATCTGTGATGAGATCAAGATCATGGGGCAGAAGAAGTAATGGAGTATGTGGCTGGTCTGCTGTTTAGTGATGAGGGCGATCGAGTCGCCCTCATCCTAAAGAATCGGCCAGCATGGCAGGCTGGTAAGTTCAATGCCATTGGTGGTAAGATTGAACTCAATGAAACACCTGAAGCCGCTATGCGTCGTGAGTTCATTGAAGAAGCTAATGTGGATGCCACTTGGCAGTTCAGATTCACTCTGGGTAATCCAGGCCTCTGGGGCGTTCACTTCTTCTCATGCTATTCAAGTGCCGCTATGGCAGACCTACAGACTATGACTGATGAACCCATCGAGGTCATTGAAATTCATGCTCTACCTGAGAACCTCATCCCAAATCTCAGGTGGATCATCCCCTTGTTACTAGATCCCACGGTAGTCGTTCCCCATTACATCGTTGATGCCCAGAGCTAATAAATAGACCTGAGCTCATACTGAGGAATTATGTCAAAAGAAGACGTCATCAAGATGAAGGGCCAGGTTACTGAGGTCCTTCCAAGTGCCTTGTTCCGTATCAAACTAGAAAATGACTTTGTGATCATTGGCCACATATCAGGCCGTATGCGGAAGAATAACATCAACGTTCTACTTGGTGATCGAGTGGAAGTTGAAATGACACCCTATGATATGACCAAAGGTCGCATCACCTTCCGGTTCAAATAATCAGGCCCAGGTCAGCTTAAAGAGCATGGCTTGGTCTTTCTTCTTGAAATAGACCCAGTTCCAGCAATCTTTGTATTTCCCCTGGGCGTTGATTGGCATGAAGATGTAGTCTGATTTCTCAAATCGCTCTTCAAGCCAAACCTTCACCAACTGCTCTTCATTGGAATTGAGATCTGGTAACTCGATGCTGAAGGGGTGATCCTTCGTTTCAGCTTCAAATTCCAGTTCACCCTGCCGAATCAGGGTATCTCGCACCTTGAGGAATTCGTCAGCACTATTACCAAGAATATCGAGAGTTCTCAGGATGATGTCGAGTTCATCCTGCCTGCTTAGTGCCATACCAATTTCCAAAGCATGGCATCACTGGAATCAAAGAAAGCAATTCGAAGGCCTCTCGTTTCCGGGCACAGATAGAGGAACCAGTGATGCTTGATTGATTCTTTGATCCAGGCCTTGACCTCAGAGTTCACAGTGTAGGGTATGCGAGGAGGGCGTGGTCGAGGCGCCTTCTCAACAATGATGTCATCTCGAACTGGTTCTGTATGTGGCATCACATAAACCCAACCTGAATACCGGCCTTAGTTACTAGAGAAGACGGTTATGTCAACGCCTATCTGCGTTTGGACCACATTGCGACCTTGAATTGGCTCGCCTGAATTGGGTTGGGGAAAGTTACAAAATAGGCCATTCCATCCCAAAGACCTGCCCGATACCTAGGATACTGATCAGGATTATCCACCTGCCTGAGCTCGATAGTTGCGTCAGGCGTATGAACATCTAACCAAAGCCGTTCAACATCAAGGATGTGGATCTTACTGAACAGGCATTCAGAATGTTTGTGCCAATAGCTACGGCTGCGACGGTGTTTGGAATTCAGCCGTTTCAGGCGAGTGGTTGTGATTTTTAGAGCAAATCGCAAACGGTAGTTGGGGGATTTCTGTTTTTTCTTTCTCGCCATCTTAGCCCCAGGTCAATTTGAAGAGCATTGCGTGTTTGGTCTTCTTGAAAAGGAAGACCTCACATTCTCTTTTATCAATACTCACAAGGCAGATTTGGTATTTGATTTTCTGCTCTGCCAGCCAATTGCGTATCTCTTTGCGATGGTCGCGCTTTGCCTGAGTGTCTTCTTTCTCAGGTGGTCTAGGCTTTACCCATTTGTTTTCTGGTAAGGTAGAAGGCTCGGGCCATTTCTTGGGTGTGGGTGAGGATGCCTTTTCATAGAACTTAGGATCGTAACGGCTCTCCCATCCCTTCATAGGAGCATAATAGTTAAAGCTCATTTGTGATCCGCCCTATGCCTAGATATCCAGTTTAGAGCATCCGTTACTTGAATGCTATCTAATCCTGAGTTTCTAACGCAAGACGCATTTCAGTCAAGAAGGCTTTCTGAAACATCTTCAGATCAACTTGGCTCGCGAAGTAGAAAGCGAAGACGTTAAGCTGGTGGTCACCTAGAATTATTGGTCGCAAACCAGTGGCTTCATGGAACCAATCATTGGAGCAACATTCATCACACCATGATAGAATGTAAGGCAGTCTGGGCGTAGCGATGATAGCCGCACCGGAGATCTGGAGGGGGCTAATCCGAGTTCTCGACGGTGCGGCTATCTTACTGTTCCCACACAGGGTCTTGGGCGACCTCCTCAACTGTGTAGTCGTTCTTCCCGGCACTCCTGGTGAATGCTTCGAGGAATCGCTCACGCGCTTCATCAAAGCGTTCCGGCATCCGAGTATGAACCATCGCAACCAGCTTTTCAAAGGTATCAACCTCCGTCAGATCAACTGGCGCGCCGAACAGTAGTCTTAGAACCTCCTTTGGTTCAGTGACATGTGATAAACGCGCAAATCGCGGGCTAGTTGCGACAGCCGTCTCGAATTCGTCCGCAGAAACCACCGACATACCCTGGCCATCACGCTTGCGAAGCTTCCACTGGCGGTAAAGACCCTTCTCAAGATCAAAGCGCAGACCGACCCTTGCGAGGCGTTCTTCACCCTCGAGGAGCTCAAAATCCTTACGCATCTTGGCCAGCACTCCAAGCATCGTAGATAGCATGACACCCTTATAGGGGCTGTTATCCCGGCCGGGCGAGAAGTGGCTAAACTTCAGCCATTCAGGGTTACCCTCGATAAAGTCGACTTGAACGTAGCCATTCTTTGGATCTCCCGCTACCGGAAAGGCTGTCTGGAACTGACCACCCTTGAGCGTTTTCGTCTTAACATGACCCTCTGGTAGCACCGCACGGGCCCGTGCGGCTACTTCTTTGAGGTTGAAGACAGGCAGATCAGCCTCTCCAACAAAGCGAGCGGCCTTGTTGTTGAGTGCGAAATCAAGATCGCCAGAATCATCCTGTTTGCCCGCACTACCCATGAGGTTGGCCATCGCATACACGAAGTCAAAACCAGGCACAGCCATTACGGCCACAACATGATCTACAGTTGGAGCAACATACTCCCTTCGAACCCGCACCATCGGCAGGTCCGGAAACGCATTACCACCCATGATAAACCACCCTGTAAGGTTCGTCCTCGCAGGGTGGCTAGACGGCGCCAATCAAAATGGTGCGACTCTTACGACCCTGCCGATCTCCATATGTCACACCAAATAATCATGACCTATTCCTTCATATTGGAACACTAGACTTACTTGGAAGTCTGAGCTACGTCAACCAACTTTTGGCGGATAAGTGCCTGAACTTCCTTATCCCGGAGTAGGATCTCATACACCTCTGGGCTAATGTAAGATCCACCGCCGCCAGAACCACTAAGCATCTTACCACTGACCATACAGCTCATGACACAAGCTGTCGCAAAACCACCATCAGTGCGTGGGTGGATGGCTTCAAGGCGATATGCGTAAGGTTTATCCATGACTCACACTTCCTCCGGCTTTGATCCCACCACCAACGTCATCGCAATTCACGGAGCCGCCAGCGTCAACATTGCCCGAGACATCATCGGCATTGACTGAACCTTTGGCAGTCACGTTACCCTTGACATCATTACAGTTAACTGATCCGCCCGCTATGACATCACCACCAACATGGCCAGTAACTGCCACACTTAGGTCACTCTTAACCGATACTGGATCACCCTCGACCTTGATCGTGAGAATGCTCTTTGGATCTTCGATCCCAGCCTTCTCCGTGACATCAACACCATCAATGATGATCCGGCCACTGGTCATTGTGATGCTACTACCAGAGAATGACCTGCCTGAAATGTTGATACTACCCATTGCTCGCCTCCCAACTATATCACCGGCTACCATCTTCCGACTCTTCCTAGACCTGTCATAGCTATAACGGGTGTAAAGAGCTAGAAGATACATGAACCCACCAAATACTAGCAGGACCAATGGAACCATCAGGTCTCGGTTCAAAATCCCAACTCCTTCAATTGAGCTATGGTAGCCTCGGCATTCGTGTGGAGGATAGCCACACCACCGGCTTCTTCCCAGCGTTTGGTATTCTTCTCCATATCGTCAATTAGGATGTCACCGGAGGCTTTCATGTATTTGGTCTTGTAACGAGAGTAGGTTGTGATAACAGGCACAGTCGAACCAAGCTCTCTAAGGGCCCAAGCCTTCTTACCGGCTTCTGCGAGCTTGTATCCCTGACTAGGGCATCCAGTAAGGATCGTAGGGTTGTGGGGAGCTATATAGGCCCAGAGCTGTAGAGCTCCTGGCATGGCAGGAAGTTGTTCCCAATGTTCCATATTCTCTTTGATGGTCTTCCACATCACAAACTCAGGCACGCTGTGGGGATGAACGCCATATTGGATTTCGTAACCACGTTCGAAATCTACAAGCACGCCATCGAAATCGCAGAAGATATGGGTCATAGGGGATCCTAAGAAAACGACTATGTCTCCTTAGGATCTTGCTGACCTGGCTGTCAAGTTAGATGGGCCAGAATAGGGTCTTACCGATGAAAAGATCCTTGATCTGACCATTGAAGAACGATCCGGTAAAATTGACGTTATCGTTACCGATCGCGATACCATTGCTAGAATTGTAAGGCATTGCGACCGCAGTTCCCTTATTCGTTACATTCAGGTATCCGGAAGAATTGGATTTACCATCGAGTGTAACCTGGTTCTTGACTATACCGTTCAGGTAAGTTCTTAGGTAGTTCATACCACCAGAGTTGTAGAACATCAAACCAAAGCGATACCAGGTATTTGGTTCTATAACTGAAACATCATAAACTGCTTCGTAGGTCGTTCCACCAGCCGCATTAGCGCAGGTGTGGATCCTAAGGTTGTTATACCCTACAGTGACAGTAAACTCCTCCCATCCAATACCTGATCCTTGGCCGTTATTGATGATATATTGAAGAGCCTGAGTTGTAGTCGTGGTATTGAAATCCACCTGAACTGAGTAAGGAGTGGCAGTGTGTAGTTCATCGGTATCCAGGTAAGCCATGCTTTCAGCACCGCTGAACGTCATGATACCAGTTGTGTTATCGTAGCTTGGATCCTGCCAAGCATTTTCGCCACCTGTTGTCTTCTTAACCACCGCGACACCACCAAACGTGGTATCTCCAGTGGAGAAGACATACGCAGAATTCGCATTGGCTTCGGTCGTAGCAGGAACACCTACTTGCTTACCTAGGGTGTTGGTTACAGCGAGGATACCTGGTCTGATCATTAACTTACCTGTAGGTCACCAATAAGATCCCAGGTGTTAGCTGCTACCTTGATTAACGTACAAGCACTGTTGATCTTACGGAAGTTTGGCGTATCCGTGTAATTGAGTGTTACACCACTCAATGGATTGAAATATGCTACCTGACCAGCTACCCATATGAAGGTGATCTGAGTTCCGATAGCTAGATCCAAAGTAGCATCATCTGGAACATCAATGATGACGGTTCCACCAGCATGACTAATCCGAACATATTGGTCACCTTCCTGGATAGAATAATGACCAGTTGGCTCTCTCGTCTGGATTGTCGTGATGCTTGGGTCTTTGACATCACTCTTCTTGGCTAATTCAAAACCACCAACCGTTGAACCATCATGTACGTGAATGGAGTGATCAGTTGTGTTGACTGTGACCTCACCATCGGCACCAGTGAAGGTATTATGCTCAGCGGCGGTGCCTCTACGTAATTGTAATTGAGTAGACATGGGTCTTCCTATTCACCGGATCGTATCGCTTATTTACCGATCTTTCTGGTGAATCTCTTCGATCCAGTGGCTCTCTATATTCACGCCACTCCGGCGAATTACCTAATGATATTGGTAATTGCGTGGTATTTGAGATCAGCCCCTTCCAGCGGGCTGAACCCAGATAACACGGAAATCACCTATAGTCACTATGTAAATCACCAGAGGTGCGGCTGAGCTGACTCTTTCATCGCCTGGCTCAGCGGTACGAAATTGGCCTAGGAGTCGAGGGCGGGCGGCTCACCCTCGGGTGCCTGCCGGCTTCTCAAACTATGAATAGGATTGCCAGTAGCAGTCATTGGCTGAACGCCGATGATCTCCTGTGCGATCACGCTAGGCATGACCCTCCGTATAATTGGTAGGACTACCTTCCAGTCTGTGTTAGAATCGCAAGGATCCCATGAGAATTTGAATAGAGCTGCCTGTCGTTTGCGCCGAAATGAGATAAACGCCTTGGCTGCTAGGTAAGAACTCAAAGCGGTATGGAGATACCCATGCTGAAGAGTGAGTCGATAATCTTCACCCTCGGTCATTTGCCAGGTCTTCAGGAGCGTTTCGAGATCAGACTGCCTGCTCTTAAGAAGGTGGAATTCAAATCCAGTCTTGAAATGAAACAGTTTGCCTTGCCATTTAGGCTTACTCTGATCCAGTTTGAGTTTGCTCATTTTCTTCCTCTTTGATATCGAGGTCTAGCAGATATGAATAGGTCGACCAAGAATCACATTTATGACCAAATAACCCGCTATAAAAGCTCTCATAATCCAGCATAATCTCCTTACACGGATTCCCCCTTAGACTTCGACCCTTTACCTGGCTGATAAGTGTCTTGGTCGATATCATGGGATATAGGTAAGAGTAATGAATCCAAGGAATAGGGTTAGTCGGTTTGTAAGTCTTCATATATGAACCCCGACCATAGGAGGAATTCAAAGCCATCTTCTTGAGTTGATCTATATAGGATTCAGGTTGCTCATCCTCCTGCCAGGATAGTTTGAAGCGGATAGCATCATTCTTGCTTAGAAATCGGATGATGCTCTTGTCTCGCGTGAAGAAGTTGAAAGTATTGATAGAGTTGAGCCGCCACCTTTTGCCCCTTTTACCAAAGGCTTCAGTGAGGAACTCGAAAAGTTCCATCTCTCGGTCAGTAGCCAGGTTTAGTTTGACCTCATGACCAAACCAGTTTGAACCCTTCTGATGAGGCTGTCGCTCGACAAATGTGTATTCCATGTAGGCTGATTGCGCTCATGATGTACAAAAGATCAATATTCTTAGGTGGTGCCATAACCACGCAGATAATTACCCAGAAGACTCGCTCCAATTTTGACAGTTAGTTTGCTGACCTATAGGATGACTGAATGAAAGACTATTATGCGATCCTGGGTGTTGACCGCTCTGCCGATGATGCTGCGATCAAGAGCGCTTATCGTAAACTGGCTAAGGAGTATCACCCCGATACCAGTAAGGATCCTGATGCGGAGGCGAAGTTCAAAGAGATCAATGAAGCCTATGACACTCTGAAGGATAAGCAGAAGCGTGCTCAATATAATGCCGCTAGCTTCGGGCGAAAAACTTCATTCACCTGGCACACCAATCCTAATGGTGGTTTTCACAATGTTGGCGACATTGATTTGGATGAAATCCTCCGTGATATTCGCCGTGGTCGATCACCCTTCCCCGAGGATGCTAGAAATCGTGATATAGTCCTCGCTTATACGATCACTCTAGAGGAAGCATTCCAGGGTAAGGAAGCCCAGATCAAATACAACCTCCCCGATAAGGAACAACAGGAGATCTCATTCAAAATACCAGCGGGTATTCAGGATGGTATCAAGTTGCGCTTCACGGGTAAAGGTGATGACGCCATGTCAGGAGTGAAACCAGGCGATCTTTATGTGAAGATCCACATTGCTCCTCATCCTATCTTTATTCGGATGGGTTACCACCTTGTAACCAGCACCACTGTCGGCTACTTGGATGCTCTATTGGGGAGTGATCGAGAAATCCAAACTATTGATGGCACAAAGATCAAGATGCGAATACCAGCTGGTATTCATCCTGGCCAGAGTTTGCGAGCTGCTGGTAAGGGTATGCCAACTGGCAATGGCCAGAGGGGTGACATGATGGTTGAGATCATTTTTCAGCCTGAATCTCTCACCGATGAGCAACGCGAACTAATTGACCAGGCCCGTCAGAAAGGTGCTTGACTTCTCACCAATTCGCACTATCTTGGTGTGGAGAGGAGGAAGAATGCGATTCATATTTGCTTTGCTGTTGATGACACCTGCGGTGGCTCACGCGCAAAATATGGATCCTATGCCTTATGGCATTCATAAGAATCCTCAGATAGCTCAATGTGGTGAAGTCGAAGAAGCCTATGGTAAGGAGATGGTTGACTTCTACTTCACCATTCAGAAGTATTCCAGTGATCGTGGTGGCCCCGTAGATCCTGCTATTATTCGTGATGTCTATTCTGCTCTTGTGGAGGCGAAGGAATTCGTCCATACAAACATTCAATTCGTCCAAAGAGCAGAAAGTCGGCACGGTCAGGTGTTGGTGGCTGCTTGTAGGATCGTAACATCAGATGCCCACAACGAGATCGAAAACTACGTGAGGTATCTACTACGTGAAGTTGACCCTAGAGACCGATGGGGCCGCCATCTTGCGGCAGAGAAGTTCCGAATGGATCTTCAACGACTCACCCATAAGTATCAAGGAGATTGAGAGCGAAATCACCCGCCTCCTCAATGAGGAAGGTGGTATTGGTTTTGCGGCGAATCAAGCCGGGCTTGCCTATCGCGTATTTGCGATGAAGATCGATGATGAAGTCCGGTTCTACTACAACCCAGAAATCCTCCTATCCAGTGAAGATGAGCAAGTCTCGATGGAAGAAGGGTGTCTGAGTTTTCCAGGATTGTTCTTCAAAGTCAAGCGCCCCGCGAAGATCAAGGTGCGTTATCAGGATTCCAAATCATTTTGGCATGAGGAGGATCTTGACGGAATCTCGGCTAGGTGTTTTCAACATGAGTTGGATCACCTAGATGGAATCTGCTTTACCGACAGGGTTAGCAAGATCACCCTGGATATGGCTAAGAAAAAGCGCACCAAGCGCGAAAGGAAGAATTGATGTCCTTGGAGAATTTCGACCCAACTAAGGCCAATGAACTCTTTGAACGTGCGGCTCAGATTGCTGACCGCCACGGTCATGAGTATGTTACCCTGGAGCATCTGCTCGCAAGTATCCTTCAGGATCAGAAAGTCCTCGAAGTCCTGACCGAGTTGGGTGCTAATTGCTCCGATCTCTCGGCTGACCTTTTGGAGCACTTTCAGACTGATCTCTTGGGTAAGTCGAATGGCCGCCAGCCACGCCAGACCGCACCACTTGGTAGAGTGGTTCAGAGGGTAGTGGGGCAGACGCTTTTCTCGGGTCGTAGTGTGATCCGACCGATTGATGTATTGGTCGCGCTCTTGGGTGAAGAAGATCCAAATAGCCATGCTTGCTACTTTCTGGCCAAGCAGGGAGTAACCGCTCTCGATGTCAAGACTGCTATTTCTCATGATAGCATCTTGGATGATGAGGATGAAGGAACCAAGGCTATTGGTGAAAACGAGGATGGCTCTGGTGAGGAAGCTGGTCCTAAGAAGACTAAGGCCGAACGGATCCTTGAGAAGTTCTGTAACAACCTCAATGAAGCAGCCCTCGAGGGTAAGATTGATCCACTGATTGGCCGAGAAGCCGAAGTAGCCTCATTGGTTCTGACTACCGCCCGCCGCACCAAGAATAACACGGTTCTTGTCGGTGAACCCGGTGTGGGTAAGACCGCGGTCGTTGAAGGCCTGGCCAAGATGATCGCCGAAGAGAATGTGCCCGATGCGATCAAGGGTAGCATCGTCTACTCGCTCGAGATTGGCGCGCTAATGGCTGGCACCAAGTTCCGTGGTGACATGGAAGAGCGCGTTAAGCAGATCCTTGATGCTGTGGAGAAGGTCGGCGAGGAGAAGGGTATTCTCCCCATCCTATTCATCGACGAGATCCATACCATGATGGGGGCTGGTGCTGGTAGTAGTGGCGCCCTAGATGTTGCGAACTTGCTCAAGCCGGCGTTGGCTAAGGGTAACCTTCGGTGTATTGGCGGCACTACCTACGAGGAGTATCGCAAACATTTCGAGAAGGATCGCGCGCTTCTCCGTCGATTCCAGAAATTGGATATCCTGGAACCCAGCATCGAGGATGCTAAGCGTATTCTTCATGGCCTATCCAAGGTTTATGAGGATTACCATGGTGTAGTCTACGATTCTGATGCTCTGGATGCGGCAGTTGAATTGACTGCTAGGTATGTGACTGACCGTATGCTGCCCGATAAGGCCATCGATGTGATTGATGCTGCGGGTGCTCGTCAGAAGATTGCTCCAGAGGATGAGCGGCATTCCGAGATCACGGTTGAGCTTGTGGAGAATGAGGTCAGCCGGATCGCTAAGATTCCTGCCCGCACGGTCAAGGAAGATGAAACCGAGAAGCTAGGTCATCTTGAGCAGGATCTCCACAAGGCAGTCTTCGGTCAGGAAGGTGCCATTGATGCTGTAGTGGATGCCGTCTTCCTGAGTCGAGCAGGTCTACGTGACCCTAACAAACCGCAGGGTAATTACCTCTTTGCTGGGCCAACCGGTGTGGGTAAGACTGAACTCGCGAAGCAGTTGGCCAATACGTTGAGCATTCCGCTTCATCGTTTCGATATGTCGGAGTATATGGAGAAGCACAGCGTCAGCAAGTTCATTGGCTCACCTCCGGGTTACGTGGGCTTCGGTGATGGTGCCTCGGGTTCGGGCCTTCTGACCAATGCGGTTGAAAATAGCCCTCATTGCGTCCTCCTCATTGATGAAATCGAGAAGGCCCATCCGGATATCTTCAACATCTTCCTCCAGGTCATGGATAACGGCCAGTTGACTAACTCTGCTGGTAAGACGGTGAACTTCCGCAACGTGATCCTGATCATGACTAGCAATGCCGGTGCGGCTGAACTCCAGAAGAATAGCCTGGGCTTTGGTGCTAACTCGGTTGCTGGTAATGATGACAAGGTCATCGAGCGCATGTTTGCTCCTGAATTCCGCAACCGGCTTGATGCGGTGGTGAAATTCAATGCGTTGAAGCGTGAGAATATGCTTCACATCGTTGACAAGTTCATCGCTCAGCTGAATAAGCAAGCGCAGGAGAAGGGTGTTGAAATCACCCTATCCGAGGAAGCGCGTGATTACCTGGCTAGTAAGGGTTACGATCCTAAGATGGGCGCTCGACCATTGAGCCGGTTGATCCAGAATGAGCTAGGTAAGCCGATGAGTCGGCTTATGCTCTTTGGTGCTCTCAAGAATGGTGGTGTGGCCCGCGTTGAGGTTGTCAGCAATATGTTGGTAATCCACCCCGAAGCCAAAGAAGTTCTTGAAGAGCAAGCTGAAATCTTAGCTTAATCAGGGTAGCACCAGGTGAGAAAAATCTCACCTGGTGCGCCTTTGGTGTTGATTTAACCTACTGATCTGCTAAAGCAAATGAAGCAAGACGAACGTCTTGCTTTCAAAGAGATCGAAGCGAAAAGATCGAAACGGCGGCCGACTTGATCGAACCGTTGTAAGGAGTCGTTTCGATCATGGATAACAAACTCGCAGAAGCTCTGGTGCTGAAGGGCGTGCTTAAGGAAGGAACTGAAGTTCGCGCCAAGCACAAGGCAATGGGGCTTGGTTCAGTTGTCAATGTAATCGTGTCTGGTGAGTTCTCCATTACAGGGACCAAGATCCTGGAAGATGGCAGAGTTTATTTCAAACTCGCCGATCTCCGCAGTGGGGCTCCGTCGAGTGTCTTTGCCGAGGATATTGAAATCATTGACGGCATGGATCCGGTGAGGTTCGCCAATGTCTACAATATTACCGCAGATGGTGGTAAGGCAATCCTGGGGAAGCGACGTGGTCGTAAGCCAAAGAATCGCCAGATTGAAGACTTCTGATGTCTAGAGTAGAGAACATTATCTTCGGCCTTGGTTTCTTCATTATTCTGGTAGGTACTATCTTTGGCCTTTCCTATATGATAAAAACACAGAAACAAGATGATACTTGGTGCTCTACTCATGGCTATGTTGGATTTAGGACCTACCATGGACCGAACCTATGTGTCGATCCAAAGACCAGGTTAGTCTACAAGCCGGAGTAATTGATGAGCAACGTCATTGAATTCCAATCAGCCGCCCAGTTGAGAAAGCTACTGGCAGAACGAGAAGCAGAGAACGCTGAACTGAAAGCTCAGGTTCAAAACCTGTCGTCTGTGAAAGAGATGCTTACTCTCCAGACACTTGATCTTAATGAGCAAGTGTCTAATCTGATTGAACAAATGACGATTATCCAACGCAATCTAGACAGCCTGCTGAAGAGATTGGACAATAACCCTACTAAATAGGGTGGTTGGTTAAGAGGAGGCTAATTGTGGCCAAGTTACATGAAGAGATTGTGGTTGTTAAGATCAGCAAGCTGTTGAAGGATGGCGAAACCCAAGAGGTTATCCTAAACCCTGAGATGAAAGAAGGCCTCGCCCTTATGGCTGAGCAGCTTCTCGCTGAAGCAGGTAGTGACAAACTTCTTATTGAAGTCGTGGACCTGGGAGATTAAGATCGTCTAGATTGGCGATTTGCTCCTCAACACTTTCAATCCATTTGAATAGGAACGAGCGGTCATAATCAAAGAGGTTAGCGCTGCGAAGTTCCGCTGTCTCTTTATTCCATCCAGCTGCGGTGCGGATGCCTTCAATCACAGAGAGGGCTTCGCGACCTTCCTGTAAGTTCAGACCTAGACCCTGACAAAGCAGTTTGGTTTCGGCGTTCATTACCTTCCAAGCATCAGGTTTCAAGAATACTCCATGACCGAATATCGCTCGGGTAGCAAGGGTGTAGAAGCCCTTGAGTGTCATAGGATAACCGTGGATAAAGACCAGCCTCAAAGACTCGTGTTGACCCACAATGGGCTTCTCAGCCAGCTTACTATAGACACAGTTGAGTTTGATAAAGCGTCGTAGGTCAGACATTCTGAACCTCAAGACCAAGCTGTCTAGCAATCGTTCTCATCACACTGGCATCTAGTTCATCAGTAGGTATGATCTCTTCAACACATTCACCAGTATCTTCGTCGTATATCGCAACATCGTTATTTTCGAATATCTGGTAAGCTGATATGTAATCGAGACCACCCTTAATGATCAGTTCAAATAAGCCAGGTTCTGGTGTCAACCCGTGACCCACATATTTGATCATCCTCTGAACTAGACTGTGTTTGGCTGCTTTGCCATTTGGGGCAAGCCGAAGAATATCATCCTTGATATCGAGTTGGGCCTGCTTAGTGGCAGCTATTTGGAAGCCATCAGTTGCGATCTGGCAAACACTAAAGTCAAAATCCTTGAAGACTTCTTCAAGAGACAGGTAGAAGATACGGTTAATACACTGAACCTGAAAGCCGTTAACTCTGAATGTCTTGGCCCGCTTGGTTTCTACGATTAATTCATAATCATCAAGGGCTTTACAGAACTTCTTCCATGATCTTTGATCCTTGAAGAATAGATCGATATCACCTCCTTTGAGGCTGTCACCTCTAAGAAGTCGCCGTGCCGCCCCACCAGCAATCCATGGGCCTGTCTTGATATCCAGTGGAGGCATTAGGCCTATGATATTCTGAATCTCTTCAACACCTGGGCCTTTAGGGACGGGTATCAGTTCATAGAACAAACTACCAGATGGTGTAGGAACCAGATCCTCATCTGGATATACCGCACAACTGATTAGGTTTGTGATAGCTGAAAGAATGGTCATATCTCAGAATTAACTGGTGCGTTCGCCAGATGTCATTATTCGTTAAATATGACGGATAGAGGAGGTGTGATATGCCTGACACAGTCGTCATGATGAGCAACACTCAAGATGTAGCCAATCTTGTTGGTCAGCCCTGTAAAGCTGATGGTTGGTATGGTCATACCGAAGGCCTCCACACCATAGTATTCAATGTCATCAACTTCACTGGTCGCATCTACATCGACGCGTCGCTGGTCAAGGCACCAGGAGATGATGATTGGTTTGCGCTCAAACTGGATCATCACACGGATTACCTTCAGTTTCCCCGCAATCCAAACATACCAACCGGTAGTCAAGAAACCGGCGGGGATACTGGCTCTTATGGCTATACGTTCCGGATTAATGCGCTCTGGCTGAGGGCTCGTTTGGATCGAACCTACCTAGATCCGGCCCTCTATAACTTGGATCCAGATGCTCTCCAGGCCCTTGGCTACATCAATAAGATCACTTTGGCTCGTTAATCGCTAGATACCCTAGTTGAGCTAAATATCAGAAATTCCTTTGGAGGACGATCAACATGGCCGGAAACACCCCGACGCCTGAAAACCCAGGAACCTACCTCCCCGGACTTGGTGGTTCAACCAGTATTCCGTCTTCTTCAGGTGAAGATGGAGCGCCGACCTCGAACGATATCCGTTTCAACTCAACTGCGAATAATGGTAAGCAATACCTGGCAGGTGGATCACCTGCCACTGGTGGAGGATATACGAGTGCTGCTGGCCAGGTTTCAGTAGTTAGCGGAGCCCAGGGACCGAAAGGCGACAAGGGTGATAAAGGCGATAAGGGCGATACTGGGCCTCAAGGACCGGCTGGCCCACAGGGCCCTGCTGGACCAACTGGACCTCAAGGTCCCCAAGGGCCTCAGGGCGAGCCTGGAACTGGAGGTGGGGGTTCGATCAGTGTGGTTCAGCGCGCTTTCGATCCTGACGACAGTTCACAGTTCACTGATAATCCTGAGATCAATCCAGCAACTAAGATCGCTTTTACAGGCCCTGGCGTAAACGTTCAGGAGGGTGATGTTGATACCACGGCCCTCGTCACAGTTCCAGGTGTCACCATTAAGAATGGTGATTATGACATCTACACCAGTAACATCTCATTCAATGGTGCCGCGTCGGCAGCTACCAATTATGGCTTTACCTCCGTTTATGTAGCCAATGACGTGATACTCCAGGGTGATACTGACAACACGATTCGTGGTGTGTGGAAGTTCAACTTGGGCCCTGGTTTCACTGCGATAGTTGATGAGACAGATAACGAGCAGGTCAACATTGGATTTGCTGGTGGTCAATTGACTGTTGCTCAACCAGGTGAGATCGTTAAGTCATGGACAACTGACAAGATCAACATTGGTGACGGTTTGACTCTTGAAGGACCAGGTGGTCCTTCCGGTGATGTTACTATTTCGGCAAATGGACCAACCCTAGCGCTTTGGGATTCACCTAATCATGCGGCAGTGACCTATGGTCAGGGTCAGAACTTAATTGCTTTCGAGGCCGGCCCTGGTATTACTCTTGATCTAGGCCAGACTGATACTGATGGTAACCATCGCCTATTGATTTCTGCGACCGCAAGTAGCGGTAAGAGCATTGAGAGTGCTGAAATTGATGGCTACGGCCATCTATACCTTCATTACACTGATAGCACTCTTGCTGACCTGGGTAAGGTTACCGGTGATGTTGGCCCTCAGGGACCCCAGGGTGAGAAGGGCGACACTGGCGCGACAATCGCATCTGCTGAGATTGATGGCTATGGTGACCTCTATCTTCACATGAATGATGAAGATGGGACTCTAATAAGCGTAGGTCATGTGACCGGAGCCCAGGGCGTTGGTGTTGAATCAGTCGATATTGATGAGAATGGTCATCTACAGGTCACTTATACCAACACCCTAACTCATGATGCTGGTATGGTTAAAGGTGACAAGGGTGATACTGGTTCTAAGGGAGACCAGGGTGATCCAGGCACTAGCATCAGTAGTGCTGCGGTAAGTGGAGAGACTCTGACCCTCACAATGTCAGATGGATCACACATTGATGTCTCGGGAAGCGTTCTTGGTCCCCAGGGACCACAGGGTGATCCTGGCACCCCTGGTGATCAAGGCCCACAGGGACCAGAAGGAACTCACATTGCTAGCGCGAGTGTGACGGGTTCAACCCTAACCCTTACGATGTCTGATGACACAAACGTCGTGGTTACTGGAAGCGTCCAGGGTCCACAGGGCGACCAAGGTCCACAAGGCGATAAGGGTGATAAGGGCGACCCTGGCACCACTATCGCAAGTGCGGCAGTAAATGGTAGTCAGCTGGTACTGACGCTTACTGATGATTCAACAGTCAATGTAACCGGTGATATCACTGGCCCGCAAGGTGATCAGGGACCTCAGGGTGATAAAGGTGACCAGGGAGATCCTGGAGTCAGCGTAACCGCAGCTACCATTAATGGTGATGGTCATCTAGTTCTAACCATGAGTGCTGGTGAACCAATTGATGCCGGTGATGCCAAGGGAGCTCAAGGCGATCCAGGCACCAATGGTCGTGGAATCTCCGATACGGCAGTCGACAGTAATGGTCACCTGCTCATCACTTACGATGATGGCACTGATCCGATTGATCTCGGTAAGATCACGGGTGATGCTGGAGAGCCAGGACCAACCGTTGAAATTCAACAGGGTGGAACCCAGGTTGTGGCTGCTCCAACAGCGATCAATTTCACTGGCTCAGGAGTCACGGTAACCCAGGATGGGACTGTAGCTAATGTTGCTATCACGGGTGGCTCGGGTGGTGGCACTGGTGGATCTGGAATCACTGTGGTTGTGGTAGAGGTTTCATTTGATGCGACTCGAGCTATGACAGTTACCAGTACACCAACAGGATGGACCGCATCGAATGTAGTTTCGACTGGCACGTTCACTCTTACCGGACCAAGTGATATTGGTGATATAGTAGGTGTAAGCGTATGGGGCGTTACGGTTACAGGTGGTACTGAGTTTGGGCTTAAGAACGGTGCCATGGCAGTAAAATATGATACCTCGACACCAGGTGTGATTAACTTCTCAGGTGTTACCAATTCAAACACTGGCGTGGCTAGCGGTGGTGGTGTAGCTCGTATCAAGCTTCTGTTCGTATAAGGATTTAGATAATGCCTATCACACCACCACTTGCGATGATGTGTAACATGTCGCTTGTATCTGAGAATGCCTGGTGGGATGCGAACGACAATACCAATGATCCTTTTATTGGTTATCCGTATAGGTGGGTTGTTAGCATTACCACTCAGGATCAACCACATAACAGTCACGCCACACCCACTCCAAATGCTTATACCGGAATGGATATCAAAGTGGGTGATTGGTTCGCTTCGGGTACAAATGGCCGTGCCAATCTGATTGTTGAGATCCAAGAGCAGACTTATGGCTCACTCACTGTCATTCTTGAAGATGTTGAACGTTACAACCTTTTCACTGATCCACTCCAACAAGGCAACGGGTTATGTGATGAAGGTGAGGGATTGATATTCCGTTTGGATGAGGACGGGTTCCCCATTTTAGGCCCAGTTCAAGACTATTACTTTGCTGAAAACACAATAGCCGATTTACAGGCTCGTTTCATGTCTCTGAACGCTACAGAGCACGTATTAGTTAATCAGCATAATCACGGCATGTTTGTAGGTGATGTGATCTGTGCTGACTTCGATGGAAGCACCGCTGGCTACAAGAAGGTCACATCGGATGATTTCAATCGTGCGATCGGCATTGTGGTTGAAGCAAATGTGCCTGGTCTGGATTACTTCAGCTACCGACCAATTGGTAAATTAGTCAACAATGTTAGCCCTGCGCTTTGGGGAAATCACGGTGATGTCTTCTACATGGATCCGAATGAACCAGGTGGATTGACTAATGTGAAACCTACCACTGGTATTGCTATTCCAGTCTACCTTCAATTGGATCTACCAACTCGTGCGATTCTCCTTGAGCGTGGCGCTGAGGTCGAGCACGTCGCAGAGTCAGAGACTAATAAATACGACGTCGAGAGTGTGGCTTCCGGTCAAACCACATTCACAATGCCAAATGATGCCAAAGAGATTCTCTACATGGCTATCAACGGTATTGAAAATGAAAACTTTACCTTTGACACGTCATCAAAGGTGTTGACGTTCGATCCAATAGAGACCGGCTATGGTGTCGATGTGGATGATGAAGTGTTTTTCATCTACAAAACCTGAGTTGATCAACTGGGAGAAATAAAATATGGCACAGCTACGCGCGAAGCAGATTAAACTTGCTGCCGCCGGTGATCTGCTCATCGGTGGTGATAGTGGTAATGGTTCGGTTCTTACCGTAGGAACCGCGGGTCAGGTCCTCAAAGTCCTTACTGGTGGTGCCCTTGGTTATGAAGCAGCCAAAGCATCTGAAACTACCTATGATAACACCACTTCGGGCCTGACCGCTACTGATGTCAAGAGTGCGATCGATGAGCTAAAGACTCTCGCAGGCACGGGAACTTCTGGAATTCAGACCGAAGTTGATGCCATTGAATCTGCTGTTGGCTTGGGAACTGATGGCACCAAAACTGATTTTGCTTCAGCCAACTATGTGGCCGCAGACGGAACTTTCAAAGCTGCTATTGAAGCCCTTGACACCCAGTTGAAAACAACTGATACAGCTACTGGTACGAATGCCACTGCCATTAGTGATGAAACAACCCGCGCCGAAGCTGCTGAAACAGCTATTCACACTGGTGCTGGTCTGGGAACCGATGGCACCTATACCGCCGATGGATCTGCCAACTATATCTCGGGTGCTACCTCACTTAAGAATGCTGATAGCCTTCTTGATGCTCAGATCAAAGCAAATGCTGATGCTATTGCTTCGCTATCAGGTGGCGGCGGCGGATCGCTTGATACTCTACAAACTGAAGTTGATGCTATTGAGACGGCAGTTGGTCTAGGAACTGACGGCACACTAGCGGCGTTCCAAACTGGTGGCTATGTTGATGGCAAGACCACATATCTTGCGGCTGTGAATGCTCTGGATTCACAGGTTCAGACCAACACTAGCGCGATTGCGGGCCTAACTGGTCTCGGTGCTCTGCGTTTTGATGGCACGGTTGATGGTAATGAAACCAGCACTGATCCTTATGATGCTGAGACCAACACTGGTGGTCTTCAGGTCACTCCAGTAACTGGTTCGGTTTACCGCGTTGCTACTACTGCGAATAGTAACTGGGCTGGCACTAGCCTGGAAGTCAACGTAGGTGACTATGTTGTTAAGACTTCAGATGGCTGGCTCAAGTTCGATAACACTGACCCAACGGTAGCCGCTGCTGGTGGTGAAACCGCAATTACAGTTACTGGTGGAACCCACGAGGGTTATACCCTGGCGTTGGATCAGACTAAGATCACTTTCGCTGCCGCCGCTGGTGATGACGGTAAGTTCCTAAAGTGGGATAATACTAGTGGTGAATTGGTTTATGCCGATGTTACCATTCCTAATGTTCCAACTCGTTATGAGGAAGACTTTACTCCAACTGCGGCTGCTAACGTCTCCTTCAACCTAACCTACACACCAGCTGGTAGCATTGCCGTTTACATGAATGGCGTGAAGCTACCAACCAATGGTTACGCCCTTGCTGGCAAAGCGGTTACGCTCAACGATACCAATAATGGGTATCCATATGAAACTGGTGACACCCTATCAGTTAGCTATGACACAGCTGACACGATTGCTGTCTAATTAAACCTCTAGAGCGTGGAGAGCTTTGCTTTTCACGCTCTAGCCTTGATAAGTAGGAATATGACAGAGATTCCACTCTTCATACAATTGAAAACAGACCAACCTCTTCCTAAAGAGGAGGCTATTGCGTGGTATGACTGTGTCAGAAATAATGCGCCAAATGGCGTACTGACCAGCGTTCAGACAACCAACCCACAAGGCGATCCAGATGTGGCATTCATGGTTCACAAAGAAACCAAAGATGGCACTCATTTCTATGTAATTCCACTAACCCGTGATCTAACTGAAGATGAAACGGCTAGAATTGAAGAAGCATATCCAGAGGGCGAAATTGAAACGAGTTCTGAAGACGTAAAATTCGCGCGTCAAGGTCCAGCTGACGCGGTTGTAATGAGTGAAGATGATTACAACCACCTTTGTGAAACGCTGGCTAAGCACCAACACCAACGCTGGTATGAGGATCGATCCAAAGCCGGTTGGTCATTTGGTCTATTGGTAAACGAGAGAAGTAAACAACACCCAATGATGCGCCCCTGGGAACAACTACCAGAAAATTACCGCAAAGTTGACTATGAATTGCCACATCTGTTTATGAATATGCTAGTAGCTCAAGGTTATGTCGTGGTGAATCGCGATGACCTCAATAGATGGTTAGCCAAGAGGTGAAGAACGATGTTGAAACCCATCGACATCGTTCTCCGCCTAATGGATCCTCAGGAAGACCACGCTAAGGTAATCCAGGAAGCCTGGGTTGCTGATTGTGAAGAGTTCTTCATAGGCCTGGATCTAGCGATTAATGGAGATCTCCAATACAATTTGGATAAGGTGCCTGGTCTTCCTGAGGATGATGAGGAAGAAGGAACTCTGACATTTGGTCAGTTCTTCCAACTAGCTATGGGATTGGCAAAGGATCAGCCCTTACCTGAGCAGGCGGTTCAAGCGGTAAACAATGCCGCTCTAGAAGCTAACGCTATTGAATGGAACCTCTGGTATCGCAGGATCCTCTTGAAATCACTACACAAACACCTACCCATGGAGTTAATCCAGAAAGAGCTTATCCGCTTGACAACTGAGTAGCCTGTGTTATCACTTTGCTTGTAGATCGGAAGCAAGGAGCGATGATGAAGGACGTAGAACTCTTCGATGTGGTCGAAGTAGCCCAAGAGATCCTCAATGGAGATAGGGAGCCGACCGAAGAGGTTTTGGTTCTGATCCTGACTGAGGCATCCGACCAGTATCACAATAATGAGGATGGCGAATCCTTCCTTTCGGATGATCAGTATGATGAGCTCGAGAAGATGCTCCGAGCGATCAACTCCAAAAACAAGTTCCTCACCACTGTCGGCTCTGATGTGCGTGGTGGCAAGGTTGACCTTCCCCACCCAATGGGAAGCCTGGATCAGGTCTATGAGGGTGATACCCAGAAATGGATCAAGGCCAACGGCTGGGAAGATGAGCTTTTTGTCATTTCGCATAAGCAAGACGGCACAAGCGCCCTCAACCGCCACGGTAAGGGTGGTCTACAAATCAGCTATTCTCGCGGTAACGGCTTCCAAGGCGCTGACATTACGCGCCATATGAAGCGCATCAAGCGTCTGCCCCAGGCCAAGGGCTTTGTTGCTGATGTGCGCCTCGAAGTCATTATGGATGACGCCACCTTCGCCAATATGAAGGCGCAGGCCGAAGCCGAAGGCGGGCGCGTCTACAAGAACGCCCGCAATTACGTGGCAGGGCGTATGAATGCCAGCGAAAGCCCACAGGATTTTTACGAGAATGTGAAGGTTATCGCGACAAGCATCGTGGAACCCAAGATGGGTAAGCTGGCGCAGTTCCAGGCGCTTGAAGCTGCTGGCTATGAGGTCACTCCATATTCCACCGCTTACGGCCGCGAGCTCACTGACTCATTCCTGACTGCTTTGCTTCAGAAGGCACGGGACGAGACCCCAACCGCTATTGATGGCTTGGTTATCGACCTCGACGATGCCGATAAGCGGGCGGCTCTTCGTCGTAATTCCAGCAGCATCAACCCCATGTATAGCCGCAAGTTCAAAATTGGCGGCACTGATAACGTGGCTGTCGCCGAGGTTGTCAAGGTTCATTGGAACCCTAGCAAGGCCGGCTATCTCAAACCCCGAGTTGAAATCGTGCCTGTGGATCTGGTTGGGGTGACGATCACCTATGCTACTGGATTTAACGCCAAGTTCATCCGGGACAATATCATCGGCCCTGGTGCCAAGATCCAGATCACTCGCTCGGGTGACGTGATCCCCTTCATTCAGAAGGTAGTCGAGATTGCGCCTCAGGGTGCTCAGATGCCTGATGTCAATGATTTCGGTCTGATGGATTGGACCGATGGCGATGTTGATCTCTTCATGCTGAATCCTGAGAATAACCGACAGGTTCAGCTTGAGGTCATTAACAGCACATTCGGCGTCACAGGTCTCGACGTTCCCCACTTGCGTGAGGGCAGCATTGAGAAGCTCTATGAGGCTGGATTGAAGACGGTCGTCGATATTATTAAGGCAGACGAGGCCACACTCTGCGCGGCGTGTGGTGACAGCGCGGGCAAGAAGATCCACGCCGGTCTGCGCCTCAAGTTGGGCAATGTTGAGCTGGGCATCCTGGCCGGATCATCCAACCTGCTGGGCCGCGGTATTGGCCGCCGCAAGATGACTAAGCTGATCGAGGCGCTGGGCCCTGATTGTGTGCTGGTTGATCCTATCGACCTTGAGCTTATGAAGCGAATTGCTGCGGTGGATGGTTTCGGCCAAAACATTGCGACGACGATCGTCGATAATCTACAAGCATTCCGAGACTTCCTCGCGGATATTGATGGCTATTATACCCTGGTCAAGCCCAAGGAGAAGGTTGTCGGCGGTGACCTCGAGGGTATCACGGTTGTCTTCACTGGCATCCGGGACAAGGACCTGGAAGCCAAGATTGAAGCCCGGAGCGGTCGTATCGGCTCCAGTGTCAATAAGGACACGACCTATCTCGTGGCCAAGGATCCCACGGGCTCGTCGAGCAAGCTGGTCAAGGCTCGACAGCTCATCGGCGAGGACAACGTGATTTCGATCCTGGAAGCAAAGGAGCGTTGGGGATGATCAGCTATATAGTGTTGATCGCTGCTATGGCATTCGGCTTCTTCATTGGCTATCTAGTTCGTGGAGAGCCGGGTGATAGTCTGTGGCAGCGTTCAAAGAATTATTTCGACCTCTACAGCCGGCATCGTAACAAACCGTAAGAGCAAGGATCGTCAACATGAGCAACACCGGCGGATTCAATCCCATCGCAGGTATCGGCCTCTCGGCTCCGTTCCGTGACCCAGGGGATAAGAAGTTCAGTAGCGCTGAATGCCTTCAGGCTCTCATGGATCGGATTCAGGAAGAACCTGAGCTGGTTCGTAATCAGTTCAATATCGTGACCAAAGAAGAGTCGGGCGATATGCGCACCAAGTTCTGGCCTGCCATCTTCGATCCTACAAATTGGACCCGACTCTCGACTCATCGACCCACCCACAATGCCGAGGGTGAATCGCTTGGTGGAACCAACCGAGAGGTGCGTGAATATGAGAATGATTTCTGGGCTGATAATCGCAAGCATCTAGTCGGCACGGTCACCACGGAGTTTGGTGAAGTTATTGATATCCAGGTGGTGGCGCGTTGGTAACAGTTGTGGTAACGGCAAATGTCATATCGATATTCTGTTACGTTGCCGCTGGTCTTGCTCAAACTTATCTAGCGCGAATAAACCGGAAGGCAGAACGAGCAGGAGCAGCGTTAGTTCATACCATAACAGCTATCTTGTTTCTATCATTCGCCTGTTATAGGTTCTATTAATGACCAATCCTCGAGTGTTTCGGCCAATACGATGGTTAACCCATAGCCAGAGTGGTAATCTCGTTCTCCTCATAGGGACCCTGGCTTTTCTAATTGCGGTGCCTCTACTGGCTCATCAGTATCAGAATCATGGTTGGGTTCTGATTCTACGTCTTCTCCAACCCATATTCATTGCGTCTTTCGTGATGTGGCTTCAACTCGGGAGCCCACTCAATTGGTGGCGGCCATTCTTTGGTGTTATCATTGAAGCTGATCTGACCAAGATTGCTCTAAGGGAGCAAGCCGGCGAAAGGGCCGAAGATATCCAGAATGAGCTCCGAGATTGGGTTGAGCAGATGAGCAAGTCTCGATATTTCAGGCTCAACAGCTACGCCTTCAAATTCCTCCGCAAGAGGGATGCGGCTATGTTCAAGCTGGTCTGGGGTTAATGGATAGCCCTGAAGCTATCACTATTGGTCTAAGTAGCCTCACAATCTTTTGGGAAGATCTAGGACTGCCCAAGAGGTCTAGGATGCTTCGACATGAGGAAGATGCCCTTGCTAAATTCTGGGATTCTGACATTCAGCCCTGGATGGATCTAGCTATTCAGAATCCATACAACCCTCATGAAGCTGGTGTTTGGTTTCTAAACCGCCAGGATGCCATCTTATTCAAAATGCGATGGGGTGGTAACATACCACTCCAGTAGGTAAATATGGGGAAGCCTAAGGAGGTCCCCATGAATAACCTAATCTTTGAGACATTGCTGGCCGAAGCGCAATTTCGTGTCGCTGAGAAAACCATCACTGGTATTGACCTTGATGAAGCTATTCATGAAGTCTCGAATGAGATGGAATTGGATGCTCCAGAAGTCAATGAGCTGACTATCCGAGCAAAGAAGGCTCCTAAGCCCAAACCAGTTGTCGAAGACGATGCTGAAGAGATCGAAACCCTCGATATAGAGGGTCAGGATCAATCCAATCAGATCAAGTTCAGTTCACCAGATGAACTCGATACGGCTGTTGGTGTGTTGATGTATAAGGGTATTCCTTGGATCTCTAAGACTCAGGATACCATTACCTTCGATAATGCCAATGATATGGCTGAAGCTCATGACGCTCTCAAACGCCGCTGGGATTTTGTGAACCTAGAGCAACGCACTGTTGCGGTTCTAGAGTTTGACAATCTGGATGATTACCACAAAGTTCTAGACTTCCTATCAAGCAAGAATATGACTGTGCTTCAGGGTGATGCTGTCGAACTTGATGCCGATGTTGATCTAGAATTAGCTGAAGCAGAAGCTGCTCATAAGAAGGCGAAGAAGGATGCCAAAGAGGCGGGTCTTCCTGCCCCTGAGGCTGTATCTCAGGATATGTCCTACCAAGCACTCCACAAGGATAAGCTCATTGATCCTAAGTCTTTAGATCCGCTCTATGACGCAGATAGCCGTGCTCTACGTGTCGTTAAGCGATGGAAATAATGACACCAACACACCAGGTTGTCCATAGTGAGTAGGTAAACGCTCAATATGGAGAATACAAAATGAGCACCACGCTTACTGCCGAGGATACCAAGAAGCTGAAGCGCGTCATCGACGAGGGTCTGAAGATCACTCAGGAAGTTGATGATCTGAAGAGCGGTTTTCGCGATGTCGTGAAGGCTGTTGCTGAAGAATTGAACCTCAAGCCCGCTGCTATCAACAAAGCCATTAAGGCTGCGTTCAAGGCTTCGCTTGAGGCTGATAAGGAAGCAATCAACGACGTCGAGGAGATCCTCGCCGCAGTTGGTCGCGCCTAATTGAATGGGTGGGGAAACCCACCCATTTGATCTTTATGCGAATCATCCAAGACGTCATTGATCATTGGCGTAATGATTGGCAGAATAACCGAACGATCTTCTGGATTGAATTGATTGGGGTCTGCTTGAGTGCGACCTCTACTGCCATTATCAGCTTCATGGCTACCAATCCACCTATGATGTTCTGTTATACCGTATGGCTATTCGGTTCAGGTCTAATCATGGTGGCCGCGTATATGCGTAAAGCCAGTTGGATGACCGTTCTAATGGCCTTCTACACCTGTATGAATATTGTTGGTATAGCAACTCTGGTGTTAAGTTAGGCTATCCAAAACCAAAATAAGGAGAGTCATCTGTGGCCTATGTTGATGCGATGTTCGACAGGGATAAGGACGAGATTCTCGTCGTAGAACGTATCAATGGGCAGAGGATTTTCAACACTCTTCCTGCTAGTTACGTCTTCTACTATGAAGATCCTCGCGGTGGTCGTTATCAGGACATGTGGGGACGCCCAGTCTCGAAGAGCTCCTTCACTTCAGGGAAGACCTTCCAGCGAGAGCTCAAGTTACAGCAAGGGCGCAAGATCTATGAATCTGACGTCAATCCGGTTTTCAGATGCTTAGAAGATCATTACAAGGATGCTGAAGCTCCGATCCTAAATCTTGGCTTCTTCGACATTGAGGTGGATTTTGATCCACAGCGCGGCTTCGCAAAACCTGATGATCCGTTTAGCCCTATTACCGCTATTTCGGTTCATCGCACTTCAGATGATACGCTCTACACGTTGGTTCTAAAACCCAACTTGCCAGCTTTCGATAAGGATCATCTCACCTGGGAAGCCGCTGAAGCAATTTGCCAGTCTATACCCAATACCATTCTTTGTAATGATGAGACTGAACTGCTCAACATGTTCCTCGATCTGATTGAAGATTGTGACGTTCTGTCTGGTTGGAACTCAAAAGGTTTCGATATCCCCTATGTGGTCAATCGTATCGAGCGAATCATGGGGAAGGATCATACCAAGAGGCTATGTCTTTGGAACCAGCGGCCCCGTCGTAGGAAGTTTGTTCAGTTCAAACGTGAGCAAGAAACTTACGAGCTAATCGGTCGAATCCACCTCGACTACTTGGAACTTTACAAGAAGCATAATCCTCAAGAACTCCATAGCTACCGACTGGATTATGTGGGTGAGATTGAGGTTGGAGAGAATAAGGTTCCTTATAGTGGAACCCTGGATAACCTCTACAAGAGAGACTTCAGAAAGTTCATTGAATACAACCGCCAGGATACCGCACTTCTTCACAAAATTGACCAGAAGAAACGCTTTATTGAACTAGCGAATCAGATTGCTCACACGAATACCGTTCTCCTTCCTACCACTATGGGAAGTGTGGCGCTTATTGAGCAATCGATCATCAATGAGGCGCATAGCCGAGGCATGTGCGTTCCAAATCGTAAACGTGCCGAGATAGAGGTCGACCTTGACGATGACGATTGGGATGAGGAGGATGATGGCCCTCGCCCATTCCGTGAGGATGGTAAGAGACCAGTTGTTGGTGCCTACGTCGCGAAACCACGCCAGGGTATTCACCGTGAGATTGCGTGCTGCGATATCAACTCACTCTATCCAAGCACTTTGCGCGCCCTCAACATGGGTCCAGAAACCCTGGTTGGTCAGATCCGTTTGAATCGAACCAATTCGCTAATTGACTCCAGGCTGGCAAAGGGGATTCCTGGCCCAGAGTGTTGGGAAGGTCTATTTGCCACACTTGAGTATGAAGCGGTCAGGGATAAGTCGGATGAGGTGATGGTCGTAGATTTTGAGGATGGTAATTCCATCGAAGTCACGGGAGCCCAACTCTACGAGTATATCTTCCTACAAGGTAACCCCTATTGTATCAGCGCCAATGGAACAATCTTCCGCACTGATGTCGAGGCCATCATTCCAGGTCTGCTAGCGAAGTGGTATTCACAGCGTAAGCAGATGCAATTCAAGGAGACTGTCTTCAGTGAGGCTCTTGAGCCAACTAAGGGTTTCGAGATCAAGTGGGATGAGTTTGAACCAAACAAGGGTGGCGGCCGTAATATGGTTGAATTTGCTGACCTGCCAGATTTCATCAAATCCAAAGACAGAGATGCTCTTGAGTTCTTGATTGCTGATCAGAAGATCAGGGTTCAGGATAGTAAGGTTTATATCGAGGATTCTGTCAAAGCAGAAGCCAAAGAGCTAAAGGTCTTCTGGAATCAGCGACAGCAAGCTCGTAAGATTCTTCTGAACTCACTCTACGGTGCGTTGCTCAATGAGGGTTGTCGGTTCTACGATGCTCGTATTGGTCAATCGGTTACACTGACTGGCCGGTCGATCACCAAGCATATGAGCAGCAAGGCAAATGAGGTCATCACTGGGGTATATGACGTTAGGGGTTCTGCTATCCTCTACAATGATACTGACTCAGTTTACTTCACCGCCGTAGACATGTTGGAAGCCGACCCAGAGATGAAGAAGCTTCTCGACAACCGAGAAGCTATGATTGATCTTTATGATGGTATTGGTCAGGTTATCAACGATAGCTTCCCCCCATTTATGGCAGATGCTTTCAATACTGGGTTGGAGCGAGGCGCAATTATCAAAGCGGGCCGAGAGCTCATTGCTTCACGTGGTCTGTTTATCAAGAAGAAGAAGTACGCTCTTCTGATGTATGATAAGGATAACGTGCGCCTAGACGTCAATGGTAAGCCTGGTAAGATCAAAGTTGTTGGTCTGGATATCAAACGTGCCGATACACCAAAGATGATGCAGGAGTTCCTAGAGGAGATCATCACAGTTCTCCTGGATGGTGGTGAAAAACAGGATATCATTCAGATGATCAAGGACTTCCGTCAAGAGTTCCGGGTCTTGGATGGATGGCTCAAGGGCACTCCAAAGAAGGTCAATGGTATCACTGGATATATGGAACGATTGACGGATGGCGATGGCAAGGACGTCATGAAGACTGGCGCTAAGACACGAGTCACAGTTCCAGGTCACGTTCGGGCGGCCATTAATTGGAATAGGTTGCGGGAAGCCTATGGAGATCATTATTCAATGGAGATCACCGATGGCCAGAAGGTCATTGTGTGTAAGCTAAAGCCCAACCCAATGAAGATTGATAGCATTGCCTACCCCTTCGATGAACCGCATCTTCCGCAATGGTATAAGGAATTACCCTTCGACCATGAGTTGATGGAAGAAACCATTATTGACAAGAAGGTGAATAACCTCCTGGGATGCTTGAAATGGGATCTCCGAGATACTAAAGAGGATACCACGTTCAATGATCTCTTCAGTTTCTGAAATCTGACTCCCATATAGTGATAAGATTATACCCTAAATTGAGGATCTTTGATTCTCTGTTTAGGGTATTCTCGTAAAGCTCCCCAAACGTCTTCTTATTCATATGGTTAGTTTCTTCGCTCTTGAACTTACGAGGGTTTCCATGCCAGAAATCTCCATAGAATTCATAGACAGTATTGGTTTTAGGTTCATAACCGTCGAAGCAGAATCCATCTCTTCTCACATTACGAAATTCTGGTGTATTTGGTAATCCAATAGTATCAAGCCATTCAGTTTCTACCTTAGACGCACCATACGAAGCACAACGCGGACATCGCTGTTTCATGTTGATGTGAGCTGCCGGTGTTTGTTTGAAATCTCCGTGAATAGGACAAGTGATATCAACTGGAGTCATAGTATTGATGTAGGTAACATGATCATAAGAATAGAAGGAATTATGGACTGACTTAGCTTCCATCTTAACCTCTTCAACTGTTTTCTTACCCTTACCAGCACAGCGCTGGCACCCAATCCCCTTCAAGTGGTTACGAGCATTAACTTCTCGCCAGCCATGGATAGAGCATCTGAAACGGATCTTCTCATGGATTCTGGTAAATGACGCTCTGTCGTAATCAAATTTTTGGTTATGAACTTTGTCTGCCTCTTGGAAGAATCTATCAGCATTCCACTTTGATCGGTTTTGGTCAGCCTGGATTTTGCCGCAATCTGGACAACCGGTTCTTAACATATGATCAGCAGGTCGTTGTTGAAATTCTCCGTGAATAGGACATTTGATGATGACTTTGGTATCTTGGTTGATGTAAGCTACCAGTGAGTAATCATATTTGTAGCCATGCTTCTGAGTTGAACGCATGATGAAGGTCTGTTGATCTAACTTTCTCATGGAATACCATTATTGACACATAGGTTATAACCTATTTAGCTATTATTGACACATAGGTATTGAAGTGGGACCTGAGCGCCACGCGCGAAGATACTACCTTCAATGACCTGTTTAGCTTCTAAGGAATTGGCTGTGAATCGAGTAGTTCTGATCAACAAGATCAAAAACCCTAGCCGACAAGAACTCATCACGAGTGAGCGGAGAGTAGGAGAGCTGGTATTCGCACCACGTCTCGATATCCTCAAATGGGCTGGCTATGTCATTGTTGAAGGCCAAGGCCGTCTAGCGGCTAATTGGGTTATCGATGATGACAAGCTCAATGAATTCCTTGGTTGGGTTCATGATCTAGATGATCAGAATATCGACGAGAACTATGAGATAGCAGTCTACACCACTGGTACCAATTCTTTTGGTGGCCAATGTGAGGTGAGGATCGCCTAATTTATTGACCCCTAGCCACCAGAGCTAGTAAGTTGGTTACAACTTTTAAGAGGAACCACCATATGCGTGAAACACTACAGGATATCGTCAAACACACTGGCGGTCTAGGCTTCATCGAAACCGTGAAGATCACGGGCACTGATGGCGAGACCCTAGTTGAAGCTATGGATAATGACCGCACGGTCATTATCAAGGCAAAGCTTCTCCAGGCCGATTCGCAGCTCAAGGGTGAATTCGGCATGAGCAACCTGAACCTGATCTCTGGTCTGGTTAGTAGCCCACTATTTAAGGGTGATGATGTCACCCTTGGTGTTAAGCATCGCGACCGTAATGGTAAGCAGGTCCCCGAAGAGATCAGCTTCGAGAATACGGCGACCAAGAGCAAAGCTGCTTATCGCCTCATGTCGAGTGATCTCATTCCTGAGCAGGCCAAGTTCCTTGGCACTCAGTGGGATATTGAGATTGATCCTTCGGCTAGCAAGCTGAAGGAACTCCAGGCTCTAGCTGCTCTCTACCTCCAGTTCGAGAATTTCTTCATGGTTAAGACTGTGGAGAATGATGATGGTCAGAACGAGCTGCGCTTCTACATCGGTGATGAAGGTTCATCCATGCACCGTGCCTACCTTACGATTGCTGAAGACGTTCAGGGTAAGTTGGGTGGCGATCTTCACTGGCCAATCAACCAGGTATTGTCGATCCTCAAGCTAGGTGCTGATGAGAACCTCAAGCTTCAGTTCTCGAGCCGTGGTGCTCTCCAGATCACTATGACATCACCGGTGGCTGAATATAATTTCATCTTGCCTGCGCGTAAGAAGTAAAATGGAGGTCTGGGGCGTTAATTCTCCCCAGACACCATCCTGCTTGGAGCATTTGCTCTGCTGGCGCCTGCCATGATTTACTCTTGAGGAGGTGATTCCTTAGCTACGCGGAGAGACGGCAGTCTCGAGAGCAGGCAAAGGCGGGGAGGGGCGCCTCCCCAAGATCGAACCAAATTAGGAGCACAAGGGTGATTGATCCCCGCTACGTTACAAAATACGATCGCACCCAAGCTGAGCTGGAGGAATTCTGGCTCTTCTGCCTATGCGTTGCGGGGAAAACAGCAATGACTCAGGCTAAGTTGCTTGATAAGTTCCTCAAGGATAATCGCAGCAAGGGTCTTCCAGATCAATCACCCTTTGGTATTATCCGCTCACTAGTTCAGACTGGTGAACTTCTGGAAGCCCTGAAGTTGAGTCGATTGGGTCAGTTTAACCGACTTGAACGAGCTATGCGTGAGAGTCTAGATCTTAACCTATCCACTGACATTGTTGATGCTTTGGAAGGCATTTATGGTGTTGGATCCAAGACTGCCAGGTTCTTCCTGCTTCATACCCGCAAGGATCAGCAGATCGCCGTTCTAGATACTCATGTGCTTCGCTATATGCGGGACCAGGGTCTTACGACTCAGAAAGGCACTCCACCCAAAGGCCCTAAATATGCTGAGCTCGAGAAGGTATTCATCGGCTTGGCAAAAGCGGCCAATATGAGTATTGCGGATTATGACCTCCACATCTGGCGAACCTACAGCGGTAATACCTAAGCTATACGCAGTTCGGCTTCCTGAAAATCTTACAATTTGGGCAACTCGCCCTTCTGACGATCCATTGAATAAATGGTCAGATAAGGTCTTGGTTCCAACACAGGAATTGGAGGAATGGTTGAACGAGCGTCAGATTCCATACGAGACATACTTACAGAAAATCAAAGCGAGGCCGGCGGCCAAAGGCAGACCAGGGAGGAACTCATATCATCTGGCCGTCCGATCATACGATCGTCACTTCCTGGCCCTCCTCGTCAGCCGTTGGCAGATATCGGTCAATCACATATCTTCCACGTGGAAGCACTCCTCGACCGGAAGACTACCAGCCAACCGAGCCTCCTACCAGAGATCGAAGAGTGGCTCCAAGAAAACAAAGTGGAGTTCACACTTGACCTTAGGCCCAGATGGGCGGCCCATGCCAGCACAATCACCATTGTAAATCCTAAGGATGCTATATGGTTCAAACTGACGTGGATGTGACTATATCTTTTCGCCTCTATGAGGGTAAGCATTGGAATCTTTCGCCTGAATGGCTAGCATCCTGCTATAGTAGAAATAGAGCCGCTAAACGGATTAAGAAACGAATCCTTCGCCAAGACATTAAGGAATGGCTAGAGGCGTTGAAGATCAATTACCGCTTCAATCCAGGTGATGGTCGTAAGCCAACAATCCTAATCAAGGATTACAGACATGCTACCTTATTCAAGTTGACGTGGATGTAAATTGATCTAGGTTACCAGTTCTGCTAAAACTGGTATATGACCAATATAAACCGAAAAATCTGGGTCACCTTCCAGAAGGAAGCGATCCATAAATACCCCGCAGCCCTGACTGATCCTAATCTCGCTGATGTCAGCTTCCTGGGCTATCCCCATCGTCACATCCTGAAGTTCAAGGTATGGATCGAGGTCTTCCATGATGACCGGGATCTTGAGTTCATTCAGTTCAAGCGTTGGCTAGAAAGCCTTTATGGTGATGGAACTCTAGAGCTTGATTACAAGAGCATGGAGATGATCAGCGATGATCTCTATGAGCAAATCACAGCCAGGTATCCTGGGCGTCATATTGCCATTGAAGTAAGTGAAGATGGCGAGAACGGCAGCTTCACTGAATATCCGGCTGAGTGATCTCGTTACGTCTCAGGAAGCCGCTCTACAGGCTCAGGACTGATGTGGATCCACCATATCCTTGGATGATGTATGAGCTTAGGCCTGATGTACATGAATGGCTTGTACAGCGTGAGCCAACCTATGAGCTCAACCTGACCACCGAGCCTGGAAGGGGAGAGAACTCAGATAAGAAGTTCCTCTACTGCTGGCTTGAACTTATGAATCATGACGTTGCGACTCTATTCAAACTAACGTGGATGTGATATGAACATTTTCATCATGGCTCTTGAACCACTCGAGACTCGTTATACGGGCCAATGGTTCAACGGACTTCCTAAGCTAATCAGAGAAACGGCTCAGGAACGTGGAATCCAGGCTTGTGTCTACAACATAGCTGGTGAGCAGACGAGCACCGCCCCAACAAAGGGAGCCTTTCTCGACTTCTTCGCCACCAACATCTGGAAGAACAGCCAGGTCAACAAACTAGTGGAATTCTTCCAGTCTGGTCTCGTGAAGGCAGGTGATAAGGTTCTTTTCACGGATGCCTGGCATACTGGTGTGACACAGGTCAGATACATGAGTGAACTCATGGGTATTCCAGTGGAGATCCACTCCATGTGGCACGCCGGCTCCTATGATCCCCAGGACTTCCTAGGAAGGCTTATTGAGGATAAGAGGTGGACCTACAACACTGAACGTGGTCTCTTCTATGCCAGTCACTTCAACTACTTTGCGACCGAGTTTCACAGAGATCTGTTTATCAATACGTTGATGCGCTCCAAAGAACCAACAGAACGACGTGTTGCTCGTGAGCTTACTGTGATTTCAGGTCAACCTCATTCGGCCCTCATTGAAGCTCTACGACCCTTCCAGGGTATGAAGAAAGAGCGAATGGTTCTCTTCCCCCATCGATTGGCACCAGAGAAGCAGGTGGAGATCTTCAGGGATTTGGCTCTCCATATGCCAGATACCAAGTTTGTAGTGTGTCAGGAAACCAAGCTAACCAAGGATGAATATCATGATCTACTGGGTAGGTCATCAATGGTATTCAGCGCTAACCTCCAGGAGACTCTAGGCATCTCGGCCATGGAAGGTGTGCTGGTACAAAGTATGCCTTGCCTACCTGACCGGCTTAGCTATTCTGAGATGTATGATCCGCGCTTCCTCTATCCAAGTGAGTGGACTGAATCCTGGAACGCCTATGTGGCTCATCGAGACAAGTTGGTTGCTCGAATGAATGCCATGTTGGATAACTACGATCCAAATATGATGGCCCTTCATGAGCAGCGTTCAAGGCTTATGAATAGCTATCTGACTTGTAAACCAATGTTAGACAAACTCCTAACGAATTAACACCAGATATTGACGCACCTACCCAGGCCTAAGTAGAGTGTGGAACAACTATAAGGAGAGACAGTAAATGTCCGATACCAAACTTACCGATGAATGCTGCGGCATGAATTGCTGCGAGCATGAGAATCTCGGGCAAGAGGATCTACCAGTTTCTGAGAAGATTCGCGCGCGCCTCATTGAGGCTGGTCAACAGTTTCATTGTAATGATAACATCTCAGCCTACATTGAACCAGGTGAGCGCGAAGCACTCGTTGATGAGGTCGCAATCAGGATGGAAGAGGTTCTAAGGAGTCTCGTCATTGATACTGAGAACGATCACAATACCGCAGATACCGCTCGTCGAGTGGCCAAGATGTATGTGAATGAAATCTACAGCGGCCGTTATCTACCAGCACCTAAGATCACCAGTTTCCCCAATGTGGGTTATCAGGATCTCTACACGGCTGGCCCTATCAGTATTAGGAGCCAATGTGCCCATCACCAGCAGCCCATCACTGGGAATTGCTGGGTTGGTATCTTCCCCGAGGATAAGGTTATTGGTCTGAGCAAGTTCAATCGTCTGGTTCACTGGATTGCTGAACGGCCTCAGATTCAGGAAGAGATGACTACTCAGATTGCTGATGCTCTAGTTGAATATGCCGAGACGCCAAATGTGGCAGTGGTTCTCAAGGCCGAGCATGGATGTATGACGAATCGTGGCGTGCGTGAGCATGAGAGCGATATGACTACCGCAATTATGCGTGGTAAATTCCGCGATGAGCCCTCACTCAAAGATGAGTTCTACAAGCTCATGCTGAGTATGAAGGGCCACTCCTAATCCGTGTTGCCGAGCGCAATCTATGATCCTAGGGTTCCAGCAATGGTAGCCCTAGGGTTGACGGAACAAGAAGCTAATCGAACAGTTGATCTGCTCGTGAAGAATCTCCATCTCGGTGGTCCAAATATTAATAGATGCTCGGTAATTCATCTTGGCCGTCAATACTTCGCTGTAGTAGAGAGGAGTGAGGCCATGGAATGGATTTGGTACAACTTTCCAGACTTCCGCTGCGTAACTGTTTACGAGTATGTGGTCGTTGAATTGGAAACCATTAGACAGGCCGCATTGTGTAAATTGCGGTGGTGCTAACTCTGGTGTTATAGTTACCAGAGTTAGGCTTAGAGCTTTGCTCCAATAATCGGATGACACAGGTGGAGAAATTCCACTGGGAGACCTGTCATCCTATAATAAACAGGCATGAGATGACAAAGTCCACCAAAGCGGCGAAGACCGCCAAGGACCTAGATAAATATTATACCAAGGATGACGTCGCCTCTGCTTGTTTGAATGTCTTCCTTCCACTTGTTCCACAGGCAGCGAAACTGATTGAACCTAGTGCTGGTGGTGGTTCCTTCATGCGGGCCGCACAGGGTTATGGGCGAGATATCTTTGGCTTTGATATCAGGCCCGAAGGCACCGATATCATCAAGCTAGACTTCCTAAATGATGATATCCGTAACCATGTTAGTATTGATGTAGCTGTTTTCGTTGGAAACCCACCTTTCGGAAAGAAAGGTGATCTCGCAATTCAGTTTATCAACAAGTGCTTGGACCTCTGTGGAATCGTAGGCTTCATCCTACCAATCCAGTTTCGGAAATGGTCAGCCCAATCCAAGATCCAGAAAGGTGCCAGCCTCATTCTCGATATGGATCTACCTAATGATTCATTCACCTTTGAGGGTAAACCATATTCGATCCGATGCTCTTTCCAAATATGGTCTAGGAATCATCCTCTGAGCAAGGATCTACGGTTAACCAAGGCGCCACCAACGTCACATCCTGATTTTGAAATGTGGCAGTACAACCGCACTAAGGAAGCGGAGAAATTCTTCGATTACGATTGGGACTTCGCCGTTCCTAGGCAGGGTTTCTACGACTACTCAATCAAAGTTTACAAACCGGAAGACTGTGATCGGAAGAAGCAATGGATCTTCTTTAAAGCCAGAACTCCAGAAGCTCTTATTCGCCTCAACGAAATAGATTTCGTTGAACTATCCAAACTCAACTCTAGAATTCCCGGTTTCGGGAAAGCAGACGTTATTAAGGAATACACTCGTGAACGCTAATGTAACTAATTTCATTGCCTTCCTCACAGATGCATTCCAGAATCTAGCCTACGCAAGTGGTAGCTATTCTGGTTCCAAGCATGAGGAATCCATTCGCCAGCTACTGATTCGATATGGCTTCAAGGAGTTCAACAAAGGTTCTCTGACTGGCTATTGGAATGTCAGAGGATCACTACCAAAAGGTCATTTCGTCTGCCAACCAGCTGGATCAAATGGAAATCCTGACTTCCTAATTCGCTTTGATGATGGTAATTTCCAGGATTTAGAAGCCAAATCTACCAAAGGTAGCAAGCCCATGTATAATGGTGTGCCTCCTAAGCCAGGATGTATCTACATCCTGAGTTCTGAGAAACATAAGAAATCCTGTGTCTTTCATGCCGATGATATCATGACTGATCAGAGTCGCAAAATCTGGAATGAATATGTGGCAGCTCTTCGTGTTGTAGATAGCCAATTTAACTCTCTACAGACAGAATGGATTGGTTATTCTCGTCAGATGTTTGATGATAAGTCAACCAAACATTATGATCCAATGATTCGTAATGACTTATTCCAGAAAGTTATCAACCGCTTTACTGTTGGCCCCGTGACATCCGCACCAAATGCGGTGACTATTCCACTTAATCAAAACATCACCCTATCAACTCCAATACTCTCTGAGGTGAAGGATGCCCGATAAGATTCTCTATACCAACGAGCAAATGTGTGGTGATCTTCAAGAGATTATCCGGCAAATGAACCTCGACGATTTCCGCCCAGATATCATTGTCGGAATCGCGAGAGGCGGCCTCGTACCAGCAACCATGTTGAGCCATTATTTTGATGCTCCTCTGGTTTGCCTGAATATCAGCCTCAGAGACAACAAGGTCGATAATGGCCACGATTCCATGGATACCTTCCGTAAGGAATATCAAGCTGGTAAGAAGCTCCTTCTGGTAGATGATATTTGCGATTCTGGTGCTACCCTGCGTATTATCATCGATAATATCAGCTACGATCCTCCGGTCAATCCAGACCTGGATAATGTGAAAACGGCCGTCTTGTGGAACAACATTTCACAGGATGAATTCGAGGCTGATTATGTGGGTCGAGAGATTGACCGCACTGAGGATGATCGTTGGGTGATCTTCAGTTATGAGGAATGGTGGAAAGTATGACAGGTCTTCTTAAGATTGAAATATACGATCAAGAGGCTGAAAAGAAAATACTAGTAGCCAGAATACTAGCTACTGGTAATGAAATCATAGCCGGTGCTAATGATGAGAAAAGTTTAGAGATGAGTCTCAAACTAGTCTGTGAACCGTATTTGGTTAGTATGAAAGCTATAGAAGAAAAAGCAAAAATCATAGCTGAACTTAACGATATAGCTACTAAACATAACTCATATCTATTCTTCATAGATACTATTACTAGCATTTACCCAACGGCATCTGTCTCACCAATTCCTATCAAAAACAAAATGATAGAAATAACTAATGAAATTAGATTACTAAAATGCCAAAATGATGCCTTATTACCTAAGGCAAGAGATCTTGATAAATTCATACAAGAGTCGAACACAGACTTGTTAGCTTGGTTAGAATCTTAACCAAATGTTTGTTCTTATGATTAAAAGAGCCTATCCTACCGGTCTTCTTTATCTCTGTCAGACATCCAAACAAGATCCTTACCGCTATAAAGGATCGGGTAAGCGATGGATCAACCACCTGCGTGCTCATAAACCTCATATTATAACTTGCGTCCTTGGAACCTATGAAACGCATGAGGAGCTCAAAGAAGCCGGAATCTACTACTCCAAGCTCTACAATGTCGTAGAGAGTGATGATTGGGCAAATCTCCGTGAAGAAGACGGTATGGGTGGAGGCCGAGGCAAAGTAGGTCGTCGATGGAAGATCAAAGATACTTCTAGGATGAGAGGTCCTAAGAAAATAGACCATCTTACTTATGAAAAGGTATCATCGGGTAACAACTATCAGAGCACTCATTTTATTAAGACACCATGGGGTGTATTTGAAACTTGGCTAGATGCCACCAATTCTGCTAAAGTGGAACGTGAAAAAGGTAACTTTAGAGTGGTTACTGATACTGGAGCCCTGAAGGAATATTGTAAGGGTAAGATCTTGAATATTGGTGGCCGAAGAACGGTAAAGGAGTGGCGTGGTAAACACACTCATGATCTCGGTTTCGGATTGGAGTTAAAGAATGTTCGGTAAAAATGAAATCGTAGGTCAGAAGTTCTTCAAAGATGCTGATGGTCTAATGGTCGTATCACGTTTCATGACCCTACAAGGCGAGGGACCTTACCGAGGTTATCCAGCCTTCTTTGTGCGGCTTGCTAAGTGTAACCTAGCTTGTAGTTTCTGTGATACCTATTTCGATAATGGTGATTGGTTCACAATTGACGAACTGATGAAGGAAGTTAATGCTTCTATCGTTGATCACTTCAACAATAATATACCACCCTACATGGCTGGTGAGAAGAAGGAAGCAGTATTTGTTCTGACTGGGGGCGAGCCAATGCTCCAGAAGAATATCAAGCCCCTTCTTGAAACTGTAAATAAGGAATTTCATTACTCTCAGATTGAGAGTAATGGCACGGTATTCACAGAGATTCCTGATGAGACTTGCTTGGTTGTAAGTCCGAAGTGCCTTGAAAAAAATGGCGCTCCTGTCAGGTATCTAACTCCTCGAGCTGAAACACTTGCTCGCGCCAATTGCTTGAAGTTTGTAATGAGTGCTGACCAGGATTCACCTTACTCATCTGTACCCGACTGGGCTATGGATTGGCGAGATGAGACTGGGCGCCAGATCTTCGTGAGCCCAATGAATATCTACAAGAAGGCACCGAGAAAGTTCGATGAGGCATATTCCACTGACAACATCAAAATTGGTGAACGGTCGAATGTTGATGAGGTGATCTCTTTCTGGGAAGAAGGCCTTCTTGATATGAAAGCCAACCAGATCAATCATGAATACACGGCGAATTACTGTGTTGCTCATGGTCTCACCTACAATCTTCAGCAACACCTCTATGCTGGTATGGCATAATCTAATTTGGAGAGCATGATGGTATCGAGAGAAGAAGTTTACCAGGCCATTGATAGCGAGCGTGACTATCAGGATGGTCGGTGGAATGAAACCACCACAACGTCTGAGGGTCTCCATACCCCAGCCGAGTGGTTAGTCTATATTCAGGATTACCTCCGTGAAGCATTCACCCAGGCATCACGATTTGGTAATCCTGAATCCAATGACATGGTTATGAATACCATTCGCAAGATCACAGCGATGGGTGTGGCAGCTATGGAGCAGAATGGTGCTCCACATAGATCCTAAGAGAGCACCAATGAAAGTTCTTAATGTCTGGGGAGGCCCAGGTGCTGGCAAGTCTACTACAGCGGCCGCCCTCTTCTATGAAATGAAGAAGCGTCGTCTTGAGGTAGAGCTAGTTACGGAATATGCCAAGGATATGACCTGGGAAGGTCGACAGAATATCCTGAATGATCAGCTCTACATCATTGCTAAGCAGAACCGTCGGCTTCATCGACTCAAGGGGAAAATCGATTGGGTGATCACTGATAGCCCTCTACCGCTTGGCCTCATCTACAAGCCCGATGATTACTATGAGAACTTCGAGCCGATGCTCATGGAGGTTTGGAACTCCTACGATAACCTGAACTTCCTACTTGGACGTGATTTCGAATACCAACCCATTGGTCGTAATCAGACCGCCGAGGAAGCCGTTGAGGTGGATAGGGTGATCGTGGACTTCCTCAATGATCATCAGGTTTTATACCATCGAGTAACCAACGACCCAGAGGTTGATAGGATCACTCAGATCCTCAACATTGCTGGTGTAAATACACCAGTTAAGTAAGAGGTTAATATGGGCAAGATCCGTCACATTATTCCATTTGGCTTTTGGCCCAGCAATTGGGGGTTAGCTGGTAAGCGCCGAGAGACAGCTATTGCTGAATACTACTGGGAAGGTGAGGATCTAGATTACCGTCTCCTTAGCATTCAGTATGATGACGAGGAATCCAAGGAATACCGCACGGCAAAGCTCAAACTAGATTATCGTTATCACAAGATTGGCGAGTTCGATTATGGTTTGGGTCTTCTTGAAAATGATGAGAAGCTCACCGAGGTTGCTCGAGAGCGTGAGATTGCCAAGTATCTGAATAAGTTCGGCAAGATCTCGGCGGAGGAATTGGAATACAAGCTCTTTGATCTATCCTACGAGGTCAAGGATACTGAGGCGTATTTCAAGGATAAGCTCAAGCTAGATGTGCGCTTTGGTAAGAAGACTGAGCAGGAAGCAGAGCAGGAACTTCTGGACCTCAGACATCAGGATAAGAACTCACTTGATTACAAGCAGGAACAGTTGGCGCTGGATCACAAGTGGGGGAAGATATCTCAGAATGAATTCGAGAAGCAGACCGCCACTTTGAACCGAGAACCATGGTTCAATTTCATTGGTGCGGATAAGAAGATCACTGGTGACTCAGTTCAGGCGGCTGTCGAATTAGACTGGAATGACTACTTTGTGGAATTCCTAGAGAGCAAAGGTTGGACTGGTTCAACCCCTGATGAGATAGTCGACAAGTGGTTCGAAGACATGATGAAGCAGATGCTCAATGTGTATGAGGATGATCTGATTGATGATGGCTCGGATAACCCCATGCCTATGGCCGGTCACAATCGAACCAAGCGAGATGACGGTCTAACTGAATACTCCTAAGAATAATGACGCTGTGAACTCCTGGGTGTTACCTTGTGTGACATTCAGGAGTTTCTATGACTGCCACCTACGCAATCGTCGACGTCAGCAATTTGTTTCACCGTTGTAAGCACGTGACTCAGGGGGATGCGGCCACCAAGGCTGGTATGGCCCTCCATATCTGTTTCAACAGCCTTCGCCAGATCTGGCGTAAGTTTCATGCCACCCATATCGTGGTTGCGGTGGATGGTGGCTCATGGCGCCGAGATGTCTACCCCGAATACAAGGCCCATCGACGAGTATCTGATGCTCTTAAGACCAAGGCTGAGCGTGAAGAGGATGCGTTGTATTTTGATGCGATGAAGCTCTTCTTGGAGTTCCTTCGCAAGCGCACCAATGTCACAATCCTGGAAGCTAAGGGTTGTGAAGCCGATGACTTCATTGCTCGTTGGATTGATCTCCATCCGGAGGATCAGCATGTGATCTTCAGTGGTGATTCTGATTTCTATCAGTTGCTCGCTGATAATGTGAAGATCTATGATGGTGTGAAGCAGGAGACCATCACCCTCAACGAGGTGTTGGATGAAAATGACAAACCAGCGACCAAGGAGAAGACGGTCACTGAGAAAGTCATTGGTAAAACGGGTAAGGTCAGAGAGGTCAAGAAGAAGATCACTGAGGCCAAGCTACCACCCGATCCACAGTATGAGCTCTTTAAGAAGATCATTCGTGGTGATGCCTCGGATAATATCATGTCAGCAAAGCCTGGCGCTAGGGAGAATGGGTCAGCCAAGAAGCCTGGCATCAAGGAAGCCTTTGATGATCGTTTGGGTCGAGGGTTTGACTGGACCATGTTCATGCAGGATGAATGGGAAGATCATGAGGGTAATATGATCAAGGTTCAGGATGCCTACAAGAGGAACCAGCATCTTATTGATCTACGTGATCAACCACAGGAGATCAAAGATCTGATGGATGCTACCATTCTAGAGGCGGTTCAGCAGCCAAGGAAGGCCCAGGTTGGTATATATCTTCTACGATTCTGTGAGGAGATGGCCCTCATCAATATCGCTCGCCACCCTAATGATTATGCTGTATTTCTACAGGCGCCATACAGCCAAGGATAGGTTAGCTGACTAACCGACAAAGATATTGACTCACAAGGTAGCTCAAGCAATATAACACGTGAGCGTGGGGAAAGTTACAAATGCCGATCGAGAGAGAATTCAAATACGTCCTGCGTTCACCGGAGAAGCTCTATAGGGCCCTCAATAGGGAACCTGGAGTCAAGGGTATTGCTGAGATTAATCAGGGATATCTCAGTCGTGGCGGCCGTATCCGTAGCCGCAGATGGTGGCTGAAGAATGGTGAGGTATTCTACAACTCACCAGCAGTCGCCAAGATTGAATATATCTTCACCTACAAACATGATCTATTGGATCAGCCTGGATGTCTGGAGATTGAAACTCCGATAAGCCAGGATGATTTTGAACTGGCGTGGCGAGACGCTGACCATAAGATCACAAAGACACGATTCCTCCTAGAATGCCAACACAATGCTGGTGTTTGGGAAGTCGACTTCTTCAAAGACAAGAATGGCATCTATTTGGCACTTGCGGAATTTGAGGTTCCTGCTGACGCTGGTCCTCCTGATCGACTCCATCCACTGGTCCAAAAATACCTTGCTTATTCGGTTCCGGAGGGTGATGGTCGATTTAAGAACCGCAAACTTTGTGAGCGTGATCTCACAGAGAAATTGCTCAAGGAGATCGCCTAACAATGACTAAACCACGCCTCAACATGCGTCGTTATCACAACAAGATCCATTTCCCCGAAAATACGGCTCTAATGTGCTTGGAATTCTTCGGTCAGATTCAGGATGTAGATCTGACCTATCATGCCGCAGAGCAACTCATGGAAGATAAGCGTTGTATCATCGCCCTTCCTACTAGGGATGAGCTACTTCATAGCACCAATACCCTTGTTGAGTTCTACGAGCTTTGTAATGATTTTGGTGAACCAATGGGGCGGATTCAGAAGATGCTGATCCGGGTTCACAACCTGCATGAAGACTATGACTTCTCCTATGTGCTAGCTCGTGAAGGGTACATCGTGAGTGCCTGGGCCAATGATAAGAATGATGATCATCGCCTAGATAGCCGAGCCTCACGTGACTACTACAAGCCTCCAGTAATGGAAGAAGCAGAGTGAGTGATCTTCCACTTCGTGTGGCTCTCCAGCAAACCTTACAAGGCCTAGCTGATCAAATTCCAGACTATGATCCTGAATATGACGCTGGCTTTGTGGGAGATGATACTCGTTATGAGCATCTTCATTGGATGATTGATCAGTGTTTGGTTCATTTGATGGAATGGCCCACTGATAAGATCAGTCGCTGGGTTGGCTTTATTCAGGGGGTCCAAGTGGCTCGTGGAGACATGGATAGTGATAAGGAACGGGATCGCACCCGACCACTCTTCCATAAGGCTTATGAGGCCATGGGTTTGAAAAAGCCCGAGACGATCAACCGTCTCGATGGCCATCAGACCATCGACGATCTGACCCAAGAAGACTGACTTTATTGAACTCTAGTTGTCCACTCTGCTACTAATAGAGTAACAACCCGGAGTTTCCATATGAGTAAAATGCTCCAACTAACGAGTAATAGTTGGTTGATTCGTGCCACATCTGGTACATCAGGAATCTTGTTCAAAACCAACCCTGGCTATCTCTTCATGAGCCCAAGCAGCCGTATAGAGTTCGAGGATCTGGATGCGGTTAAGAAGAAGTTTGGCAAGCTAGAACTTGAGCAGCGACAGGATGAAGACGAGGTAAGCCAGATTCACGGTTATCCAGTGAAGCATGAGCATATCGTTATACAATCCGAAGATCCACCCCTTTACACTACGGGTGGCAAGGTTACCTTCGCTGCTGGTTATTGGGGTCTCAAGTTCCCCAACGGTTGGGCAACAGCCTTCTGCCCTAAGCAGAAGACCACGCAGGAATACGAGTCATGTGGCCCCTTCCGTAGCAAGCTAGAATTGAACAATCACATCAGTTCACTAGTTACTCAGGAAAACCTCAAAGCGAGCACTGGTCAGTGAGTCAAGTAAAGCGTTTCATAGATAGGGTCCGCCAGCAATCCAGGGCTCAATCAAAGCAGTTTGTTATGACAATGGATGAAGCCCAGGATCTAGCTAATGACCTGGCTTTGCTCCTATTGAGGGAGAACGACCTCCTCAAAGAGATCAGTGAACTCAAGAGTGCTAATCAGGTGACTGAGGTCGTAATTAGTGGAGGTGGCTTCAAGTGAAAATCGATTTCTGCTCTGATCTACATGTAGATGCTTGGCTCCATGAAACCAAACTCCATAACCCTGAGGAGCGGATGTGGCTAGGTGAACCCTATAAGTCTACCTTCGTTCACATTGATTGGGAATTCTACAAGAACCCTGATAGTAGGATTCTGGTGATCGCTGGTGATACATCGAATACCATGACCACAACCGCGGCCGTTCTTGAGGTCGCTGCTCAATCCTATGAATATGTGGTAGTCATTGATGGGAATCATGAGCATTATGATAGCGGGGTAAGTGTCGAGAAGGGGAAGGATCTCCTTAGGCAATTGACATCACATCTACCTAATGTGTGGCACCTTGATGGTGAGACTGGTCTGGTAGTTGATGATGTGGCCTTCTTTGGTGTTACTGGCTGGTATGATTGGAAGTGCTTTGAAGACCGAAGCATAAGCGAGATCATAGCCCGTGTGACTTGGAAGCAATACAGCAATGATTCTCGCTATCCAAAGTTCGATTGTGGATCACCAGAATTCCTAGCTATGGTCCAAGCAGTCAACCTGGCTGAGCAAGTCAGACAGGCCAATGAAGATGATGCTATTGCCCACATAGTCCTGACCACCCATATGAGCCCCAGAGGTGATATCATGGAATGGCGGGATAATGACGCAATTTGGAACGCACTCACCCCTAGCTATGTGAATAGCGGTTTGAAGTCGGTTCTAGATCAGAACTCAAATGGTAAGATCAGCCACTGGATTTATGGCCATACCCACAAGCGTCAGATGGTTCAAAAGGATGGGATCATCTATGCCAACAATGCTCGTGGCTATCCGAGAGAGAATCCACCCTTTACCTTGACCCAAATTGAGGTTGGCGCTAAGTAGAGTATATGAACTACCAGGGATTCAACCCTCCGTTCATACCCTGACCCCGGCGAATAAGCGCTGGGGCCTTGGTATGTGGAGGATAACATGCGAAACAGGTCTTGGCGCCGCGCTCAGAGGGAGCGCGTTATCGCCCGCACTCGTCGTTGGATGAAGGATAACGGCTGGTTCACTGAGCCCTTTACACGCTGGTCAGATTCAGAGTGTGAAGAAGTGGTTCGTAAGAACGCCATTACTCCTCATCCTTGCTCAGGCCATTGTTGCGGCAATCCGCGTAAATGGTTTGGCCAAGCTACTAGACAGGAAGTTATCGCTGATCTCAAACAGCGTGATGACTACTAGGTCTTCTCACCAAGTCGATAACCATAGAGCTTGAGGAAGTCATACTCCTTACGGAGGGCTTCCTCAACACTTGGTGTAACTAGCCAGCTGATATCCTCGTTCAAGCTCGCCAACTCTCGGGCTGTTGAGCTGCTGACATGTAGGTACTTCTCCTGGCAGATGAAGTGCGTGAAGATCACGTTACTGTCAATGTGCCCAGCCGCACCCGCGAGAGTGAACTCATCATTGAAATCACCAGCCTGACGCAAGCCACGCACGATATGAGTGGCGCCGATCTGGTGAGCATACTTGATGATACTGATACCATGATAATGGCCAACAAGTAGACGACCATGTGATACCGCCTGGGCCAGGATAGGGTTCTCCCATTCCTCAATAGCCTGCTTGATGAGGAATAACCGGCTATCGATGGTGAAGAACCCCTTCTTCGCAGCATTCTGTCCGATAGCCACGTGGGTTGTTTCGAAGGTCTGAACCGCCTTACTCAGAATATCCAGATGGCCACGAGTGAGTGGATCAAAGGATCCAGCATATAGGCCGATTGTGCTCATCTGTAGAACCCCTTCAAATACTCAATGATATTCCGCATCTTCATTTGAGCCGATTCAATCACGCCATCATTGTGGATGATAAAATGGCTTTTGACTAGACGATCAGCCTCACTGATCTGGCGATCCATGAGGAGTTCCATCTTCTCACGAGTCATACCAGGTCTCCCCATGACTCGCTCTTCACGAATCTCTCTTGGGCACTGGATAGCAATCACGAAATCACAATGCTTGTTCCAGCCCATCTCAAACAGGGTTGGAGCATCAATGACCAGGAAAGGATCATAGGGCCGCATTAGCCTACCCTTGAGATCAAACTCCAAATTGATCATCATCTCCTCCTCTACTCGTGGAAGGAGATTGGGGAACTTCACAATGTGTTGAGCGACCATCTGTCGGGTCACTGGTGCTTCTAATCCGATTTGTGATCCGATGTGATCAGCGATCTGGCTATTCTCATATAATGAGTGGACCGCAGCATCGACATCATATACTGGAATACCAAGATCATTGATAACCTGAACCAGGGTGCTCTTACCAGCACCCATACCGCCTGTCAGACCAATGATACGTTTATGCTCATTCATAGGCCTGGCCTAACACAGGTCATCAGCCTGTCAAGTTTGCTAAATATCTGCGTGTTTAACGGAGGTTGGTTATGTCGCGTCCCAAGCCCAAAGTCATCTTGGATTACACTGATCCTAAGACATACAAGGCAGAGCAGATCCTAGAGGCTGAGGCTATCTATGCTGTTTTCTATGATGGCAAGCCAATCAATCTCCGATCGATCAACAGCCTCCTCAATTATCCGGCTGCCAAATACAAGAAGGTCAGCTTCAGTAACCCTGGCCATGCCTTCAATCTAGCCGAGAAGCTCAACAAGCTGTTCAAGACTGATAAATTCAAGGTCTATGAACTGACTGGGGGCAAGCCGATTACAGAGTGAGCATTCACCAATCACTTGTGAACGCTATACGTCAGGCACATACGGCTAAACCTGCGCCTGCCTCTACCAACATTACTACGATGACTGATCATGAGCTCATTCGTATGATGTTTACGAATCTCAGAACTGGTGATGGCACCTATAGGGGATTACAATTGAGTCAGGGTGGGCTGGCTATTATGGAATCTTTCTTTCGTTCCTACCCTGTTGTGTTCCCTGATCAGCAGACCTTCTCATCTCGTCATATCCTGTATTTGGATAGAATGTGTTCCATGCCTTGGAGCGCATCAGCCTTTCTTCCGATCACCATAACCTTCTTCGAACCTGACCTGGCCATGCGCGCCAAATTAGTCGGCGATCTCGACGTGCTTCTCACAGCATTCACCAATTAACCAGAAAAACTTGCCCTTTGGGCCGTTTCTTTTATTGCGAACTCCAGGAGGGCACGCTATCCAACCCTTAGCGCGGGGGCCACCTAAACGGAGGCCACAGCGTAGCAAATCAGGAAAGCATCTGGCTTCCACAAAGTTGGTTGACAGGCACTCAACTGGTGTTACGTTGGCTAAGGTTTAGGTTAAACCGTTAGGCCATTTAGAAGGAGCAAATATGTCAAAGGCGAAGGGTAACAATCGTATCGACACTCTGACGGTGAAGCCGTCGGATGCGGCGATCGCGATCAAGCATATGATTGGCGTGAACCTCGAGAACGCTAAGCGCGGCAAGAAGCGGCGCGGTCTGTTTATTTGGGGTGCTCCTGGCATCGCCAAGTCGAGCGTGGTCGAGCAGGTGTGTGACGAGCTGAACTTCAAGCTCATCGATATCCGACTCACCCAGATGGAGCCGACCGACCTTCGTGGTATTCCGGTTCCCTTCCAGTCCAAGGACGGCGACAACAAGGCTTACGTTCAGTGGGCGGTTCCCGATCTGCTGCCGAAGCGCGATGCTGGCGAGCGTATCTGTAACCTGAAGGACGAGTTGAGCGGCCATACTTACGATGGTGCGGTCATCCTGCTCGACGAGCTGCCCAACGCGGCTCCTTCGGTTCAGGCCGGTTCCTACCAGCTGGTGCTCGACGGTGCGCTGGGCGAATACATCGTGCCTGACAACGTGGTGGTTATCGCTGCTGGTAACCGCGAGACGGACAAGGGCGCTACGTTCAAGATGCCCACGCCGCTCCAGAATCGTTTCACGCATATCGAGATGCGCGTCGACTTCGAGGACTTCCAGACTTACGCTCTGGGCTCCTCGTTCCACTCGGCTGTGGTCGGCTACCTCTCGGCGTTCAAGCACGAACTGTTCCAGTTCGAGGCGACCAGCGCTTCGCGTGGCTTCCCCACTCCGCGTTCCTGGGAAAGCGTCAGCGATATCCTGCGCGGCGATCCCAACATTCCGGAAATGGTCCAGATGGCCCTGATCGCTGGTGCGGTCGGCGACGGCATTGCGGTCAAGTTCCTGGAATACCGCAAGAACGCGGCGAACCTGCCGGCGGCGAGCGATGTGCTCGAGGGTAAGGTCACTGAGCTGAAGAAGGGTGCGGATATCAGCCTCATGTATGCGCTGACGACCTCGCTCTGCTACGAGCTGAAGGACCGCTTCGATGCCCAGAATCAGAAGGGCGCCAAGCCCGAAGACAAGAAGAAGTTCAACACCAACGTGGACAACTTCCTGGGCTTCATGATGAAGAACTTCCAGTCGGAAATGGTCATCATGGGCTCGCGCACGGCGCTGGCGATCTTCCGGATCACCTTCGACCCGAACGGCATGAAGAATTGGGACGAGTTCTCGGACAAGTATCAGGACCTGATTCTCCAGGCTTGATCCCAGGCTCCCGTGGCCTAACGGGGAAGGGGCGGTGCGGTAACGTGCCGCCCCTTCAATATCGAGGAGTTACTGATGATCGATCGACAGGTGGGTGATGTCCTCTACCGCTGTAAGGTTAGGCCCTATGACCATCAGGGCCAGGAAGCCTATTCAATGGTGGCGTATGAGCAGGATCCTCGATGGGGCCGTATCATGCGCGATTTGCGAGAGGATGAAGTCAAGGGTGAATTGGTTCACTATTTTGATGGTTATGGTGAACCTCTAAACCTCAAGCAATCCGATGGCTCCTCTATCCCCGTAACGCCTATCAAGGTGCGCCTTATGTATGAACCCTATGAGGGCGAACCAAAACTCATCAAGTAGCCATAGCTGTCACCTAATATCTTGACAGTTGGCATGGCTCAGCTATACTGAGCAGACAAGCAATAAGGAAGGATCTCATGGCAGCGAATATGTCCGATCCGGTAGTTCAGGCGATTGTGGCGGCGCGTGTTTCGCTCCTCTTCAACCAGCCGTTCTTCGGTAACCTCGCAACCCGAATGGAGCTCGTCGACGCCACTAAGTGGTGTAAGACCGCAGCTACCGATGGTCGCAAGCTCTATTACAATCGCGAGTTCATCAAGTCGCTAACGCCGGATGAGCTCCTGTTCCTTATCGGTCATGAAGTGCTCCATTGCGTTTATGACCACTTGGGTCGTAAGGGCTCACGTGAGCACAAGCTCTGGAACATGGCCAACGACTATATCGTCAACTACACCCTGCTCAAGGAAAAGCTGGGCGACATGCCCAAGGGCGGCCTCTACGATGATCGCTATACTGACGAGATGACCTCGGAAGAGGTCTACCGTCTGCTGGAGCAGAACCAGACCAAGTTCCAGATGACCCTGGATGAGCACCTCGAAATGGATGGCTCGGACGGTGATGACGACGGCGACGGCAATGGTGGCGGTAACCAGGTCACTGTTACGGTTCAGGGCGGCCCCGATGGTCCCCCGAAGCTGACCGAAGAGGACAAGCAAAAGATCCGCAATGAGATCAAGGCGGCTGTCATCAACGCGGCGCAGGCGGTGGGTGCTGGTAAGGTCCCCGCTGGTGTGAAGCGCCTCATTGATGCTTTCACCAATCCGGTCATGGACTGGCGCACCCTGCTGGAAATGCATATCCAGTCGAGCATCAAGGATGACTATACGTTCGCGCGCCCGAGCAAGCGTTCGTGGGGCTTCGGTGGTGGTGCCTCGGTTATCCTTCCGGGCCAGAACTTCAAGGACACTGTCGACGTGGCGGTGTGTATCGATACCTCGGGTTCGATGACGGACGAGATGCTCAGGGACTTCCTCTCGGAGACCAAGGGTATCATGGAGACCTTCGACGAGTTCAAGCTCACGCTTTGGACCTTCGATACGCAGGTCTACAATCCTGCGGTGTTTACGCCCAATAACATTGACGAGATCCTGAATTACGAGCCTGCTGGTGGTGGCGGCACGATGTTTGAGTGTAATTGGGAGTTCATGCGCGATCCTGCCGGTGCTGGTTTCGGTGATGTCGAGGGTATCGGTGATTCCATCGAACCCAAGAAGTTCGTGATGTTTACGGATGGTTATCCGTGCGGCACGTGGGGCGAAGAGGACTATTGCGATACCCTCTTCGTGGTTCACGGCAATACTAACATCGTTGCTCCGTTCGGTATGACTGCGTATTATGTTAAGGAGGATGAGCGAAAGGCCGCTTAACGCGACCCTCTAAAATCCTGTTCCCATATAGTAACTACATTGAAGCCCTGCTCCCTGAGCAGGGCTTCTCTGCTGACAGTGGCCTCATATAGTTCACTCATGGTGCGATGGGCCTGTTGGTTGACCATACTACTAGGATAGCAGCGTGGATTACCGTGCCAGTAGTCACCCCAGAACTCATAGACCGTATTGGTATCCGGGTCCAAGGCATCAACCTTAATCCGCCTCTCACCTAACTGAATCCACTGCTCTCGTTGATTCTCAGGAATAGCTAGGCCATCCAACCACTTGTCAGCGATGCGACTCCGTTGGTATTGAATTTCGAGTGCGGCAGGGCATGGTACGCCATAGCGTTCCATGTTGGTATCAGTTCTTTTTGATACAATCGATTGATCAAACATGGGATTGTCCACTCCATGCTTCTTCCGAAAGGCTTCATTTGCTTTCTCGAGGATATCAGGATTGCTGAAGCCCAGACCCCGGTCCTTATCAATCATACGATCACTAGCAGCCTGACGCATACCTTGGGAGACTTCAGAAAACTCTTCACGTTCGTGGATTACCGCAAAGACATTAGTAGCACCATATTTCTCTAGATTCGTCTGATAACGACGTTCTTTGACCGCAGGACAGCTTAGGTGGCTCTTCGCGCAGGTCCATTTCCCCTTGGGTAGCTTTCTGGATGGTGAGCGGAAATGAATAGCGGTTTGGCCACAGCCATATTGACAGAGAATCATAGATTGCTCCAATAAGTAGATAGTGGGACAGCCTGGTTGCTCCAAGCTGGGTTGTTTGAGGGGTCGGATCCTCGAACTTACCACACCTATTTATTGGCCTTGACATCTTCCTGCTAATCATAAAAGATACTGAAGATGGGAGGACCAGATATGAAATTATTCATTGGTGCGATTGCTTTGTTAGTATCAGGAACAGCCTTAGCCCAAACTGATGAACTTACTGCTGATCGCCTTCAGGCATTACATGAGAAAGCCACAGCTTGTAGCCAGACTGAGGCTATTAAAATGGCTAATGCTACCTCTGAGAACGGGGAAACAATCACAAAGGTAGCATTGGGTCGGTGTAATGAGGAATGGGGATCAATCTTTCAGGCTTTTGAAGCGAAAGGTCTGAAATCAGGGCTTTCGAAAGAGCAAGCTGATAATATAGCATTAGAGTGGACTAACAAAATGAAGGCTATAAGCGAAGCATCTATCTTAGATGCTGTAATGACAGCTCGAACCAAATGAAGACGAGCGGAAGGCCGCGTAAGTTGGTGGGGAGGGGTGGATCCACCCCTCCCCAATAGATCGAGAAATCCATGTATCGTTTCACGGCGACTAGGATCTGCCAGCCCAACGACATTGACGCCACCGTTCGAGATTTGGTTCAAAAGAACCAACCTAGGCCGGATGATGCGAAGTTCAAGCCTCCAGTCAATTTGATCAATGTCGCCTTAGCCACCATATCGTCTGGATCACTGGCTGGGACTGTCATTGTCACCTGTATCCTTGGAGATCAATGATACACAAGCCAACCCTCATCAAGGTGCTCAAGATCCTCAAGGAATTCTCACCTGAGGACCCTACTACGACGCAAAGGCTTATAGAGCATGTCGTAGCTAATGCCACGAAGCGTGATGAGTCACTAGACCCTCAGAAGCTGTTGGCCGGAGCAGGTATCCTCTAACATTTGATCAACCAACGCCGTTATCTCGGCGCTATGGTTCAATATAGACTCTGGTTAGCTGGCCTTTGTAGACTGGCCATATGACTTATCCAGAGAGCCTAGTCTTTACCGATTTTGAGATCCCCAGAGACCAACTATTTCGCCATCTTCCGCAAGGTCCAATGAATCCAACTTGGACCAGGGTATTGTTCAGTATTCCTAATGGGTGGGATGCGAGCCAGGCGGTTAAGGATTGGATGATCAGCAATACACCTGGCCAATGGCAGGCGTATGTCTACCAAAACCCTAAGGGTAAAGCTGATGATCATATCATGGTGGTGAGATTCCAGGATAAGAATGACGCTCTAATGTTCAAGCTACGTGGAGGTCATCAGGCTTGGGAAGGTGCCTAAGAATATTGATGATAGGTCAGCCTTAGTTGTAAGCCAATTGAGCAACTAAGGAGAATTACTACATGGCACTGGTTCCAATGGTCGTTGAGCAGACTGCTCGTGGTGAACGCAGCTACGACATCTACTCTCGGCTTCTCAAGGAGCGGATCGTCTTCCTCAATGGCGAGGTTGAAGATCATATGGCTCAATTGGTTTGCGCTCAGTTGTTGTTCCTTGAGGCTGAGGATCCTGAGAAGGATATCTACCTCTACATCAACTCACCAGGCGGTGCGGTCACCGCTGGTCTGGCGATCTATGATACGATTCAGTTCATCAAGCCAGACGTCGCCACGTTAGTAATGGGTCAGGCGTGCTCAATGGGTAGCTTCTTGGCTCAGGCTGGTGCCAAGGGTAAGCGTTTCGTTCTGCCACGCTCACGCACGATGATCCATCGGGTAAGCTCAGGAACTCCTGGAACTCGTGGATCAGTTCACGTTCAGGAACTCCAGTTTGAGGATGCCAAGCGGTCCTATGAGGAGAGCATTCGAGTAAATGAGATTCTGACCAGTCTGTATGCCGAGAATAACACCGCTGGTAAGACCTACGAAGAGCTCTTTGAGGCTATGAAGTTTGATACCTTCCTTTCGGCACAGGAAGCTGTTGATTATGGATTGGCTGACCGTGTGATTGCTTCGCGCGCTGACGTTTAAGCCAAGTTGATAAATGGAGTGGGGGACCTGGCCCCACTCCATTGCTTCAGATCGATCCTATCTGGAGCCAACTTGTGACTTACCAGTTTCCCCATATTACTCATCTGAACCAGGTCCTCAATGCGATCGAGGGTCGTGAAGAGTTTGTGATCCGTGTCAATGACGACCATGATTACACTGTAGTCAATTACGCGGTAAACTTCGAAGATACCTTTCCACCCGTAACTGACGAGCGAACGGCGATCCTCAGAGAATGTCGAGGTATCACGTTCCGCACTTCAACGGGGGAGATCCTATCACGCAAGTATCACAAATTCTTCAACTTAGGTGAACGGCCTGAAACCCTGCCAGCCAATATCGACTGGTCAGTGCCTTATCGTAAGTTCGAGAAACTCGATGGTTCGATGATCACACCGCTCCTGATCAATAGCGAGATCCGCTGGTGTACCAAGATGGGCCTCACTGATGTAGCAAGGCCTGTTGATGAATTCACCAGGGATAAGATCCACTATCACGAGTTCGCGAAATATTGGATAGGTCAGAACCACACTCCTATCTTTGAATGGTGCTCACGTCAGCAGCGGATTGTCATTGATTACCCCATAGATACTCTGGTCCTGACTGCTATTCGTGCGAATGTTTCTGGATCCTATATGCTCTATGACGAGATGCGTGAGGAAGCTCAGACCTATGGTATTCCACTAGTCAAGGCTGGCCCTGAGATCACAGGATTTGATGAAGAAGCCGTTGAGGAGATCCGTGCCCTTGAAGGTCGCGAAGGCGATGTATGGCGGAATAGTGACGGCCATATGCTCAAACTTAAGGGCGAGCACTACTGTCTGATTCACAAGACTCTGGAACACCTCAACTATGAGAAGGATGTCATCCGCCTCATTCTCGATGAGAAGCTCGATGATGCGAAGCCCTTCCTGCCTGCCGATCTAGTGAGTAAGTCTGACGATTTTGCCAAGGCTATTTTCACTGGGTTGAAGAAGCGAGCATCTGATCTCTACTGGGAGGTTCAGGCTGATTTTGATAACCTCAACGGTAGCAAGAAGCAGTTCGCTGAAAAGGTAAAGACTCGTCCAGATGCTCGTTTTCTCTTCTGGGCCTGGGATCACCTTGAGGATGGCGAGAATGGCGTTTATGAGATGTTGGTTCAAGCGGTTAGGGACAATCTAGGATCTCAGACTAAGGTGAATAACTTCCGTTGGGTCTGGGACGGAGCAGATTGGTCGGATTATCGTAAGACATCTGCGGAGGAGTGACACTTGCCTCGGGTCGTGTTAAGATGGCACGACCCATAAATACGGGGTGAACATTCTGCGATCAACCAACCAACAGACGGTGCTGGCCAAGGGCTTCCCCATCGTGCTTGAGGTTACACACCTTAAGCAGACAGACGTTGATATGCTCTACAGCCTGATCGAGATCTGGTTGCGTAAGAACTGCCGAAGCTCTTGGAATCTAGAGGAAATCCAGGTCACCAAAGAGCGACCTCACACTTACATCAGGTTGGTGTTTCAGGATCCTAGAGAAGCTGTTTATTACAAGCTCAGCCCATCCTTCTTACATCACAAGCCTGCCTTACCATTATTCATGCGTTCCTATGCTTTGACTTAATAGTGCTCTCAAGGCTTGACACTATCCGAGAACCTGCTAGTTGGTTTACTGGCTATGGAGCAGAATTGCTTATTGGCACAGATCGGAAAGGGTGTAGTGACCCCCTAAAAGGCTCGGAGCAGAGCCACCGGCGTAATTGTTTACCTTTTCTGAATGAGTCCCCCTGGGAGATCGAACGTGTCAAAGTTTCGCATTGTGATGGATATGGATTTTACTAACCTGGTGGCTGAACCACTTGGTAGTGAACCATCGGACCTGGAAGTGGTTCGAGATTCCTTCCAAAGCATGGTTCTAAAGTCAGCAAGAGCTGATGCTGCCCGAGAACTTCACCGGGTGCGACGAGATCAGGAGATTGATCTCGATGTCAAATCAATCCGCATGGCGGAGCAGATTCGCAAAATTATGGCTACTTTGATGGCCGAGGCAAATATCAAGGTCGAATCGATCGCCGAGGATACGCCGATTCAGACTAGACTGCCCTTCGAAGAGCAGTATGATCAGGCATCAATCGCCGCCTAATTAGTTGACGATTCGGGTTATCCTGTCCATACGGATGGGATGACCCAAGTCACCTGGATTCTCGATGACAGCAGACTTCTAGAACGCCTGTCGACCTATGGCCCTGGCATGGTAGCCACCCTAGGTGATCTTGGAATACCTTATCATCTTTGTGAACGGTTTGAGAATGGCACATTCTCAAACGTGGAAGTGGCTCCTGAGTCTGCCGTAGTTGTCTACGGATCGCATGAATTCATCCGCGCCATAAACCCAAAGGGTCAGTTTCAACCCGGTGCTCTCGGTCTGAACGAGAAGACACGCGCTTCAGCCTATATGAGCAATCTGCCTCTTGAGTGGTTCCTCAATCGGGATGGCATTTTCATGACTTGGGCGATGTTTAAGCGCCGTGCCAAGGAACTCTTCTACATCTATGACTGTGACACCCTGTTTATCCGTCCTGATAGCGGGTTCAAGGTCTTCGCAGGTCAAACCGTGAAGTTTGGCACTCTAACTGATGACCTAAACAGTCTGGATCAACTCAGCGGGGTTATGGATGAGACTATGATCCTAGTGAATACCACCCAGAACCTGTTGGGTGAATTCCGTTTTGTGATCGCAGACCGTAAGGTTGTCACTGGTTCTGAATACCGTTGGGATAACAAACTCGATATTCGTCGGGATTGGCCAGCTGAATGTGAAGCTCTTGCCCGTAAGGTTGCCGAGCATGAATGGCAGGTTGATATTGCCTACACCTGTGATGTAGCACTTCTGGAGGATGGGCCTAAGCTAGTTGAGCTGAATAGCTTCTCCTGTGCGGGCCTTTATGCTTGCGATTTATCCAAAGTAGTCCAGAGTGTAAGTCAGGCAGCCATTAGGGAGTTCCTAGGAGATGATGTGGATCTATCGGAAGATCGATAATGATTCAACTCAAATCACCTTTCTGAAATGGCGAGACATTCACCATCTATTCCGTAAATACGCGGCCAGTTTCGTAATTCCTGAAGCTCACGCGGTTTGGTTGCCCAATCCTTGTAAGCGCACTATCGATTGTGTGGTGGGTTCGGCCAATGGAGTGTCTCTGCGAGCATGGTTCAAAGACCATGGCCGAGGCCGCTTCAAAGTTGAATTCACAAAGCCACCAGGTGACGACTGCCTAGTTTTCACCGCTGACATGACAGTTCAATTCAGCGATAAGAAGACAGCTATGTTGGCCAAATTGACTTGGGGTGGCCGATGATCTTTCGGCAGAGAACCAGTAGGTCAGGTGGAGGAGACAATCCCCTCAACCATGGCGTCTACTATCACTACTACAGAGCTGGTTCCTTCTGGGATAGATTCAAACCTTATAGGGCCGAAGTCATTCTTCGCAATCTAACCTATGAATCAATCGGAGCATGGCAGGATACCAAGGGTAGGAGGATAGTCCTAGCCAACAATCCATGGCGACACAAAGGCCAGCATGTTTGGTCCTGGTTGGAGGAGATGGTCCAAACCGGTAAGGTCAAGATGACTGTAGGTCATGAGTTTTCTGTTGAGGGCCGTCTGATAGAAGCCAAAAGAGGTCAGCTTCCAGATGAGGAGAAGCCATGGATCCGAGTAAGGTTCTCTGATAAAGGCATGGCTGCTCTTTTCAAACTAACCTTTGGTGGCCGCTGATGTGGAAATATCGCATCAAGACCTCTGATACCGGATGGCACCAATCGCAAACCTTCAGAGCCCGGTTTCTCGAGCATTGGTGGGATCGTTTCAAACTTTGTCGTCACCAGTTCGTCTATGATTTGACTATTCCGGTTCCAATGTCTGCCAATGGCGAGGTATTATTCTCGTACCTTGAGATGGATGGCCATCGACCTTGGCAGTGGCTCTGGGACCATCCACGTGGCCGCATCGCACTGGTCATTGATGTTGTTGAGCATACCACCTCCGCCTCAATAAGGAGAGCGGCTGGCATCGATCCACCAAGTCGAGTAATGATAACGGTGGCATTCTCAGATAAGAAGTTAGCTTTGCTCTGGAAGTTGACTTGGGGTGGGAAAATGGTTGACGGAAGGAAGATGTCGCTTAGGCTGGCGATATGATTCAACTTCATAATAGCCAGACCAGAAACCTAGAGACATTCACACCAGGTGACCCCAAGAATGTCACCATGTATGTCTGTGGTCCGACTGTCTATGGGCCAGCGCACATTGGTAACGCTCGACCCGCCCTGGTGTTTGATCAACTCTTCCGATTGCTACGACATGTCTACGGTGAAACGCATGTCAGATACGCCAGGAATGTCACAGATATCGACGATAAGATCATCCAGGCCGCGAATCAGCAAGGCGTAGAAATCAGTGAGATCACCGAACCAGCACTTCAGACCTATCATGCTGATCTAGAAGCTCTGAACTGCCTTCCGCCTACTGTTGAGCCCAAGGCTACTGAATCTATTCAGGCCATACTGACACTCATCAAACGTCTTCAGGTCAATCACCATGCTTACGTTCGCCAAGGCGAGGTCTTCTTCCACGTTCCTAGCAATCCTCATCCAGGTCTGGCGAATCATACGGATCTAGATTCAGGCGGGCGAGTAGCCATCGATCCAAAGAAGAAAGACCCCAGGGACTTCGTGCTTTGGAAGCCATCCAAACCAGGTGAGCCTTGGTGGAATAGTCCTTGGGGTAAAGGCCGCCCTGGTTGGCATATTGAATGCTCGGCTATGATTGCCAAGGAGTTTCAGGAGCAGACCATCGACATTCATGGTGGTGGCCAGGATCTTCGCTTCCCCCATCATGAGGCGGAATGTGCGCAGACCCATTGTGCTATGGATAAACCATTGGCTCGTTACTGGCTCCACAATGGTCTCCTGACTGTTGATGGAGAGAAGATGAGCAAGAGTCGTGGTAATGTGATCCAGCTCTCTGAACTCTTCGAGAACTATCCAGCTGAGTCAGTGAGATACCTCTTTCTGCGAACGCACTATCGTAGCCCGATGGATTTCACCTGGGAGAAGTTGGAGCAATCACATAGGGCTCTATCTGGGCTCTATGATACCCTCTACGCGGCAGATGAGTTCAACTACCCCGAAGCTGTAAAACCTGATGATGCGTTCATGGAGGCCCTTTACGGGGATCTAAACACGCCTCTAGCCCTGAGCCGACTTCACAGCATCGCAGATAGCCTACATGATGGGCCCAATAGGGCTTTGGCTAAGGCTCAATTGATCACATGTGGCAAAATGCTAGGTCTCTTCTCGCATACACCTCACCAATGGCGAACCCTTGGTGTTGACAAAGATGCGGTCGAGGCGCTAATTGAAGCCCGAGGAGTGGCTAGATCTCAGAAGGATTATGCTGAGGCTGATAGGATCCGTCAGCAATTACTCAATATGGGGATCACGCTCGCCGATGGCGTTCACGGCACCGAATGGAGGAGGGCCTAATGGTCCATGATTTTATCACGTTCGGCGGTGTCCTGTTCTGGATCATCGTCAGCATCATCACCCTGGCTATTGCGGCCGAGATTAACAGTGAGAAGGTCGGCACAGCCGTAGTCACCCTAGTGGGAACTTTCGCGGCTATTATCGCATTTACTGATGTGAATACATCGGTGTGGCCCTCACTGGCAGCTCACCCCATGTATATCATTTATGGCTTCCTGTGCTATCTAGCCCTGGCTGTGATCTGGGCTACTATCAAATGGCGCGTCTTTTACCTTCCAAAGATCTTCGACGCCTATGATGAGTATCGCCGTTCATGGCTAGCTCAGAAGGGCCTCAAGGATATGCCAGCCGATCAGCAGACCCGAGATGCCTTTAGTAGCGCGGCTCGTAGCGCTGGAGTTGATGTTAGTTATACCCGCATGGTGCGTAACAACAAGGCTCGCATCACTACCTGGATGGTCTTCTGGTTCTTCTCGCTCATTGAGACGTTCCTGGGCGACTTCCTACAGCGAGTGTTTGCTTCACTCTATAAGGCAGTGGCGGGGCTGTTCCAGCGTATGTCGGATGGCATGGCCAGCAAATACAGTGAGCTCAATTGAGCTCACTAAGTCCTTGTAGCTCAGCTGGTAGAGCAGCAGACTCTAAATCTGCGGGTCCCGGGTTCGAACCCCGGCAGGGACGCCAACTTACGAGGTGCGGTATGGGTATCATTGACGATTCTGGTTCTACCAGTCAGGATATTGAGCTCAAGACGTATGATGATCACCTGCTTGATGAGCTCGAGCAGAGGATCAAAGCTGAACGAGCACGTCGTCATGAAGAGCGTCAGGTTACCTTTCCACTTGAATGGGAAGGATTCAGGCTCGGGACTAGCAAATCTGATAATGATCATGAGGCCATTGAGCTAAATCTCCCCGAGAAGTGCGCCAACTATTTTCGCTATGCTGGCTTGGAAGTCTTCTTCCGTGTCATTATCAGTGAAGATGGAACCGTAATGGCTAGTCACATCAACGAACCCCACACTGGTAACTGGATCGCTCTCGAGCGTCCTATCAGAATGAATTGCGCCTGATATGCTGAACCCCTTTGAAATCAATGGCCTGGTCTTCTGGAGTGAGGATGAGATTCGCCTTCGCGAAACCTTCCGTGATTACTTCGCCCGAACCCTTCAGGCGCACCTGCTGGCCCTCAATCCACAGTGGAAGTTCTTCTTCGTTGAAGCACCACTACTCACCCCGCGTGACCTCCTCAATGTCAATTACACGGCTGATGACATTTGGTTCCAAGCGGAGAAGATGGGCGATAGTGGAAGGCAACTAGCTCTCAGACCTGAAACCACCCCTGGTAGCTATGCCTACGCACAGTATCTGCTCAATAATCATACAGGCGTTCAACCGCCTTTCGTGGTCTGGCAAGCTGGTAAGAGCTTCCGCAGAGAGATCATTCAGCCTACCAAGCACATGCGACTTAAGGAGTTCTATCAGCAGGAGTTCCAAGCCATCTATACCGCCGATACTGGCTTGGATTACCAGGAAGCCATGCTGGAACCGATTCGCAAGATGATTGCGAGCATGATCCATCTTCCTACCCGACTGGTTGAATCGGATCGTTTGCCGACCTACTCACTTCGCACTATGGATGTGGAGGTTTGGAACGGCGACAAGTGGATGGAAGTCTGCTCAATCAGTAAGCGAACGGATTTCCCGGAGAAGCTGACCTTCCAGGCGAAGAAGGGCATCGTGGAGAAAGATGCGCTTGTGTTGGAAGTGGCGATTGGCCTGGATCGCTGCGTTTACAACTGGCAGCAGGCTCAGCGCGATGATATCGAGAGAACGCCTCCTGCTCTAGATCCTCCTGAATCAACTGAAGAGTGGTTCGAGGATGCCAAGTTGGTGACACCTACCTCTTGACATTCAGGTGAAAGGCTGTAGACGCGGATTATGAAGTTCGTAGTCTACAGCCGCGCCACAATGATGGCCGCCGCACCGCCTGACAAGTATTGGGCGATGATCAGCATCTGTGAGAAGGGTGACTTCCCAGAGGTGTATGAAAACGAGTTCATGGTTGGCAGGTTAAACCTCCAGTTCCACGATATCGATGCTTACCAGAATGGTGAGCCCGAGGAAGAGGATCGTATCCTCTTTGACGAGAACCATGCCAAGCGAATCTTGGATTTCGTGATTGCTCATCGTGAGATGGGTGTGAGCGTCATCTACATTCACTGTCTCATGGGTCGGTGTCGTAGTGCTGGAGTGGCTGCGGCTCTTGATAAGGCCCTTAACGGGGACGATAGAAAGTATTTCGGGCGTGGGCCTTATCAACCCAACATGCGCGTCTATCGTGGAGTTCTCGAGGAATGTCATGAGCGTGGTCTGATCTAATGACCACGCTCATGCGTTCTAAGGATCAACTCCCCTGCCGTAGAATCTACCGACCAGATCCCAACGTAATGTCCGATATACCTCGGTCTTCTGATCCCTATGTGAGCAAGGCATGGAATCGCGCTATTGCTCTTCCACATAGGGTCTATGGCCCTTGGTTTGTTGTGGATAAACCCAGCAACATCTATAACCGCATTGACATCGTGGAGACCCTTGTAGAGCAAGCAAGGGGTCATTGGTATTACTGCCTTCAAATCGATCAGACGCCGGAGGAGCATAAGCTCAAAGTCTATCGGTTCAGATATCACGTTTGCTTTCAAGAGCTCAATGATGCGTTGATCTTCAAATTGGGTTCTAATTTGACTTCGACGATGCCTTCGTAGTAAATACACAATATGAAGAAGGTCCTTACCCACCACTAGGCCCCTCGGGCGCCGCCACTCGCTGCCAAAGCGTATTCAATGTTTTGGTTCTAAGTGAGTGAGTTCAAATGCCCTATTACCCTACCCCAAATGATAATCATGTCGATATCTGGTTCGACGTTCTATCTGAGCCTGAAGCCGATGGTGCTCTGGGTGAGCCCAAACTCAACAGCCTCTATGAAGAAGATGAATTCCCCGATCTTGACTTCGCTGATAGTGTGAATTCCAAATACCCTGGCTGGTTCCTTGTGCGGATAACCGGCTTTATCGCAGCTACTTTCTCTGAAATGAAACCATGGCTTGATGAGAACGTCAAGTTCGGTGACTTTAAGAAGGTTGGTTGGGATAGTGGTTGTTCATCCAGCGTTGGTGTTATATTCGAGTCACCGAAGGATGCTATGATGTTTAAGTTGAGGTGGCGATGACTTATTGGACCTGGAGTGGCCATAAGGGCGATCTCCCCACCCTTCATGTTTTCGAATATGGTCTGATCAACCTCTGGGAGGATGGTCTAACTGTCGAGAAACATTGGATGGATGCTGATCCACCACATCTCAAACCCGAGGTTCTTGCCGATCTCAAGGAATGGGGTGGCGAATGGATTCCAGAAGGCCTTCAAATCCAATTCCCCAACGGAAATGAAGCAGGGGCTATGATGTGGAAGCTCAAATATACGAGCAAGAGTGGATGTACCAGTCCATCACCGGATGATGAAATCGATGTTGATGGTGTGATTATCCTAAAAGGCGAAGGGCTAGGTCTAAAATAACGCTTGACACATCCAGAATGTGCCATATGTTGAAGAGGTCCAATGTTGGACGTGATTAAAGGAGAAGGTTAATGCTTATCAATTCGTTCCTGTAGGAAGCCGCTACCCGCTACGAGGCGGATAACGACTATGAGGCTTTCGAAGCTGCCTCAAACAAGCTTCGCATCTACAGCATCATTCGCGGCGATCTGGAGATGACTCCAGGCAAGATGGCAAGCCAGGCTTGTCACGCGGCCAAGAATTGTGTGCTCCTCGCGAGCCGTCGCGATCCCGAACTCCTGCGTGTCTACCAGGGTCCGGACTTCATCGGCACCCAGATCATCCTCAAAGCCAAGAACGAAGCCGCTATCCAGCGCGCTTACGAGGAAGCCAAGGCGGCTGGTCTGATCACCTCGCTCATCATTGACAAGACTCATGTTATTCCGGGAACCGCGTTCGATGGCAACCCCATCGTGACGGCGCTTGGTATTGGGCCCTGTACGAAGGAGCAGGCTCACGCCATCACCAAGCGTTTCTCGGTGGTCGGCTGATGAAACCGGAATTTCAAACAGCCATGAAGGAAGCCACTCAGGCTTACCTAGGCGTGTGGCGCAAGCATAACGTCAACTTTGCCGCTCCTGTTACCCAAATGAAGGATCGGCTTTGGAGCGAAATGCTTCGCGCGGCATGGCCCGATTATACCACTGTCGATACCAAAGGAGGAAGTTACTCCGAAATGCGAAAGTGGTGTGATGGGCAATCCTCATCCTATTGGGTGAACGGTGGTGGTAACCGCTGGTATTTCGAACGCCGTGATATTGCGGCATTGTTCAAACTGACTTTTGGAGGAGTTCAAAATGACTAATTTCACTTTTTCGGATCGCGAAACCTGGCTTGCTTATCGTGCGGATTGGAAGGCGCGTTACAAAGCACAGAGCGAGAAGATTCGCGCACTCAAGCGCAAGATGGCATCCATGAAGGGTCAGGATACCTCTTCGGAGCAATCTAGCCTATATGTGCTTCGTCGCACAGCCAACGATATGATGGTGGAACTCATGGAGGCCAAGGAGTTCAAGAATGCTCAGCTGGCTGAGCGCCAGCAGGCCGCAGCATAAGGAGGTTCCAATGAGCGTTCACGGTATTCAGCCCAAATTCACCGATTATCAGGGCTACCAAGCGTGGCGTTCCGATTGGCGTGAGCTTTATGCTCACGCTGGTTCGGAGGTTCGCAAGAGTAAACATCAGATCAAAGCCCTTCAGAGAGAATTGGCTGCGGTTCAGACTAGCCTTATTCTAGACCGATCCAACGAGGAGAAGCTAGCCATTCTTGAGAACCTAAAGGCTCAACTATCCAAGATGGGTAAAGAGCATGGTTTCAAACGGGCCATCGCGCGCAAGCTCATGACGGCGTTGGATACCGCCAAGATCCGCTGGCAGCAGATTAAGGATATGAAACGCGGCATCCAGGAACAGGCCAAGGAGTTTCCCCTCGAAGTTGAATCCAAGAATATCGACTTCCACTTCAACAAGAAGTCGATTGAGTTTGACTTCGTTCCGGCCTGGGTGGTCAAGGCACGAGGGAAGACCTATTATGTGAGTCATATGGAATGTCTCGCGGGTTTCACCACCCGTGAGACCCCTGAGCACCCCAGCACTAAGGGTTCATTGAGAGTGAAGCGGGGCACCCTCAATATTGATGCTCAGGGCCATGCTAGCATCATTTGATGTATTGCTCACAACGGGTTTCAAGATGGTCGAGGAAGTCTTCGGGCTCCTCGACCCACCCGGCTGTTTTAACCGCATCCAGTTCAGCTTGCCATTGGATCTCTTTAACCAGAGCTATGTGATCCACAACTGGTAGATCCTTAGCCTTCGCAATATGCGAAGTTAAGAGACGATCCAGATGATCCTTACGAGCAGCCAATTCATCACTTTGCTTGAGCAAGTCGATTCGTTCGGAGAAGCTCTCGGCAAACCGGCTCTTATAATGGGGTAATGAACTAGCTATATCGTAACCAGTTCGGCAAAACGTCAGATCTGCCAATTTGGTTTTGAATGCTATGACTGAATCAACACGCTTTTGTTGCGTATGTGTGTAGGAGATAGTTGTAAATAGAGCTACAGCGCCAGCAGCGATGCCGGCAAATAAAAGAGCACGGCGCATAGGGGACCTCACCTAGTATGCCCCATTATGCGGTTAGATTGACTCTGGAGTCAATTACCAAGTAGACTGAGATATGAAAAAGATTCCCCTTCACTGCCTGGTTATTATGGTTGGACCTGCCAATGGTGGTAAAACCACCCTAGCAAACCAGAAGTTCCAACCATATGAAATCCTAAATGCTGAAGCTATCCGTTCTGACCTGGTTGGTGATTATCAGCGAATGGATATCAACGATAGTGTATTCAGGGAAATTCACCGACGAGCGATCCTGAAACTGGAAATGGGTGAGCGAGTAGTCATTGACGCCACCAATCTCAGGAAGAAAGACCGAATCAGCCTATCCGAGATAGGTTTAAAGGTTGGCGTGCCAATCTACTACATCATTTGTAACCGCCCGTTGGATGAAAAGCTCAAACTGGCAAAGCATTCCTGGAGAGCTAGTCCAGCTAACATCATTGGCAAACATGACCATGTGTTTCGTTCAAATGAACGTGATATCCTGAGAGGTGATGGTTTCGCTAACGTCATTGAGGCTGGGAAGGAAGACTTTCAGATCGTCGAGAAATTACCCAAGGGTGATATCAAGGAAGCCATTATGGAACGAGGATATCGTGGCCTTATGGTGGCTGGTGATATTCACGGCATGGTTGAGCCGCTCAAGAATGCCATTGAATGGGCTATAGCCAGGAACCTATTCTGTGTCTTCCTAGGTGATATCGTGGATTATGGTCCAAACCCCATCGAATGTGTGAACCTGGTTTATGACCAAGTCGTGCGAGGTCGTGGCATTATCATTATGGGTAATCATGAACGCAAGATTGAACGTTGGTTGGATCAGACCCGGCATGGTGATGTGAGGCTCAGGCTCAGTGAGGGAAACAAGGTAACCACACGTATCATCGAATCTATGCCCTTCGATCAAAGGCGGAAGTTTGAAGTGCGTTGGCATGCCTTAATGGGATTGGCTCGGCATCACTGGCTAGTGGGAAATACATTGTTTACCCATGGTGCTGCTGAACCTGAGATGTTTGATATTGATTCAGCTCGCCTAATTGGTAGATTCGAAACTATGGCACTCTTTGGTGAAGTCGATAACAACGCACCACAACGAGCTGATGGTTATCCAAATCGTGTCTATGAATGGGTGAACCGTATTCCTAATGGTAAACGAGTCATGGTTGGTCATGATATTCGCAGCACCATAAAGCCACTTGTGGTGAAAGGAAGTCTAGGCGGCGAAGCCTATTTCATGGATACTGGTTCGGGTAAAGGTGGGCGGCTCACTAGCGCGGATGTGATCTTCCAGGGTGATGATCTCGCGGTAAAAGCGTTTAAATATCATTGAGTTACGTGAAAATCACAAAATCCAAATAGATTGGTTGACGGATCAGTTGTCTGGCCAGTATAAGTAAAGACGTAGGGGTTACTAAATATCGCGAGAACGATTGGTGACCCATGTCTGATACCTTAATCCTAAACGCAGATGGCTTGCCCTTGAGCGTAGTGCCTTTGAGCACTCTCAACTGGCAGGCTGCTATCAAGCTTCAGTTCCTTGAGAACGCGGAAGTCCTGGCATTCTATGATGACTGGGAGGTCCACAGCCCCAGCACCACTATCAAGGTGCCTGCGGTTCTGTTGCTCCGTGAGTATGTCAAGGTTGCTCGTGGTGTGAAGTTCAGCAGGAACAACGTCTTGCTTCGTGACGACTACAAGTGTCAGTATTGTGGTCTGGATGCTAAGCACGACAGGAGCCTCCTGACTCTAGACCACGTTGTGCCTCGATTCCACGGCGGTAAGACCCGTTGGGAGAACGTCGTTGCGGCTTGTGGCAAGTGTAACCTCGAGAAGGCTCACTTCATGACGATGAAGCCCAAGTGTGGCACTCCGAAGCGGCCTGACTACTACCAGTTGGTAGCCAAGTCGCAGCAGATGCCCATTGAGGTTCCTCATGAGTCTTGGGCTCAGTTCACTGGTTGGAATCCTGACCTTGTGACTATCAAGCCCAAGCGCAGGAAGCGTCCTACCAGCTTCTAAGGGTTCTAGCGGCACTTAACTAAATATGGTTGGGTGCCGCTAGAATATTGAAGTTCTGGTGAGCCTCCAGTATTCTTCATAGATCGGCAAATTGACCATCTATGGAGATTACCATGTCAGAAGTAACCGCCCCACAGGAGGCTCCGCAGATCACTGTTATTGATCTACAGAATATCCTACAGGTGATTGACGTCGCAGCCAGCCGCGGAGCATTCCGTGGTAATGAACTCACGAGCGTCGGAAGCGTTCGTGATAAGTTGGCAGCATTCCTCGAATCAGTCGCTCCTAAGGAAGAAGCAACCGAAGAGCCAGCTGAAGAACCAGCGGCCGCTTAATCCATCTTTGGATAACTGGTTGATCTGACTAACCAAACAAGGAGAACTCATACTTATGAGCACATTCAAGAAGCATGTTGGGCGTATTAAGAATACTGATCGCCGTTGCGTTGTGATCTACATGCAGATTCCAGGTAATGAGGATAACGCGCTCATTGTCGATACTGATGCCCTACCAGACCGTTTTCATGATGCCCTAATGGATATCATTGATTCAACTGAAGGTCAGCAGACAGCGCATCTTCATACCTTGCTGTCACGGCGTATGCTTCCAGATTTGGGTCTGGATATGATGAACGCTCTCCACACATATGGTTTGCTCCGTTCGGTAGCTATTGACAATGTGGTTATGTATCCAGCGCCAAATGCGCCTTGCCCACTACGTACAATCGTTGATTTCATCAATAACGAGGAGGCTCCAGAGGATCAGAAAGTCAACCTGGATAACCGTATCCTAGAGAACCAGAAAGCAGACCAGGCACAGGGCCAGTTGGATGTCGCGACTAACATTCTGCGACAGGCTGAGGATCTCGAAGCCGAAGCTGCTAAGAAGCGTGAGCAGGCATATCGTCTAGTTCCAAGTCTTCGCCCACAGGTGACTCCTAGTCCTGAAGTAACCGAGGCATCGGAGACTGCTCAGGATTCCTCTACTGTTGAAGTGCCCCTAGAGGCCCCTACGGAGCCCGCACAGGACCAAAGCCTAATGGCGGCACCCTCGACACCCACCGAACCAGAATTGATCATTGATCCAACTCTGCCCGATGATGTCAAAGCTGCTCTCGAAGCTGCTCATATTCAGCTAACTGAAACAGCTCAAGTTATCATCAATGATACCGAGGGTAATCAGGTGGATTCCAGTGATGATGCGGTTCAGGCCTTCCTAGACCGGGTGGCTCATCGTGAGGATCTAGCTGATAAAGAACTTCAAGAGAGCTTGAAGCCCAAGAATCCAGTTGGTCGCCCTCGCAAGGATGGCCTACCAGCTGGAACAAAACCAGAGGCTGCTCCTAAGAAGCGTGGTCGACCACCTAAGGCTAAGAAGTGAAGCTAGAAGACATCCTAGAGCGCATCCACGCAGAACGACAAAGACAGGCAGATCTACCTGGATCTGAATGGGATGCCAGGAATACACCTGGTGAATGGGTAGCCATCGTTAGTCATTATGTCAGTGCCGAAGTTCGCCGCAACGGGTTGGTTCCAGATTCCATGGAATTTCAGGATAACTTGGTCAAAGCCGCGGCCGTAATCCTAGCAGCTTTGGAGAATGTTGAAACCATGAAGGGGCGTGGCGAACTTCAATAATGCGTTTCACTGCTCTGGTGTAATAGAATCCTGGTTAGTGTGTTACTAACCAGGATTTCTTTATGAGCAAATACGGATATGCCAAGGCTAAAAGAGCCAAGCAATACCAAGCCGGTGTCAATGTCTCTTACGGATACGCGCCAGTAGAAGATGACCGAGGGCCCTTCGGACCCGGTGTGGCCCAGGATATCTTTGATTGTCGAGTCTATGACGACTGTGAAACAGCGTATGATGATGGGCATGAGGTTTATCACGAGAACCTACATCCTACGGATCTCTTTGATCCAGAAGAAGGTCTACAGTCTTACCACTTTCAATACCAGCCTCATTTGGAACTAGAGACGCCTCGAGAACTAGAGAGTCGTCTACGTGATTCAATTCGGAAGTTTGAAAGATCATGGGATAAGATGGCAATTTACGCTCTCAAATGGCATTACCTCATGGAAGAACTTGAGGAAGATAGCCAGTTGAAGAAGCAATTCATGGATATCCAGTTGATGAGGAAGCTCAAGGGCAGCGATAGGGTATGACAGATAAACCATGGCGCACCTCTGAATCCATTGAAAGCCAATTAGCCAAAGCTCAAGAGCTCATTGTTCAACTAAATGAAAACTGCCGCGTCTATCGGTTGAAGATTGATGTGCTTGAAAAGCGCGTTGACAAGGCCGAAACCAAAGCAGACCATTTTGACATCATACTTGGGGCGGTTAAGGAAAATGAAGTGGTCAAAAGCGCCTGGGACAAATTCGTAATGACCCTAAGGATGACTGGCTATGACGGCACCAAATGATTGGAAGAAGCTCAATGAAGAGCTCGAGGAAGTCAAACGTGCGGAATATCATCGCGGTTACGAGAAAGCCGTAGAGGACTTCGGTTCAGCCAAGGTGAAGATCGCAGATGATCGGGCCCTTTTGGATCGAAAGATCAATACGTGGAATCACGCAATAAGCAAAGTTAGGGAAGCATGGGCCAAGCATACTGGGCAACCAGCCCAGTGGAAGGATCCAAGCAAGGACAAGTATCGCTACCAGGTGCTTTTTGGTAACAAACAGCTTGTCAAAGATAGTGTCTATCTCAACATGCCAGAGGATATGGAGCAGTTTGTCTATGCTCTCGAAGAGTGCGTGAAGATGGCCAATGACTTCCAGACGCTCCTGGATGCTTTTCAAAAGAATCCAGTTGTGAAAGCACAGTGGGATCGCCTGCTTGTGGCTATGAGGATGACAGAATGAGTGACATTGATGTTGTGGCCTTAGAGCAAGGCTTGGAAGAGAAGTTCCGTATGGAATATGCCAGTGCCTTGACTCAGATTAAGGAAGATAGAATCAAACTGGACCGACAGATGGAACAGTGGAAGTCTATCGTCGAGGTCATCAAGCAGACCCTCATGGATCAAGGTGAATACGCCGAAGGTGAGGATGGCCTTGTTGATGCTGATGCGGTTATGGATGCTTTGATTCATGAACTCCAAGAGCACTTCAAACTTAAGAAGCTTCTTGAGACGATCAATAGCAATGCCCTCCTAAAGAGCCAATGGGACAAGCTAGTAATGAGTATTAGGCTCACAGGTGGTGATCAGAATGACTAAGCCCTATAATTTTGGAGATCTGAATGAGGATTCCGAAATCACGCCTTTTGATAGTTTCAAGGGCGATCACATTGTTGCCACTTCTGAATCGGTATATCAGGATCTACAGAAGAAGGTATTTGAATCCTATCGTGCCAAATACCTTTCAACCAACGTGGTTACTACCTCCACACCAACACTTAGCACAATCTCTAAGACACAACCTTACACCTGGTCGATCAAGATTGATGACTTCTATCCTAGGGTTTACCAGACTAAACCCATGGTCAATAGGTCGGATTATGAAGTAGAAATAGTGATGCCAGATGACTCTATAGAGTGTATCACCCGAGAGGAATTGGTTAAATACATTGGCGAACGCAAGCTCATTCAAGAGAATGAAGTGGTTCGCACCATGTATGACCGCTTTCAAGTGGCGGCCAAACTCGCAGGGAGTGACGACGATGGCGACACAGGAGTTTGAGGATTCAATCGAACGTATCCTAGCTGAGCTGGAACCAGAGCATGTTCCAGCCGAATTCGTCCAAGGTGCTTGTATCACGGATAGTGACGATGAAGTTTACGTCATCAGTCGTGAAGAACTAGAAGAGATCATGCTTGATGAGGCGTCTCTGGAAGACCAGGGAATTAGTGAAATCGGCCTTATCCTGAACCTTCAAGAAGTGAAGGATACGATTCTTCACTTCTCTGAAATCATATTGAAGGATATAGCGCTCTGAGTGTATATTCTGGTTTGAGACTAAACACTCAAACCAGAATAACCATAGGAGTGTAGAATGACCCTTCAAAGCGACGTCATTGAGAATGACCGCTATATTCCAGTCCTAGACCACGGCTTTGTCGGTCTAGTTGACTACATGGGTAGCGATTCCGCTATCGTCAATGCTGCTCGGGTTTCTTACGGTAACGGCACAAAGAGCGTCCGTGAGGATCGAGGGCTTATCCGTTACTTGGTACGCCACAAGCATACCAGCCCCCTAGAAATGGTTGAGGTGAAGCTTCACCTCAAACTCCCCATTTTCGTTATGCGTCAGCTTGTGCGTCACCGCACGTCAAGCCTGAATGAGTATTCGGGTCGCTATTCAGTTCTTACTGATGAGTTCTATGTTCCTAATGTGGAGAACATCAAACCACAAAGCCTAACCAACAAGCAAGGCCGTGGTGGGGATCTAGATCTGGAAGATGCTGCTGAAGCTCACATGATGATTCACCAGGCTACCCAGGATGCCTATAATATCTATACCCAATTGCTTGGTGAGGTGAAGAATGACGAATTCTCGGAAGACTTCCAAGGTATTACTCGCGAGTTAGCTCGCACGGTCATGCCAGTAGCTGGTTATACTGAGCTCTACTGGAAGCAGAATCTCCACAATCTCTTTCACATGTTGAAGCTTCGTGAAGACTCACACGCCCAGTGGGAGATTCAGGAGTTCGCTCGTGCGATCTATAAGCTCATCCAGCCACTCTTCCCCGCTGCCTGTGAGGCATACGAGGATTACATCAGAGATGCCAAGACTCTCTCGGGTATGGAAGTGAACCTGCTTCAGGCTGTGATTGCCCGTTCGGATGAACTTGGAATCACCTTTGCTGAAGCCTTCCAAGGAACTGTAGAGGATTTCGCTTCTGATGCTGAGTTCTTAGATCATTTCCGGTTGAGCAAACGAGAGCTTGTTGAGTTTAAGACGACTTTTGGTTTGTAAGATTAAGAAGATACCCGGAACTTCCGGGTATCTTTTTAACAACCTATAGCCCACCAATAACAACCCAAACAAAGTTCGTCACCACTGTGTTTTGATACGGTGTAATACATATACGTATTCGTCAGCCTAGTAACCGCCACATAATTATCCTGATCACCGGCACCGCCCGCTTTGGCAGATGAAACAATTGGGCTACCACCACCAGCGATAGCCCTAGTGGGGAACGCGATGGGGAACGTACATACGATTGGATTACTCGTTGATGCGACATATCCAGCCTGGTATATAATGGTATGACCATCTGATGCGGGCAATTCAAAATATACGTTTGTGCCAGAGCTCGCCACTAATCCTTGTAAATTAGCTAGACCAGGTGGGCCTTGGATACCCTGGGGACCTTGGGGACCAGCGGGTCCTTGAGGTCCTGCTGGACCCTGAGGGCCAGTAGCACCAGTATCACCCTTGGGACCCTGAGCACCAGTGCTACCACTTGTGGGATCTGGCCCATTGAAGGCAATCTCACCAGTAGTTGGATCGATACTGATGTATCGACCTTCCTTAAGAGCAGCAATAGCCCTGGTATTGCTGAAATATAACTGATCACCTTCGCCAATCTGAGTAGTAGTTAGAGGAACATCCTGTGTTCCATCGAATGCCAATCCACCGTTCCTTGAACCAAACTTATGAGCTGTTTTCAACTTATCGGCGGTATCGGCCTCAGTAGCATGATCAGCATTAGCAACACTTCCAACTGCTGGCAAACTACTTGATGGAATCTTACCATCAGAACCTCGAACTACCAGAGTTCCAGGGGTTGGATCGACAGTAGGCGCGATTGGATTGCCATTATAGTAGATTAGAGCCTGGTTGTTAGCTATATCCAAGGAAAACAAAGGCATCCAAGCAGATCCAGTGTAGGATTTCAAAACTGGATCTGAACCTGAAGTATCCATCCAAAGCTGACTTGCCAAAGGTGTTTCAGGAGGTGTAGGAGCGGAAAAGTTCTCGGCGAGCCTTACAAAATTCTGTGCTGTTAGCTCACCATAATTGACGTAACCATAACCAGCCAATTTGAGTCCAGCAAGAATCTCTGTCTCGAAGTCGTTAATGATTGTCGCAATATCCCCATTGCTTTTATTAACGGTATAAGGCATTCTTACACCTCTCCTGGAGTAGCTGGCCAAACAACCAGACTTGGTTTTGCGAATGTAGAGGGTATATCACGAAGGGTTTTACGATATGCTCGCCATTCCTCCTTCGCATCATCGGATAACGCATTATCTGATGTTTGAGTCCAATCACTCTTAGTGAGTAGTTCGTCTCGTTTGTCGCGAATGTCGTTCCAGGTTTTTTCTGGAACCACAGGATCGGTTAATCCTAATTCAGCTACACCTAACAAGGTGATAACCTTACCTGCCGCTTGGCCGGCGAGCAGGTCTTCATGTAGTTTCTCAGAAATCGGAAATACATCATCAGGCATCGTTGAATGTACAGAATCAACGTAAAAACCACATGTGCTTGGGCTGTAAAAATACTGCATCTTAGAATCCTATTGCTATCCAGTTCAAATTACCGGTATTATCGGCAGCATTGTACGCATAACCATGAGTTGTTGTGACATTTGGATCGTAGGTCGCTGGCCAGTTATCCTGAGCATTATGACTTGCTCCGACAGGGACGCCAGAAACCACAAATGCCGGTTTGGTTGTGAATGAAACTGGGAAGGTGATACTTGTGTAGGCGTTAGCGCCAAAGAATTGAACTCCCCAACAAATGATGAAACCATTCGAGAACTTGACCCATTTAGAACCTTGGCTTGTAATACCACCACTGGCTGAGGCCGCGGCTGCCAAGATATCAGCATAATGATGACCATCAAGCAGATCGGCATCCAAACCAGAACCCGATCCATCCACAGTTTTGATCTTAGTCAACACATCTGCTGCCGTATAAGCTGATGTATTCAACTTGGCTCCAATGGCTGATGCCAAGCCTGCCGAGTCATTGTAATATGGAACTAAGCTGGCATTCGCACCACCAGCACCTGTGACATCCGATAAAACCAGTGTGACGTCACCAGTTCTATTATTGAAATGGGTAACAGCGGCACTAGATGGTGGAGGATCGTAAGAGATAACACCAGTGCTCGCGTTATAGGAGATGGCCCCAGTTGCGCTAATCGCTGAACGCGCCCTAGCTGTTGTGAAATACTGGTTGGTTCCTTCACCAATCTGGGTAGTAGTCAGAGGAACATCCTGCGTACCATTAAAGGGTAGGCCATTAACAGAGCCAAATGTGTGAGTGGTCGTTAAACTATTGGCCTTATCAACGCTATTCGTGGAGGGGAAGTCGATATTCGATGAATCGATCTTACCACTTGAATTGCGGATGACTACCTGACCAGCTTGTGCTGAACTACCACCACTTACTACAGGAGCCGCTCCTCTAAGGGTCCAAGCATCAAGTAGAACGTTACCTGAGGCGTCAATGTCAAAAAGGGTCTTCCATCTCTGATCAATAGTAGAAGCGGTTGTGCTAACGCATATCCGAAGTTGTTTGTTACCACCAGTGCTGGTAGGAAGTTGTAGCCAGAATTGACCTAGTAGTGGGTTGGTAGGTTCTGCGGTATCAGCGTTATTTTCAAGAGCCGTAACAAAGTTCTGAGCCATTTCATCGCTATAATTGGTATAGCCATAGCCAAGCAATTGAAGACCACCAATAACCTGCTTGGCGTAGTCTTCAATAATACTGATTGTTCCATCGGCTTTAGTAACTTTGAATGCCATATATCCTCCGAGAACCCCGATATTTAGTGCTTGGTAAACTACACACTTATGCCATCTGAATTCTGAGGGTGTAGACTACTTCAATGAGGCGATTCAGTGATTTTTGGATTGGGTTGAAGATCACATGAGTCAACAACATACCTTCACTAGTCTTCAGACCTAGTTCATCGAAGACGAAGGTATCATCACTATTAGTGCTTGTATCGAAGGCTTGCTGACCCGAGGGTTCATTGTAATCTAGGGTACAGGTCGTCACAATATCCGTGTAGGGTGTACCCAGTAGGTGCTTCACTTCAAAGAAGTTTGTAGTCGTGATGTTGGTGGCTATGACCTTCTCATACGTTGGATCATAGAGATCAGCCTTTGGATCAGTAGTATTGGTGGGGAAGTAGGTAATAGCACCTGTGCCACTTACCGCACTACCACCATTACCAAACGCCATAGAGTAAATGAACCCCTGGGCCTGGTTGACCAGACTATAACCAATAGCAAGGCTCATATTCTCGTAATGAATGGCATTTCGCTTATCCAAGAGCACCTGACCTGATTCCGGATCTCGGATCAAGACATGACCAGTCATCTTAGGTAGGATCTTATCCTTGAAATCTTCGCTCATGGCACCTCTACTCCCATTATGTGGGTATTTATTATCGGATATCACGCTGTCTGGATCCATC